AACCAACCAACTGATTTGTCATTAGATAGTGCTACTAATTTACTTCAACTTGTAAATTCAAAGGGTAGTAAATTAGGCAACGGAATAACACTTCCTATATCAAGTGGTGGGGGTACAAGTCAGTATTTACATATAAAATATTCAAGTACAGGAGCGCCACAGTTAGCAGGACAAATATCAGATACACCAAACGCATATATAGGCTTATGTGTAGATACAAATGCAGATTCTCCAACAAATCCAAAAAATTACACTTGGTATAATTGGAAAGGAGACAATGGAGATACTGGTGCAACTCCAAATTTACAAATAGGAACAGTAACTACACTTGAGAGTGGAAGTAATGCAACTGCATCAATTACTGGAACAACTGAAAATCCAGTATTGAATTTAGGTATTCCAAAAGGAGACAAGGGAGATACTGGAGCAAGTGGAACTGGTACTGGTGGAGATACTGAGACATGGGAAAAAGTTATTGAAACAACTTTTGGAGAAGAATGTTATGCTTTTACTGTAACGCAGGATAAAGATGGCAATCCTTTACAGCTAAAAGAAGGTTTTATTTTTTTAACAGTTAGTCAACCTAAAGATACAGGAAGTAGTTTATCATATGGAATGGGTTTTAGTAATTGGGAAAGTAGTTTTAATGGTAAAACCAATATATATAATATAAATTTGATGAAAAATTATGAATTTTATAGAGCAGCTTTTTATTTCAAAGTAATTAATAATTATGTTTTTACTCAATGCTTAGGAAATGTTAGAATTGGTACAACAGCTCCTAAGTATAATGTATTTACTCAACCAAATGTATTTAATGCCAATACGGTTTCTAATTTTAGAGTTTTAACAAATAGTTTAGAATATGTAGATAAAATTACCGTAGGATTAGATATGTCAACAACGGGTTTATTTTCAGCAGATTCTATTATGGAGGTGTGGGCTAAATGTTAGTTAAAAGAGTTATAGATGGAAAAGTTATAGAAACAGAATTGACACAGGAAGAAATAGAAGAATTTGAAAAAATACATCAAGAGCCAACAGAACAACAGCCAACACTTGAGGAAAAAGTTGTAGATTTGCAAGAAGAAAATAAAATGTTAAAAGAGTGTATTTTAGAAATGAGTGAAATAGTATATGGTGGTTAAAAAACTACTATATAGATTATTATTTGGCGAAGGAGGTGAGGACATGATGGCTATGTTATGGGCACAAGAAATAATGTGTGGCAATAAAATTTATAATCAAGTACCTAAACTTTTAAAAGAAAAAGTTAAAACAATACTTATAAATGCTGGTATGGAAGAACTAATAACTGAATAGTTTTTTTATTACAAAAATGACTTAGTTCACAATTTAAAAATATTGCGTATATAAATTTAAAATAAACACATAATATAAACGTACACAAAACCAGCTGTGTATTAACTCTAATTACTATTTGTATAATGTGTGAATAGGAGAAGGTTATTTCTTCTCCTATTTTTGTTTTATAAAAAGATGAATGAAGAGAGAAGATATATTAAAATAATTAATAAAGAAGGGAGATTAAGAAATGAAATTAAGTGATTTAACATTAGATATGATTAGAAGTTCATATGATGTAGAAGTAAATAACGAAATAGAAACTGTTTTAGTTTATAATATATTTGGTGAGAATAGAAATGAATTAAAAGAAAAAATATCTAAAGGACTAGAACAAGGATTAGAAGAAAAAGCATTAATGGAACTTATATATAAAAAAGCGTTTGAATTAGCTACGGATTTAGAATTAGACGAAGATTTAATAGAATCAATAAATAAAGGTAAAAAAGAATTAATGTTTATTGCACAAGATGTAGACGAAATAGTAAGCGAAATTGTTATAGAAGCCATGTTAGAAAAACAAAATCTATTAGCAAATATGACTTCGTTAACTTTAAGCAAAAGAATATTATTAGAAGCTGAAAAATTAGAAATATTAAATAAACAATGTGAAAAATTGGAAGAGGAAATACAAGAAATGAAAAAAGGTGATTAATTTGGTTGTAAATGATATTGAAAGTGCAGTCAATTATATTAAATCCATTGTTTCTACAGCTATGACACCTATGGCAAATAAAATGGTAGAGATAATGCAACGAGAAGTAAATGAACAAATATATGCTGACCATGAACCATCTGTATATGAACGTACAGGACAAATGGGAGAAATAGCACAAATATCAAGTATTGATATGAATTGTGTTGTAGTAGAATTTCAAGATAATGGGGACTGGACAAGTGTATTAACGGGAGAGCATTTCTTTCCTATTATAGGTTGGGAAGCAGGTAAAGTTTGGAGTTTTAAAAGTGATTCTACGGTTGCTTATTATCCTCCAACAACTATTATACCAGATTCACAAGTTAAAATAGCTCAACAAATACCAACTGAATTGAAACGATATTTAATAGAGCAAGGTTTAGATGTTATATAGAAAGGCAGGTGAGATTAATATATGGCAGATTTAACTATTAGATTAAAAACTTCTGTAGACGGAAGTGGAGCAGAACAAGAAATTACAAAACTGAAAGAGAAATTAGAGAAAAAAGAAGTTAATCTAAAATTTGATACTACTAAAATGAAATCTCAAATGGAGGAACTTCAAAAAGTATTAAATAATGCTTTTAAACTTAAAGACGACCAATTAAACAATCTTAAACAGATACAGAATACTTTGAAAGAAATAAATTCTTTAAGTAAAGACGTGCAGAAAAATTTATTTGGCAGTGGTTCTACTAAGACTTCTACTGGTAACAAAGAATTAGATAATACTATAGCTAAATATAAAGTTTTACAAAAACAATCAGAATCACTCCAAAAACAAATGTCTAAAACTATAAATACTCAAGCTTATAACGAATTAGAAAGTAAATTATCAAAAATTAACAGCGAGATGCAATCTACTGCACAAAAAATGGACAATTTAAAAAATAAATCTAATATAGATATAAGTAGAGATTTAATAAGTTCATTTGATAAAATTCAACAAAAGGCTAATAACACCTCTGAACAAATTAATAATATGTTCAAAAATAAAAACTTAACAAGTACACAAATAGAACAACTTCAAGAATTACAAAATAAAATCAATAATGTTAAAGGTGCTGATTTAAGTCAAATATTAAAATCCGACAAGGCATATGAACAAATACATAATTTAAATGCAGAGATTAGTAATGTTTCAGTATCATTAAAAGGATTAAACGGCTCAATTACATTCACTGATAAGGTAAATACATCTGTCGCTAAGTTAGAATCTCTTAAAGCTAAACTTGCTGAATTAGGAACGAGTAAATTTGCTAATACATCTGGAATACAAGAGCTAATAACTCAAATAGAACAATATCAATCGAAACTGCGAAATATAGACCCTAATACAGAAGGTGCTAAAGCTGAATTTGATGGTTTAAAAAATAAAATATCGGAATGTGAAAATAAATATAAACAATTTGAGAGTGAAATTTCTACTAAAAGAGCTAATGTAAAATTTGATGCAGATTTTAATAAAGTATCTCAAGATTTAACAAACTTAACAAGAAGATGTCAAGAATTAGGAGCTTCATCATCTAAGGTAGAAGAATTTAAACAAAGACTACAAACTATAGCTAGTATAAGTAATTTAAAAGATAGAGACGCAGAGTTAAAAGCACTGACTAAAGACGTAAGTACTTTTTCTAGTAGTTTATCTAATATTAACGGAAATGGTATAAATGGAGTTACTAATAGTGCTAGAAGTGCAACTCAAGCAATGAATATACTAGGAAATACAACTAGAAAAACGTCGGGATTTTTCAGTTCTCTATCTTCTATGTTGTCAATGTATTCAATACCGAATATGTTTGCTAGAGTTATTACTCAAGCTATATCTTCAATACCTAAGACTATTGTTGATACTGATACAGCAATTAAAAAATTATTAAAGGTTGCACCAGATACCTTTACAGGAACAGCCAAGCAATTAGATTGGTTAACTCAAAAAGCAAGTGAGGCAGGTCAAGAGGTTGCCAGAAGTAGTATTGATATAATTGATTCCACTGCCGAGGCATTACAATCTGGTTTCCATAATGTTAGCAAAGCTTTACAATATGCTAAAAATGCATCTATGTTTGCTAACGTTATAGATACAAGCCAAGCAGATGCTGATAAATATTTGAAATCAACGTTAGCATCTTATGGTGGTGTTGCAAACTCATTAGATAAAGTTACAATGAAAGTTAAAGGCAATACCAAAGAAACTACTAGAATGATGCAAATGATGGATATGGTCAACTATGCAAACAATAACTATGCCGTTACAGGTAAAGACGTATCTGAAGCAATGATGCGTTCAGCTTCCGTAGCAAAAACATTAGGTGTTAGTATGCAAGAGTTGGTTGCTATTATAATTGCAGGGCAAGAACCATTACAAAATGCAAGTAAATTAGGTAATGGTTTAAAAACAATCATGCAAAATATGGCAGGTTGGAAAACAAGTGCTAAAGACGGTAGCATTTCAATGAATAAAACAGCAATGGCTATAGAAAAAATAACTGGAATTGATATGCACGATTCAAATGGTCAAGTTAGAGATTTCTATGACATCATGGGCGATATAGCAGGAATGTGGGATAAATTAGATAAAAAAAGTAAATCTTCTGTAGCTGAAGCGATTGCAGGAAAAAACCAGTTGAACGTTTTCACAGCAATAATGAGTAACTGGAGTCAAGCAGAAAAATTCTTAAAAGAATACGAAAATGGCGACACTTTCGGAAGTTCAATGAAAGAAAATGCGAGATATATAGACTCTGTGCAAGGGAAACTTACATTATTACAAGAAAAATGGAGAAGTATAATTAATACTGCCGTAAGTGGTAATACAGCAAAACAATTTTTAGATATTGGTATAACTGTATTAGATATAATAGATAAGATTATTAAAAAATTAGACGATGCAGGAGTAGCACTTCCCGTAATAGCAGGTGCAATTTCTGGTCTTTTTCAATCATTAAAATTTAATCGAAGTGGTGGATTTGAAGCATTAATTAATCAAGAAAGAAGATTAAAAGCCGAAGCTTTGAGTACAACTACTGCACTAGAAGGACAAGCCACTGCAACACGACAAGCATCTAGTGCTACAATGATTGGAACTACTAATCCAGGATTCTTTGCAACAATAAGAGAAGGATTTCAAGCTAGTTATCTTGGAAAAACTATAAATGTAATGAGAGGAATAGGCACTTCGTTTAAAGAGGCTCGTCAATCATCTGGGGTATTTGCCTCTGGATTAACAGCAGTTAGAAGTGCTTTAACAGGTGTAGAGGCTAAAGCATTAGGAACAAAAGTAGCTTTAGGAGCTATGAATTTAGCTATGACTGCTGTAAATATGGGTGTAGGTATGCTTATATCGTGGGGGATAGGTAAAGTCATCCAACATTTTACAGACGAGGCTAATAAACTTAATGATGCTTTAGAAGAAAATGCAGAAAATATAACTAATTTGAACAATAAAGTAACTAGCTCAACAAAAGCAAAAACAAATCTTTCAAATATTAGAGACGAATATAAAAAATTATATGATACGGTAGATAAAACTTCTGAACAACAAGAAAGGTTTAAAGAGTTACAGCAACAAATAATTGATATTTGTGGTGAAGATATTGTCTTGGGTTAATAAATAGCCCCTATAATAAGAAATTATTATTAGAAAACATATTGAATTGCTGGAAACCCCTTAGAGCCTTAATGCCACAACGTAATTAGTAATGATAAGCGTGATGGTTTTAAAAAGTTTAAGGATTGGGCAATCAGCAGGTAAGAATTATTTTATTAATTATTTAAAAGAAATAAATAATAAAATAATTAAACTTCAACGACTAGAGCAAATGCTCGTACACTCAAGCGAGTGGAAGTGGTATGTGCCTTTAATAAAGGTAAAGATATAGTCTCAACGTCTATGGAAACATAGAGAAGTTCATAAGAGAACTGATTAGGAAGTAGCGAACCTAATTGAAGATATTGTATGATAAAGATAATAACCCAATTTTATCAATGGGTGGAGATATTGATAAATTAATTGCAAAATATGATAAATTAATCAAGAAACAACAAGAGGCTCTGAATCAAGAATATAAAGACCAACAAAGAAATGCTACAGACAAAATGAATGAAGGACAAGGATTTGCTGGTAAAGATGGAGCTTTCAATAAACAAGCAATTAAGGAATATAATAGACAAATAGAAAACATCAGAAAAAAGAAAAGTGAACTTAATAATACATTTACTCAAACAGGTGATTCAGCATGGTTAGAAGATTATTCAGAAAGACTTGCTAAATTAAGTGATACTTATGCTAGTGCTAAAGAGGCAGTTGTAGATGCTGAAGCAAAAATAAGTGCCGAATCTCAAAAAATAAATAAAAGTATAGTAAACTCTTTGTCTATAGGTGATGGTTTTAGTAAGTTAAAAAGTGACGTTCAATCTGAAATGATAGAAGTTGTAAATGGATTAGATTTTTCTCAATTAACAAGTGGACAACAAAGTTTATTTGAATCAAATATGAAGAAAATGTTTGATTCTGGAACAATAGATAAGTCAATAAGAAAATTGTATGATTTGCAACAAGCATATGCAGACACAAGCGACATTACTGCTTATGAACAAGGAATTGAAAAATTAATCCCTTCTTTAGCTAAATTATGGGGAGTAAATGAAGATGTAGCTAGAAGTATGGTGGAATTACCAGAAAGTGCTAAAATGGCTCAAAATGCTATGGATGCTTATTTACGTTCTTTTGGCAAAAACATAAACATGACAGATAAAGAAACTAAAGATTTAATGGCAACATGGGACGCTTACAATAATTTTCTTCAAGATTTAAGTGGTCTTGATACAGTAGAAAAAGACGGAAAAATGGTTTATAATATCAAAGAAGTTAAAGCTACTTTAGAAGATAGTAATTTACCAGACAAAGTAAAAGACTTGGTTAATCGATTGATGGATGACAATGAATTTTCTTTAGACGATATGGAATTAACAGCTAAATTATCTCAAATTTATGTAGAAGATGATGAAGAAACTAGAAATAATTTAATTCAAGACGTACAAAATCTCGTAGATAAACAATTTGGAAAGGGCAAAATAGACGTAGGTAAATTGTTTGTTACAGGAGAATATGCTGTATCTGATGACGATAAAAAGAAAATAGATGACGCTTTTGCGAGTTTTAAACAATTTGACGGAAAAGATGAAATAGTAAAAACTTTGAGAGCGAATATAGAAAATACTGACCAAGTTGAAAATTATGCCAAATTAATGGATAATTTAAGAGGTAAAGATAAAGACATTGAAACATTCTTTAAAAATAACATTGAAGATTTATCTAAATTAGAATCTTATGAAGACATGATTCAATGGGTATTTGACCATCCAGAAGCAGTAACAAGTTGTCATATAAATGTTTTAGGTGAAGATACAATAAAAACTGCTAAAGCTGAAATAGATAGTCTATTAAATGAAAAAGATGAAAAAGACATAAAAGTAAAAATAGATAAAGCTTTAGCTCAAGGTGACATAGCAACTGTAATGGATTTAATAGGACAATTACCAGCAGAAAAACAAATTGAAGTTGGAGTAGCATTATCTAACGCATTAGATGAACTTGGAACTGTAGATGCTATACAGTTAAAAAATAAAGTTGTAGATGTTACAGTAATGGCTTTTCAAGCATTACAGCAACTTTATGCGTTGCAAGGATTAAAAATTCCAGAGAAATATATTAAAATAATCAGTAATAGTGCCGATGTAGCAAGTAAATTAGCTAGTTTAAAACAACAAATAAAGGAAATACCACGAAGTATATCAATAATGGCTACTTTAACCTATACAGAAAAAGGTAAATCAAAAGTTCCTCATAGTGGAAAGGGAAAATCAGTAATGTGGGGAGATTCTATAGGTGAATTTTCTAATATAGAAGATAATCCTTATTCTGTAGAGCAGTTGAGTGCTACACCAATGGTGACTTCACAACCTGTAGTAACTGCAAATGATGTAAACACAGCAACTCCTACTTCAGATAGTTCTGGTGGAATAAGTGCTTATGCTACAAGAGATTTTAATAGTATAGGTGATATAGAAACAGCTTTAACTCCTATAAGCCTTGAATATCAAAATGTATTAGATATGATTGAATACTCCGTTGAATTATTTAAAGAATTACAATATAGAATTGAAACAGTGACTAAGAAAACTTCATTATTAGATAAACAAATGGAAAAAGCAGTAGGTACTGAAAAAATTAAATACCTTAAACAAAAAAATAAATTATTAGAAGAACAAGCAAAACTTCAAAAGGAATATTATGACGATTTAATTTCTGAAAGAGAAACACTTCAACAAAAACTTCAAAAAGAAGGATTTAAATTTAATGAAGATGGGAATATGACTAACTATGAAGAAAAATTATTAGCTATGCAAAAAGAATATAAACGACTTCAAGATGTAGCTGATAAATCTTCTAAAAGTAGCTCTTCTAGTGGTTCTTCAAATAATACAGCAAGTGATAAAGCTAGCAAATATAAAGAAGAATTGGACAACCTTACAAATTTAGCTAATAAATATTATGATATACAACAAAGTGATATATTTAGTTGTGAAGAACAATGGCAAGAAATGAAAAATACAATTAAAGAAAATAATGACGAAATTGAAAAACTAACTAGAGAAGATAAATTGTATAAATTTAGCAACGCCATAACTCAATTAAAAAATCAATTCGATATACTAGGAAATAAAATTGATATAATAGATGTTAAACTAGAAAATTCAAATGGAGTAGATACAATTAAATTAACAGAAGAAAAATTAAAACTTATGAATGAACAACTATCTAAACAAATGGATTTAATGACTAATATGAAAAATAAGATTCCTACATATCAAGAAAGTTTATCTAAATATGGTTTCACATTTGATGTAGAAGGAAATGTAAGTAATATAGACGAAGTATTAAACAGTTTTCAAAACAGTGAAGATTTGGAAAAAGTTAATGATTTATTAGAAGAATATACTTCTTTAATAAATGACGATTTAGCCGACGCAGAAAAAAATTATGCTGATTTACAAAAAGACATAGTAGATTTGCAAAAAGATAAACTTAACAAAGTGAAAGATATAGAAGATAAAATCACAGATGTAATAAAAGATGAAATAGATAAACGTAAAGACGCTATAGAAAAACAATACGACAAAGAAAAAGAATTAATAGAAAAAAGAAGAGATGATTATAAAAAACAACGTGATGAAGATGACTATGCAAAAAATTTAAAAGAACAACAAGACGAAATTGACACTATTAATAAAAAAATAGAATTAGCAAAACGTGACGATTCTATGAGTGGTAAATCTAAGTTGAAAGAATTATTAGATGATTTAAAAGAGGCTCAAGATAAATTAGATGAAACAGTTCAAAATAAGGTTGATGAAGATATAGATAATATGTTCCAAGAACAATTAGATGCTTTAGATAAAAAAAAAGAAGATATGACACAAAATATAGACGACACTTATACTCAACAAAAGATAGCACAAATGGTTCAAGATGCAATGATGACTAATACTTTTACCGATTTAAATGGTAATATTACCAATCTACAAGATAAATTGATTGACTTCGCAGAAACAAGTGGAGACGCAGTAGGAATATTAGGTGATTCAATTAAAACGGAATTGTGTGATAATCTTGAGGTAGCTTTGGATTATTTAAAAGATTATAAAGATATATTTAAAGAACTTGGATTTAAACAACTAGGAAATGTAAACTATAAAGAAGGTATGAATAAAGATACAACTTCTAAAACATTAAATGTGGGTGATATCAATATTAATGTTGAAGGAAGTGTTGATGAAAATGTTCTTGATGACATGCAAGAAATGATTAATAAAACTTTAAAAGATATTGTTAATAAATCATTATAGAGGGTTAATATATTAACCCTCTTTTATAAGGAGGGTGATGTAATTGTTTAAAAGTCAATATTTTATTTGGAAAGGAAAACAATCTAAAGATAAATTTTTAAGTATATTAACCACTGATAATGATGTTCTAAATGATTTTGGAGTTCCATATAATAAAACATTAGAAAAAGAAGATAATTTAGATTTATATAATGAAAAAGAAGAAGAACCCGAAGATATAACGTTACAATTATATTTAGAAAAAGACGGAATGCCTTTAATATGGACTGGGGAAAATTTTAGAGAAATTAAAAAATGGTTAATAAGTGATGATTTTGAAGAATTTATTTCTTATGACAATTTAGATTATGTGTATTATTTAAAATGTACGAAAATACAAAAAAAATTTACATACGGTGAGCCTAAAGGTTGCATAGAAGTTACATTTAAACCTTTAAGTCAATATGCATATAAAAAAGTAATTATAGAAAAAGAAGTAAAAGGTAAAGAATTAATAGACATACATAATAGTGGAGATTTAAATTATGAACCTATAATTGCAATTGAAAGCAATTGTAAAAGAAATCAAAAGGTAAAAGTAAACGATTTTGTAATAAATAATTTACTTGAAGAGGAAACTATTAAAATAGACAACAAAATGTGTTTAGTTAAATCCAATAAACGATATTATCCTATATCAGATTGTAATAGAAAATGGATTACTTTAAAACAAGGAGATAATCAATTAATCATTGAAGGAGAATGTAATATAATTATTTATTGTAGTTTCCCAGAGGTAATATAGGTGATGGATATGAATGATGTAATTATTAAGGAATTAAAACCAATACAAAAGATTGTATTGACGAAATTAAATGGTGATATTATTGCAGAAATACCTATATTTTATTTAACAGAAGAAAGTAGAAATATTGACGAGGTAGATACGATAACTTTTACAATACCTTTGAGATATAGAGACAATTTCTCAAAGAAAATGGTAAATTATTATGTATATGATGAAGTTATAGCAGAAAGATTAATATGTGTTGATGGTGAATATTTTGTAATTAAAGAAATAAATGAAAATCAATCGAATCACACAAAAGAAATTACTGCTTATGGATTAGAAAAAAAATTAGAAAAAAACACAATAGCTTTATCAGATTGTGGACTTATGTTAAAAGATAAAGATGAAGATACATATACTTATTCTTTTGACGAATATTTATATCAACAAACAGGTTGGAGATTAGGTCATATAGACGATTCAGTTAGATATATGGATAATGGAGAACCTAAACTTCGTATGCAAGAGGAAACAAATACTTCTTTTTATTCATTTATAACCGAAACCATTGCAGAACAGTTTTGTTGTGTTCCTATATTTGATAGAAAAAATAAATTAATAAATCTATATGATATTGACGGATTTGGAAATGATTTAAAATTAGTTTTAAATAAAGATAATTACTTAAAATCGTTGGAAAAAACTTTTAATTCTTCTGATATTGTAACTAGATTAATCCTTGAAGGAAATGAAGAAGAGTGTATAGTAGAGGAGGCAAACCCAACAGGATTAAATTATATTGAAAATTATTCATATTTTATAGAAAACGAAGATATGAGCAAAGAATTAATTAGGGCTTTAAAATTATTTGAAGAATTAACTCCTAAAAGAATGGAAAAATGGAAAGAATATGTAAGTTTAAAAGCACAAAAAAATTCAGAATTGTCTACATTGGATTCATCAGAAAATATACTTATGACTAAATGTAATCAATTACAAAATATAATAGACGGTTATACAGATATGGAAACTGAAGAAGAATATTATTTATTAGATGATATAAAAAGTGAATTAGATGTATCTAATTTAGAATTACAATCTGTTTCAAGTCAAATATATAAAATAGAAAGAGAATTAAAAGAATTAGATATTAAAATTAATAGATTAAACAAATTATGTAGAAGAGAAACTTCAGAAGATGACGCAGGTAATTTATTATTCAATGAAAATTTATTAAGTGAATTAAAAGATTATATTTATTATGATACATATTCAGATGATAGCTTTGTAGATGCTAATGAATTAATAAAAACAGGAAAACACATTTTAGAATCTAAATGCAAACCTACAGTAGAATTCTCGATAGATTCAGTAAATTTTGTAAATAGATTGTTAGGTGACAAAACTAGATTAAGTCCAGAAATTCAATTAGGTTTAGGAGACGTTATATCTACTTACGATAAAGAAAGAGATAAAGAAGAATTAGTTTTCTTTACAGGTTGGGCTATGAATTACGAAGATAATAAATTAAGTTTAACCTTCTCAAATAAAAAAACTAATAAAGAAGATACTAGAGTAATTGCTGATTTATTAAAAAAATCAAAAGAAACAAAAAAAATTGTATCAGTTAATAAATGGTTATGGAATAAACAAAAATACAATAAAGTTAATAGTACATTAATGACTGGTATGGATTTAGACTTAGATTTTTCCCCTAATAAAGCTTACGTTGACAGTGTTTCAAGTGTGGATTTAAGTCAGCATACTTTAAATATAAATTTAAATGAAGAATATATTTTAAAGGCGACAATACTACCAGATACAGCTAAAAATAAAAATGTAATATGGATTAGTAGTGACGAAAACATTGCAAGTGTAAGTGATGGGGTAATAGTAGGAAATGGATATGGAGCTTGTATAATAACCGTAATAACAGAAGATGGTAATAAAACAGATACTTGCAAAGTAGTTGTAGAAGTTGATATGGGAGATAGTAGTAATGTTAATGTTACAGGTATCAGATTAAACACAAATTCATTAGAAATAGATAGACGTGAATCAATTTATTTATTACCCACAGTAATTCCTACTAATGCAAATCAATCAATAACATATATTAGTTCCGATGGTAATATAGCTAAAGTATCAAATGAAGGATTAATAACAGGTGTGGGTCAAGGAAAATGTACTATAACAGCTATATCGAATAAGAATACCAAAATAAAAGCATCTTGCACAGTTACGGTTAGTAATAAAGAAGCAGAAATAAATATAGAAGATTTAGATGAAGTATTAATTATAGGAACAAAAAGAATTCAAAATTTACAAGAATATAATTTAAATCCAAAAATGACGTATTTTGGAAATATTGTAGAAGATTTTGATATTACAACTTATCCATCAGACCCAAAAGCTATTGTTATTATGTTAGGATTAAACAATGAGTCCCTATGTGACATAAGCAAAATAAAGACATTGTTAAATTCTATAAAAACTAAATACACAGGAAAATACATATTTGTAGCAAATGAATTACCTGTCGGTATAAATTACGCAACAACAGACTACACTTATGAACAATTAAATAGTCAAATTAAAAATTATAATAATACATTACAAAAAATCGCAAACGAATTAGGATTAAAATCTATAACAGTTCAAGGTGGAATGGTTGAAAGTGATATATTAGCTTCACATTATACTTATAATGGATTAGACTTAAATGTAGTAGGATGTAAAATGTTGTTAAATAATATTAAATATCAAATCAAAAATAATGTAAGTTCTTTTATTCCTCCAGATGATGAAGATAGTGGTATAAATGGAATAAATATCATAAGACAAAAAATTATGGAAAAAGCTGAAGAAATAGTTAGAATGTGTGTTAACCATCAAGCAAATTACAGTCAAAGATATAGAACAATAAGTTATAAAGCTCCAAATACTATTAAATCGAGAACTGAATATGTAGGTAATCAACTATTTTACCAGCCATCATGGGTTATATTAAATCAAACAATAGGTTATGATTGTAGTTCATTTACTGGCGTATGTTATGAATATGCTGGAATTGAATATCTAAAAGGACTGTCATGCAGTGCAGGTAGCTTACAGACTGTATGTAGAAATCATGGAGCTGAATTTTGGAGATATACAGGACAAGAAAGTGTTGACAAGTTAAAAGAAGGTGATATTATAATGGTCGCTAATTATAATGTTACAGATAGTAATATGACAACGGTTAGTACTCACCATGTTATGATTAGTGGTGGAGGAAATACAGTTCTACATGCGAGCGGTTTTACTTCTGGTATATTAAAACAAAAAATTAATTTTACAAATAAACATTTCTTTATAAGAATTAAAGAGGTAGCTGAAGCTGATAAGAATGTTTCAAGTGGAAATATAAATACAAATGTTTCTGATTCACAACATCCAAATGTATTTTACGAAGAAGGAACAATAGATGGGATGAAATATGTAGCAAAATTAACAAATTGTTGTATGACGGGATATTTTTCTTCAAAATATACTACAGGAGGGTCTGGATTACCTTTAGAAGTAGCCAAAACTGTTGGCTCATATAATGTTCCATATGGTACTAAAATATACATTCCATACTTAAAAGGAAAATGGGGCAATACAGATGGTATTGTGACTGTAACGGACACAGGTGTCGGTGGAACAGATTTCGATTTATTTTTAGGAAAAACATATTCAGACGTAAGTTCAAAAATGAATGCTCCAATGAGAGTAGATGCTTATATAGTTGAATACGGAAATAAATCGCTCGCTTGGAGTTACACTCAATCTTATAATTGGGCTATGGGATATTATGGTAAAATAAGTCAATATAAAACTAGATTTACAAGCTATATGGAATATGGTGGAACTATGATTAATTTCTGGAAATTCAAAGAAGATGATAAAACATTTTTTGAAAATTCATGGATAAATCAAATCTGGAATAAATAATCAATTTCTCAAAAGGTTTAATTTAAGTTGCAATTGGAAAGAATATAAAGGGAACAAAAATAATTAATAAAGGGGAGATATTATGTATTTTAATAAAAAACATAAGAAAATAGTAGAAGAAAGAGGAGACGAATATATTTACATAGGCAGTTATAAATCTAAGAAAACTACCATTGATGGTAAAAAATCTAAATCTCATATAAGAGTAAAATGTCCTTATTGTAGTAAAGAATATGATGTAAGATTAGACCATTTTAAAAATGGTGGAAAATGCACTAATTGCTGTCATTCTTATGAAAATTCATTTGCCTATTATATTCAACAAGAGTTAAAAGAACCTTTAAATAAATACTGGGATTGGGATGAAAATGAATTAAATCCTTATTATATATCTAAGCAATCACATAATAAGATATGGATTAAATGTGATAGAATAGATTATCATGAAGATTATTATGTATCACCAGCTAAATTTCACAGGGGAGACAGATGTCCATGTTGTTCCACTCATCATGGTAAGGTGCATCCTAAAGATAGTTTTGGAGCGTTGTACGTTGAAAAAGCTAAATACTGGTCAACTAAAAATAAGAAATCCCCTTATGAAGTTACACCTTATAGTTGTGAGAAATATAAATTTATATGCGAAAAATGTGGTAAAGAATTTGAAAGAGATTTAGAACATTTAAATAGAAACGATTTAGGTGTTGTTTGCATAAATTGTAATTCATCTGTATTAGAGAAAAATACATCGAAGGTACTTGATGAATATAATATAGAATATCATAGAGAATATAGTTATCCCAATTTAAATGGTGTAGGTAATAAGTTACTTAGATTTGACTTTTATCTTCCAGATTATAACTTATTGATTGAATGTCAAGGTATACAACATGAATCATGGCAAAAAACATGGACTAGCAAAGATAAATTTGAAAGACAACTTGAACATGACCGTAGAAAAAAGGAATATACTAAACAAAATAATATTAATTTATTAGAGATATGGTATTATGATATTAACAACATAGAAAATATATTGATAGAAACATTACAGATTAAAAATAATTAATAAACTTAGTATAAACACCTATATTTTATAGGTGTTATTTTTATTAGGAGGTGAAAGTGTATGATTGAAAATAACACACCTAATCAAGGATACATTTATGTTAAGGATATGACAATATTGTATGACAATATAATATATAATATAAATAATATATATACTAACAATAAATATATTTATTGGAAAATAAAATCATCAGAATTAATACCCACAAATAATAAATTAGATGACAAAGAAGACTTGATATTTATAATTAAAAATGTAAATGGTGTTAGTATTACAACCACTACAGATTTATTAGATATGTTATTTGATGGATATAATAAAAAATCAATAGCAGAGAAACTTCAGAATATAAATGAGAACAATAAATTTTATAAAAAACAATTAGAAATCACTCAAGATAATATTGAAAGTTTATCAAAAGAATATCAAGAAAACTTATCATTTGAACAAATTAAAGAATTATTAAATACAGCAATAATAAATTCCAATTCTTTAATGATAGATTTAAAAACTACCTTAACCGATAGACTTTCCGATGAGACATTTAATTCAGCTGAAAAAGCAGATGTTAATTATAGGCTTGACACAATCAATAATAAATTTGAAGAAATGCTAGGATATAGTGATGCTTTAGTTGATATGATGGCAGAAAATTCTAATGACGTAGACACAACATCTTTTTTAGAATATCAACTATCTTTGCAGAAAATGCTGGCTGATTTAATTGTAGAAATTAAAATCGTTACAGAGGGCAGTGAAGAAAATATAACATTAGCAGATATTTCTTCCATAATATCTGATATCACTACGATATTAATAACATTATCTTCTTTTAAAGATTCGTGCGACATAACAATTTCTACTTCGTCAGAAGGCGAAAAAACATTGGGAGCTTCAAGTACTATATCAGATGAAGTTTATAATACAAATACTAGAATAGATGATTTATCTAGCAATATGTATGAATTACAAGCTTCATTGATTAATTCTTTCGCTAAAGAACAACAAACTATTCAAGAATATTTTGATGCAAATCAAAAATATAGTAATGACATGCTCCCTATAACTAAGTCATTGTTAAATACAGATGGAAAATTAACAGTAGCACAATATAATTCATTGGACGCTTTAGCAAATGCAATGGTTAATTACGTTTCTAAAATAGAAGCTAGTTATCAATCTTACTATAATAACGAGAAATTAGGAGACAATAATAAGCAATTATTAAAAGAATATTTTGATGATTTTAAAGCAAAACATACAAATTTCATTAATTCAATACGAGTAGATATGAAAGATTTAATTTTTGATAAAGACGAGAGAAAAGAATTCAATATAAGATTAGCATTATATAGGGAAGCTAGAAATAAATTAAATTCACAAATGTTAAATTGTATAAACTTAATTAATTCAGCAACAAGTGAAGTTAATTTACAACAAATTGAAAAAAGATTAAATGATAAAATCTTAGAAGTTCAAAATCAAGTTAATGATTTAAATTCTAAAATAGGAAATATAAATTCGAGATTATCTAACATAGAATCAAGATTAGATGCTCTTGAAAATAATACAAATGTTTAGAAAGGAGCAAATAGATGAAAAAAGAATATTCGATAATTATTAATAAACAAAAGAGTATTTTAAATCGTCAGCTATCAATATTTCAACATGATAAAGGCGTAGATATATATTTCAAATTGATGGATACTGATTATTTAGATTTAAGTTCTAATTATTTATTATCTGATATAGTATTAGTTAGTCCTTTAAAAAAACAAATAAAATCAGATATAGTACCTATTATAGATAATAAAATATTATTTACAATCAATAATGAAATAATGAATCAAATTGATGAAATAGGAAATTATCATGTTCATATTAGAATTTATGATGATAAAGGTGGAAGAATAAAACTACCTCATTTTATAATGTCAGTTGAAGAATGTGAAGTGGATGATGACGATTTATCTCATGGAACAGCTGACGGAACAGCAATAGACAACACAAAGGTTGCTAAATATGGAAAAGAATTAAAAACTTTCAATGATGACGGGTCTTATAATAGAACTGTTTGGATTTCTGGAGATGTAATCACTGATTCTAAATTAAACAAATTAGAACAAGCAACTAGCGAAATTACAGATGAAATAATACAACATAAAAACAAATTATTAGAATTAGAAGAAACAAAAGGATATACGATTAAAAAAGGAACAGAAGATACACCAGTGATTGTTTCTGAATTATCTAAAGGTTCTTATATATTAAAAGGTTGGGCAAAAGATTTTAATTCTAGTACTGAAATAATATATTTAGATGGTGATAGAAATTATGCATATATAACAAGTAATACAGATACTTATACATACGGTTTATGTTGTTTTAATGAAGATTATTTTAAACTATATAAATTCAATAAAATAAAAAATAAAAAAGAACAAATAGTAGATTATTTAAATATAGTTGTTGCCGATGACGAAGATAAATTAAATTTAACAGGTGATAAATATCAATATTTAAAAACAGAAACATTATCAACTATTGTATTACCAGAAATGGATGAATTTGTGGAATTAAATTTATTTATTAAACCAACAGTGGATAATTTAATTTTAATATTCCCAAGTATAACATGGAGAACACAGCCAATATTAAAAAAAGATATATTATGCCAAATAAAATTAAATTATTTAAATGAAATTTGGTATGGAGATACCTTAATACATGATGAAAATGTTCAATATAGTTAAGTTCGCAATTTAAAAATATTAAATAATAAAGGAGGTATAATATGTACGGAAAAATTATAAACGGAAAATTAGTATATGCTCCTATGAATTATAAAACTTCTGACGGTGTTTTAATTACTAATTTTAATACAAATGAAGATTTAATGAAAAGATATGGGTTTAAAAAAATAAACGGAGTGGAACCAGAATATGACGAAGAAAGAGAATGTTTAATAATTTCCTCTTTTGAAGAGTTAGATACGGAAATTAAAGTTGCGTATGAAGTAAAAGGTATAGGTGCTTTATTAGACAACAACGATATGACTAAAGATGAATTAATTGAAACTATGAGAAAAGAATTATGCAGTTATAAAGAAGGTTTAATTGAGGGAACTAAATTTGATTCTCTTAATGATATATTTAAATATATGTTTGAACATTTTACAGAAGAAGAAATATATATTGGTAGCGATATTCCTAATGACCCAAAATATAAATTATGGATAAGAATATATGAAAAACCTAAAGATGATGACGACGACGGGAAAGATGTCCCAAGCAATCCAACACCTGTAAAGCCACCCGCTGAAGATAAAACAGTATGGGTATCTAATTTAACTTTAGACTCAACTATAATGGGTTATTATATAGATTCAGAATTTACAAGTGATAAATACCCAGATAAGAATGTATGTTTAACTACTGACCAAAGATATGTTGGACAATATGTTAAATTTGCAGACACTGGAAAGGACATAGACGGTAAAGTATTCCAAATAACAGGAACAATAAGTAAGGATGCTTTAGGATTAAGTTCTTCACACAGTCTTCCCGTATTCGCTATAAACTGTAAAGACCAACCTACTGCTACTGCAATAGGAGAAAATACAGGTAAAGCGTATGTGGGATTATTATTATCTTCTACTACTAAAGTTGCAAAAGTAATTTGTAATGCTTTAAACGTTAGAAGTGGTATGGGTGTAAAATATCCAGTATTAGGAGCTATACCTAACGGATATACATTGCCAATACTTGAAACTTATACAAATACTTCATGGGTTAAAGTAAGTTACAATAATAGTATAGGGTATATAAATGCTAATCCCTCATATGTAGCTATATCCACTATAACAGTTGATGCAGGAGGAACGGGAGAAGTAGGTGGCAATACAGGATTTACAGTGCCTTGTATGGGTGTAGATATATCTAAATATCAAGGAAATCTTGATTTTGCTAAAATTAAAACTTATGGTGAAACTAACTTCGCAATACTTAGAATTGGTTATGGTAGCAGAAAAGGTGGACAACCTATAATAGACCCTAAATTTGAAGAATATTTAAAAGGATGTGTTGAAAACAAAATACCTGTGGGTGTGTATTTTTTCTCATATGCAAATACAGTTGAAAAAGTTAAAATAGAAGCAAATTGGGTGGTTCAACAATTAAATAAATATTCTCAAACATTTGAATTCCCAATATTCTTTGACCAAGAAAATGATTTAGTTGATAAATTAGGTAATCCTGGTAAAACTGTATTGACAAATTGCATGAACGCTTTTTGTCAAATAATAAATGATGCAGGATATATGGCAGGAATTTATACTAATAACTCATGGGCAACAAGTTATGTGAATTGGAGTAATGTAAAATATACTGACCACATATGGGTGGCTCAATGGAGTTCAGCTTGTACTTGGACTAGAACTGATGTTAAGTTATGGCAAGGTGGATATAAGAAATTAAGTGGTTACGGTGGAGTGGATGTAGATTTCGATACTTGTTATTTCGATTATCCAACATATGTAAGAGCTAATCACAAAAATGGATTTTAGGAGGTGGTTTAATGAATTTATCAATATTAGGCAAAGTTGATGGTGCATGGCAATCATTAGGAACAACTACAGTTGGAGATAATTCAAGTTCAGTTACATTAGGTGACGATTATATTTACAATAACATAAATGGAATGATAGTAGAATGTATGACTATTTCATTAACTGCTGATGGTAGTTCGGAAAATATAACACAGGAAATCACATTAAAAAAATCATTTCCTAATGTGATTCTCACAGTAGCTTGTAGTTGTGAATCTACAAAATATATTTATAGCAATCTAAATGTTGTAGCTATTCCGTCTGGAAAAGATAAAGTAAAAATAGGATTAAGACATTTGGATTCAAAGATAAAATTAGAAGGTAGCTTTACAGTATTTTTAACTTGTTTTGGTAAATAGGAGGTGATTTTATGTACGGTAAATTTAATATAAAAATAAAAAGTGGCAAAGCAACATTAGATAGAGATATATTTTTAAGTAAAAAAGATAAAGATATAGTGCTTTATTTTACTGTTAATGGTTTTCCTTATAAATTTTCCAATGGTGAAGGTATAGAAGGTGCTAGTTATTCTCAAATAACATTAGAAAAACCTAATAAAACTAAAGTGGTTCTTCCCAAAACAGCAGTGGACATTAACGAAATAATTTTAAAAGTAACAGAAGATATAGTTGATGAAGTTGTAGAAATAGGAGATTATAATTTTCAAATAAAATTATTTGGTAAAGATAACAGTGAAATCCATTTACCTATAGTTTATAATCAATTTCATGTAAATCCTATAATTGATTATTCAGAAGATACTTCAAGTGGAATAAATCAAGGAGGTATAGGAAACTCTCATATAACTATAGGAGATTCTATAGAAATATTTGATGTAAATAAAAGATATAATAAAACCACATGGCATGATAAAGACACTATAACAGCACAAAAAATGAATAAGATAGAAGATGCTTTATATTATTCATTAGATAATTTAGTTGTAAATAAACTTCCTGTAAATGGAGAAATAAGTTTATCTTTAGATAGATATCAAAGTGTAACTACAGACAATGATTTAGTTATAAAACTTCCTAGTATAGATTTCCATAATGAATTTATACTATACATAAATACATTAGAAGTAATTTATGCAACATTTAGAAGTGCAGAAAAAGATTATGTTTATAGACTTGCTAGAGGTTATTATAAGTGTAGATTAAGTTATATAGGTACATGGTTAGTTGAAATAATTATGGACAATAATAATATTGATTTTGATGGATTTGCTAGTGAAAAAGATATAAAAGATTTACAAGATAGTGTTAAAACTACTCTAGCAGATTTTAAAAATAATTGCGATAAAAAATATGCCGATATAAATCATACACATAATAATTACATTGAAAAAATAGATGGAACAAAAGGTTTATTAGTTAAAGAGATAGACGGTTACAAAGGTATGATTACTGAAGATGGTAATGAAACTAGAGCTATTCGTACAACCAAAGAAGGTTTAATACCTTACGAAAGAGGAATAAGTTCTAGTTTAGGTTCAGAAGAATATAGATTTGATAAAGCGTATGTTAATAAAGCTGATATAAATGAAGTTAATTCGGTAAAAAATGTAACAGATAGATTAGATGTTAATGGAGATATAAATGTGTCAGTTGAAGGAAAAATAGATTATAATGTTGACAATTCTCAATTTGAAATGAAGAAAAATGGAGAAATCAATAATAGTAGATTAGCATTAGGTTGTATTGAAATAAATGGAATCAGAATTTATACAGGTTCAGAATTCCCTTCAGACGCTAGAGAAAATGATATATTAATAAAAATAGAAGGAATTTCTAGTGGAGGAAGTGCTACTCCAAGTACTGATAAATATGTTATTTCAAATAATTTAACTAATGTAATTACAAACAATGATATGACAAGTATAGAAAAAAATAAATCATATAGTGCAAAATTAACAGCTTATAATGGATATACTATTAATTCTATAGTAGTTACAATGGGTGGAACAAATATAACTTCTACTTCAGTGGCAAATAATACAATTAACATATCTAAAGTTACTGGTAATGTAATAATCACAGCAAGTGCTACATTGACAACCACTACAACTGTTCCTAATCCTGTGTTTGAATTAAATGCATCTAATTTTACAAGTGGAGCAAATAAATGGGTGGATTTAGTAGGAGATAAATCAGCTACAATTAATGGAACTGTGCAAAAGGTTAATGGTAGAGTTAGATTTAATGGAGATAAATATTTCTTATGCAATGTTAGTTCATTGAATTTAAATAGTTATACAGTGGTGGCTAAAATATTGGTTAATCCTACAAATGCAAGCGTAGTAGCTTCTGGTGATAACATTGTGACTTTAGGAGCAGGAACAGGAAATTGGACTGATAATATGGCTTGTAATATAATGCCTTCAAGCACAGTTTACCAAGCTATAATTAATGGTGATAATGTAACAGGTAAAGTTGCTACAGGAGAAATAATTTTAGTTATGAGATGTGATTCTACTAAGAAACAATTAACTTTAAATGTAGGTGACACTAAATATGAAGGAACTTATACAAGAAGAGCCTCATCATTAAGATACTTATACAATGCTACAAATAGTTATTCTGATTATGAATATATCAAAGTATATGATTCAGTTTTAACAGATTTGCAAATTTCAAATATTAATTAGGAGGGACTTTTATGAGTGGTATATACATTAATAAAAATGGTTCATTAAATAACATACTTATCTATAGAAAAACTTCTAATGGTATGGAAATTTGTCCTGTTTATAAAAAAACTTCTAATGGTATGGAAAGAATAGATTTAGGGAATGGCTCTTCTGGAGGTGGAGGTTCAACTCCATCTTTACCATATATCGTAAAAGGTTATGCTGATTGGAGTGGAAGTTATCGTGGCTCTAGTACAACTGGAACATTTACAGATAATTTCAATGACGATAGAAGAGATAGAATATATCAAGGTTATTATCCTAATTTTAATTATTTAGGAGTAATATGTTTTAAAAGTTTATTTGAACAAGCTAGACAATTAGGAAAAATATCAAGCGTGAAATTAAAATTAACTAATTTACATTCGTATTATTATGCAGGATTAAACACTATAATAAGTGGGGCAACTAATATGAACACTTATAGACCTACAAGTTTTTCAATGAGTAATGTTAATTCTACTCAATATTGTAGCAGTACTCATTTTAATAAAGGAGGAACTTTAACATTAACACTAAATAGCACAGCAATACAATCTATCCAAAATGGTACTATTGATGGTTTTAGACTATTAGCACCAACTGGATTCGCAGTTACAGATTATGGATATTTTAGTGGTACGGGTAGTACTCGACCATATATTGAAATAACTATAGCCTTATAATAAATAATTAATAAAGAAAGGTGGTGCTAATAATGGATTTATTGGAGGTGTTGAGTAATTATGGTGCAATGGGAGTTTTTGTAATATTGGTATGGATTTTAATACAACAAGTTTTAAATGAGGCTAATCAAAATAGAGACTTATATAAAACTTCAGTAGAAGAATTTCATAAAACTGTAAATGAGTTCTCATTAACGATAAAAGAAATAAGTAATGAAGTAAGAGATACAAATGTAAAAATTGATGACTTAAAACATGATATGAGTGATTTAAAAATGGATATTAGAGATATGAAACAACATGAAAGAGAAGGTGAAAAATAATGATTGATTTAGATTTATACATGAGTTTAATAAATGGTGGTGTGATGTTATTTTGTTTGGCGATTGGATATATAATTAAAACTTCAATACCTAAAATACCAAATAGATATATACCTTTAATTATGGGAATTATAGGTATGCTTGTTGCAATAGTTAATGCTCAAAGTTATGATTTTAATGTAATTTTAAGTGGTTTAATTACAGGATTAGCAAGTACAGGATTGTATGAAGCTTATAGAAATTTAATTAATAAAGACGAAAAATAATAATTACTAAAGAGTAGATGTTAATTTGTCTACTCTTTTTTATTTTATAAAGGAGTTGATTGATAATGAAAACACAAAATGGATTCACATTATTAGAAACTGAAAAAGAATTCAAAGAATGGTTAGATAAACAACATCCAACTAGAAAAATAACTAGATTACAAGTCCACCATATGGCATTGCCCGATTATTCAACTTGGAATAATACGGATAAAAGAGTATATGGAGATAATAGAGAATTAGGTAGAACTTTAGCTTTAGATGTATATGGAAAACAAACTTGGCATAGTTCTGACGGTTATGGACATTATATAGCACAACATTTTTCTATATTTCCTAATGGAAAAATAACAACTGGTAGACACTTAAATAGTACACCTATAGGTATAGCAGGATGGAATACTAATGCGATTTGTATTGAAATATATGGTAATTTTGATAAAGGACAAGATATAATGACAAAAGAACAAAGAAAAGCCGTTATATTTGTATATGCTTTACTAGCTAAAAAATTCAATATACCTATAAGTTCAAATTATATAAGACCTCATGCATGGTTTACAAGTGGTGGTACTTGTTTATGGGATTATTATCCTGGTAAATCAAGAAAGACTTGTCCAGGTACTAACTTTATGGGATTCGGAAATACTAAAAAAGCATTTGAAAACAATTTTTATCCATTATTAAAATCATATAAATATGGAGAAGAAATAAAAACTTCAAATGAAAACGAAACTAAAAATAAAACAATAGAAGACAAGAAAGCTTATAATGTTCAAGCGAAAGTAATTAATTGCACAACTTTAAATGTTAGAGATACACGACCAGATAAAAATGGTAATTTAGGTAAAGTTAAATTTGTATTAAAGAAAGGTGAAATTGTAACTATAGGATATTCATTGAATGGATGGGTATCTGTTTATACAGATACAGATTATGGATTCGTCAATAAAAAATATTTAGAGATTATATAAATTTCCGAGTATTGCAGAAATAATGACGCTGTAGAATCCATTCTAAGGCGTTTAAATTTTTTTATAAGGTATTTATACCTGTAAAAATAAACATAAATAAAGGGATAGGTGTTTTAAATTAGCATCTATCCCAACTTTTTTATTTTTTGGACTATTTCTTTCTTTTATGTCCTTTTTTCATTTCTTTTTCTCTTGCTCTTTTTCTTTCTTCCTTTATTTTTTCTTCGTGTTCAACTTTTAACTCTTCTCTCATATCTTTTAATACTGGAAATAAAATTTTATCAAATCTTGACTTTAATTTCATATCGTTTTTTATGTCTTCATATTGAATATCCATATAACGTTCAATATAATTTACTAAAAATGAATCGTATTTAAATTCGCATTGTTGTCTTAAATATTTGTCACTTGACTCCCATAATATTATATTTTTAAGTCCTCTCCCTAATTCTTCTACATAAGTATCAAACTGTTGTAATTCTTTTTTATTCATTTTCATAATATATCCTCCCTAAAATAATAAATCAAACGAATTAAACATAATTAATATAACTGATAACATTATAACACTAATCATTATATGTCTATATGGTTTTACTAATGTGAAAGATTGTTTTAATGCATATGACAAAATTATTAACAATATAAAGTTAATTAAAATTTTCATTATCTATTTCCTTCCTTTTTAGATAAATAATAACAACCTGCTACTGTATATGCCATTACAACTCCACTAACTGGTAAACTTAATCCTGCTATTGCTAACATAGCTCCAACTCCACCTATTGTTAATACATTTGCACTCGCAACACTTATTTTATTTTTATTCATACTCTTTATCCCCCTAATCTATTAATTCTAATTCACTCTCTTTCCAAGCCACATTGTCATTTGTATCTAAACAATAATAATTTTCTGAAATGAATTTACTTGGTAAAAATTTATCAACTATTATTCCTATCTTTACATTGTAACATTCCATAATTTGTTTTTCTAATTCTTTATTGGTTTTTAAAATTTCATTTAATTCTTCTTCTGTTATTATTAATTTAACTTTATCACCTATTTTCATATTTAAAATTCCTCCTTTAAAAATAATTCTATACCTTTATAACAATTACTTTCCTTATGTGAAATACTTAAACACTTATTATCTGATTGGTATTTACATATATTACATAATTTATATTTACCTAATACTTCGGCTAATTGTTCTAATGTTAATGTATGTAACACTTCATATCTATTCATTTCATCACGTCCTTCCTATACTTATATATTAACGGATAGTATAAAAAAATTACCTATCCGTTATAAAATTTATTAATTATTTTTATTTATTACCAGAAGAACCGAATCCATCCACTCTTGATTTATTCATACAATCATCATCGTCAGCAGTTAAATACTTTTCAAATATACATTGACAAACTCTTTCATTTTCTTCTAAAACCACTTCTTCATTTGTTGTATTATAAAGTTTAATTCCTATATTTCTAGGATAATATGATGCGTCTATTATTCCAGTTCCGTTAGCAAGAACAAGTCCTTTTTTACAACCTACACTACTTCTAACAAACACTTTTAAAACTTCATCGTTTTGCATATAAGCACATATATCTGTAAACTCTAATTCAGAATGTGAATGTGGAGGAATAACCATTTTACATGGTACTCTCAAATCATATCCTGCACTACGTTTATCATTTCTTTGTGGTAATATTATTTTTACATTTGGATGTTTCCTATATTCATCTGGACATATTTCAAAACCTCTAGTTTTAACTGTCGTTTCTTTTATATTTTTTATATTAAAAGTTGTTACTTCGTTTCCGTCACTACATAATGTTACTGTATCTTCAATTGGTTCTAGGGAATCATCATGCCAAGTGTAGGGTATACCTTTTAAAAAATATCCAATGTGATTTTCATCTCCAAAAGATTTATCCGATATAACTGATTCTTTTCCTGCATATTTTAACATATCTGGTATTATGTCATAAAAATTATACTCATTTAAATCTTCTTTTATTCTTACTTTATCACCTATATTAAAATTCATTCACATCTCTCCTTTTATTAATAATTTATATATTTTAACACATCTAAATCGTTCATTAATATACCTATATTTTTAAACTCTTTATATGGTATACTCTTGCGCTTGTTATTTTCTTTAAACTTTTTGATTGCTAGCCCACTCACTAAATACACTTCTTTAAATTCTCTAAATTCTATTATAAAGAATACATTATTTGCATAGTTTTGAATCTCATCAATTAAATCATATTGATAGTCTTTTATATTTGAAAGAGGAAATGAAGTTTTATTAGCTGTTGTTTTAGCCTCAAATACTATGCTTTTCCCATTAGGTAATATTCCTATGTAATCTAGACAAGGTGATTGTTTTTTAGGAAAAGCCGATACAATTTTAGCTCCTTTTCTTAATATAATAAATTCTGTTGGTATCTTAAATATATAAGCCTTTCCTTCTTTTCTATATTTTTCAAATTGTTTTGTTAATCTATTTTCAAATTTAGCACCTATTTTATTAGATTTATTCGGTATAATAATCACCCCCTTTCTGTTGAATTTATTAATTATTATTTCTTCTCTTTTAAACTTCTACTAGCTAACCATAAGAATAAATAATTTGCCATATCTCTTATCGAGTCGTTCGTACCCTCATCCTTTATCTCTCCTTCTTTGTCTAATAAATTACATATACGATTATATTTATCTGTGATTCTAACTAAATAACTTATATCACCAAATCTTTCAAATGTGTCTTGTACTGATGACCCATAATCTTTATTTTTCTTTATACATAATTCCATTGTTTCAGTTACTATCTTTTTATATTCTTCCATGAATTCATTAACAGCTTCTTCATCACGTTTCACTTCTTCAACTAATTTCAGTTTTGATTTATCAACTTCTATCTCTTCATTTAGATATTCTTTATAATAAAATTCGCAATCACCATTACAAACCCCACTGTCAACTGGACATATATCACAATCTAACACTGTTTCATCTAATATTGCTTGCATGTTATCTTTGGCATTTAATATATAATCTATTCTTTTCATTTTCATTGTTTTTCCTTCCTCTATTAATTCTAATACATTTTCTGACCAATCCCAGACTTGTTCATCTATATCTAACTTTATCACACCTTTACCAAAAGTACTTATTACAGTTGTCTCTTTACCTGCAAACTCTTCCATATAACCACAATATCCAAATTCACATTCACTCAAATCTTCTTTTATTCTAACTTTATCTCCTACTTTTAAATTCATATTATATTTGCTCCTCGTTTAAATCTTTCATTATAAATAAACTGTCATTATCATTATCTGAAATTATTACATATCTACCTTCATTATTTATATTTATATTAGATGATAATTTGATATATTTTCCTGTTTGTAATGCATTAATATATAATTCACCTGTCATACTATCAAAATCCAAACTAACTCTCTCTCCTATCACTTCTTGTAAGTGATTTATTTTTGAATCTACGAATAACATTACCATAACATCATCTCCTTAAAATTTATTATTTTTATTAATATTTTGTAAATTCATATAATATTTGTTTGATTAACTCGTTACAAAATATATCATATTCTTTTACGACCAAAGATAAACAAGCATAATTACTATATGTTACAACTTTATTTATTTGTAAATCATTTGTTTGTGAATTTAATATAATATGTTTTAACTCTTCTAATATTTCATAATATGTTTCTGTTTTATCCCCATGTTCATTTATAAGTGTATTGATTGGCGTGAGTGTCATTTCTTTAGTCATACAAGGATTTTGATAATATGTAGCCTCTATCTTAGTTGTCAAATCATATTTATGTAAGTCTATTCCTGTTTTCGTATAAAATAATTCATAAAAATCATTCAAATTTTATCACCTCCTTTTCTTATATTAGTGTATTAACAAAACTGATATAAAAATTACCTATGTTTATTAATTATTTTTAATTAATCGTCTATTTCTACTTCATATCTATATAGTTTTTAATATAACTTATTCGGTATTCTTCCTTTATAATAATTGACAATTTGTATATAATTATCCTATATTTTCTAATCTTTCACACGCTATATTAAAATATGTACTATCTAATTCGACACCAACAAACTTTCGGTTTAATTTCTTAGCAACAATTCCACAACTTCCAGTTCCCATAAATCCATCAAATATTATTGACCCCTCATCTGAAGATTGCTTTATGAATATCTCTAACAACTCTTGCGGTTTCTCTGTAGGATGTGTTAATTTCTTACTTGGGATTTTTGCACAATCTATAACATCTGCTATTCTCTTTTCTCTAAGTAAAGTTCTTCCTTTATGACCAAATAATATAAATTCATGTTTTGGTGCATAAGAACCTTTTAAATCACCTGTGCCATGATTGTTTTTATTCCATACTATGATATTTTTAAGTTTAAAATGCTTTTCAAACTCTCTTTTAAAAAAGTCTATATTATGCCAACTACAGAAACAATATATTGCTGTATTATCTTTCATAATTCTATTACATTCTTTTAAATACTTTTGTATTAATATATAATTTCCTTTATCATTTTTGATTTTATCAAATCTATCTTCCTTTTTACGTCTATTACTTTGATAATCCATAAGATAGGGTGGGTCAGTAACTATTAAATCAACACTTTTGTCCTTGACATTATCCATAACCTCTAAACAGTCTCCTTGATATAATTTATAACTCTCTTTTTCTATTATCATTTAATCACCCCCAAATTTATTAATTATTTTTAATTTATATAGTCAATAATATTACTTTATTTTCCTTTAAACTCTTTTGGACATCTATTATTCTTTGATTACTACTACCTCTAAAAGCCAATGTCGAATCTTTTAAATCTTCTACGTATTCTTCATCAACTAAAACATCTATTAATTTTAATATTTCATTGTCTTTTATATCTTCATATTTAAATCCAGTGTATAACCAAATATCGTGCGTTGGATTTTTCTCTTTATACTTCTTTAAAAAAGGAATTAATTCTCGATAACTATAAATAGGGTCTCCCCCACTTATAGTTATTCCATTTAATAAAATATTTTCTTTACATTTTTTTATAAATTCATCTTGTAAATCTTCTGTAAACTCATAACCATAATTAAAGTCCCATGTTTGTGGATTATGGCAGTTTTTACAAAAATGAAAACAGCCCGATACAAATATTGTATTTCTTAAACCTTCTCCATCAACAACTGAATCATACACTATTCCACTAATATTCATTAATATCACCAACAGAATGTTTAACTCTATCTTCTACTTCAGCTATTTTACCATTGTTAAATTTAGAATAATCAGTAGTTAAATAACCTGTGACACGTCTAAGTCTTTCAATTTTATTACTGCCACATTTTGGGCAGTTTTCTTTTATTTCTGAAGAATATCCACAATTCATACAAGTATCTATTGGAAAATTTAATGCAAAATAATAAACATCTTTACTCATTGCATAATCTATTATTTTTTCAACAGCAGTTATATTATTCATAAAAGATGATTCTAATTCAACATATAAAATATATCCACCAGTCGCTAATTTACTGAAAGGTGCTTCTAAATCTATTTTGTTTTTAATAGATATTTTTTCATACACAGGTATATGGTGTGAGTTAGTTATGTATTCTCTATCTGTAACACCTTTTATAATACCATATTTTTCAACTAATTTATTTCTTAATGTAAAACAACTACCCTCCGCTGGAGTAGCATAACAACTAAAATTTAGATGATTTCTTTCTACACACTCTTTTGCAAATGAATTGATTCTTTGTACTATTTTTAATGCAAAATTATAAACATTTTTATTATATGTATGAGTTTCACCAAACATAGCATACATACATTCTGCAATTCCTATATATCCTAAAGCTAATGTACCATGTTTCATTGATTCTTTCACATCTTCTTCATCTTTCAGCGTTCTTCCTAAGAGATTTTTCATTAATCCGTTGTGATGAGTGAAGAATCCACTTTTAGATTTTTGAGAACAAATCCATTCATATCTATCTAATAATGCTGTTTCAGACAATTTTAGATTTTCTTCTAATTCATCCATAAATCCGTCAATATCTGCAACATCTCTTTCACCTAAACAGATACCATGTCTAATTCCCATATCGACAAGATTCAATGTTACAGGTGTTATATTACCCCTACCAGATTTGTGCCAGCCCATACCATTTATATCATATCCTAATCTTGTTCTACAACCCCATTATATTCGTATAAATTCGCTATATTTATACCGTTCTCTTATGAACTGCTTTATATCGCTATAAAGATTAGACTATTTCACCGTCCTTTTTAAGGGACGACCACCATTTCCATTTAAGGGATTTTCACCCACTCCAATCGCTTGAGCCGTACTCCTATTGCTCCTACAAAGCCGAGCCAAGGGATAGTCGTTACGCATTTAAATAACAAAAGTTATTATTTAGCACGAGATAGACTTAAAAGTTTTTCCTCGTTTAGATGGTTTATTCGATATAGATTGCTCTATAAAGCCACAGATTTTATGGTTGCTGATTGGGTATCTGGGTCATTTATATCACCTTCACCCTCTATTGTAACATTGCAAAAATTAGGATATATTCTTTTTGATAAAGATTCTAAAGCTAATAATTTTAAATCGTAGTTTGGAGTTCCTTCTTTGTCGTTTATTCCTTTTGCATATTTAAATATGCTTATTGGGAATATTGATGTTTTATTAAATTTACCGATACCATTTATACTAGCCGTTAATAACGCCTTAGATACCAATCTTCCTTCTGGTGATGTATCTGTCCCAAAATTTATACTTGTAAAAGGAACTTGACTTCCTGCTCGAGACTCAAGAGTATTAAGGTTATGGTATAAAGACTCTGCTCCTTGCATGGTTTTTTCTATAGTATGTCTTTCTGCAACTTTGTAATGTTTAGGATAAAATAATTTAAGCTTTTCATTTTCTAATTTTATAATGTCTCCGTTGGTATCTTCTATATTTTTCATTATTAGTTCTGCGTGTTCTTTACTTATTCCATCTATATCCATTAAAGCATTTCTAAAACTTTTTTTAAAGGTTATAGCTACATAAGGAGATGCATCATAATCTATTTTATTACTAGCGATTCCACCATATTGACATTGAGAGGCACATTGAAATGTTACTGCTACTAATTGAAAAAATGTCATAATATCATTTGGTTTTCTTACATCACCATTTCTAGTTGTAAAACCACCTTTATTATTAAATAAATCTTCAAAATCTATAAATAAACAATTATGCATCCCACTTGCATAATTATCTAAATCGTGAGTGTATAATAAACCATCTCTATGTGCCTTTGCAACCTCTGGTCTCATTAAATTATTCAAAGCATATTCTTTTAAAAAATAAGAAGTTACCTTGGAATTTTTGCCACTAAATGAAGCCTCATCCACATTTGCGTTTGAATTTTCTATGTTTTTCATTGCCATAATTTCTGATATTTGTTTTTGAGATTCTTCATATAGTCTAGCTTGGTTCTCTCTAGTTCTTTTTCTTTTTTCTCTATAAAGTATATATGCTTTAGCTACTGTAGGATAATTTTTTTCTATTAAAGTTTCTTCAATAATATCTTGGATTTCTTCTATAGATATTTCATTTTTATCTGATATTTTATCTAACACCTTTTCGGTTATATCATAAGCTCTATCTGTATTTATATTTACTTCTAACATTGCTTTTTGAATAGCTACTATTATTTTGTTTTTATCAAATGCCACCATATTTCCATTTCTTTTTTTAACTATCATATAATCGCTCCTTTTATTAATTATTTTTATAAAATTATTTCTAATACAAAGAATAAAATACTAAGTACTGAACAACAAATACCTATGTAAAACCATTTATATATTCTATCATTCACATTATTACCTCCTTTTATCTATCATTGCAATTTATTTCTTTTATTTCACTTATCACGCCCAATCCATTACAATGAGGGCACTCTACTAATGGTTCATTTATTTTTTTTATTAATTCACTTAACCAAGTATCAACCTTTTCTTTCAATTCAGTTTCATTTTTAGCAGTCATTTCTTCTATAATAGGATACCCATCATATTTAGACTTACTATTTGTCATTTTAAATATAGTTTCCTCTCTATATTTAACTATTTTTTTATGAGGTGTATTTCTTTGTTTCTTAGTTTTTGCAAATATATTATAATATGTTACTTCTTCTGGAGTATATTTTTTAATTTTCTTTTTTACTTCAAAACAAAAATCGTAATCACTAGATATCGTAGCATATTTATTATTTATGTTATCTTTTATATACGCTCTGGTTATATCATACATTTGTTTAGAAGTAAATTTACATGGTCTTTCTGGTAATAATATATCTGGAAACATCATTTTATCTATTAATTGATGTCTTACCCCTTTATTAGTAATATTGTATTCCCCATCCCAATATGCATTCATATTGGTTGCACCATATGCTTTGTATTCTATTGTAGGTAAATTAAAATTTTCTAATTCTATTATAACTTCAATTTCTAAATCGTTGACTTCTTGATTCACTTCTCTTTTTTGATATTCATAATTATAAAAAGAATCTATTTCATGTTCAAATTTAAATCTATTGTCATAGTCGATTTCTTCTTTAAATCCTAAACAACCTTTATATTCATCTTTTAATACATACTTTCTATAATCGTATACAACTCCTTTCTTTTCTATTTTGGCAGGATATAAATCTATAACATACCATTCTGGTAAATATGTCGGTTTCGCATATTTACCGTCAAATAAAAGTTCTTTTAATCCATAACTTTTAGCATAAGTTTCACCCCATTCTTCTGGAGTACAAGTAGTTATAAAACATTTTGTATTTGTTTTTATCATGTATAACTTCATAATAATTCCTCCTATTTATTAATTATTTTTATCTATATTTCATTTCTTTATAAATGTCTTCAGCTTTACGATATTCTTCATATAATTCAATTTCTTCTTTTGTAGCATCTCTTATGACAATTAAATCCATAAATAAATCAAAAGCATCGTCAATCTTAACGACTTTATCATTTTTTATAAAATATCTATCATTACCTAATGCTTTTGCTACCTTATCCTCTAATCTTTCATATTTTATATTAATTTCTTTAAGTAATTTTATCAGTTCTTTCTTTTGTTTATCATTCACATTATCACCTCCTTCATATTATTATATTAACAAAACTTTTATAAAAATTACCTATGAATTTAATTATTTATATACCAATCACCTAATATTTCACCATGACTAAACATATAAATTGATGTTTGCCAGTCCTCACATGCTGTATCAAAATATAACACAGATTGATTCCCTTTAAGTGACATTACATACTTTGTTTTACTGTAGCAACTTTCTATTACATCACCTTTCTTTAAGGCTTTCATAGCCTCTTCAAAACTATGTTTTTTCTTGTCTAATACAAATATGTCATCTAACATAACACCAATTTTTTCAAACTCACCATTAAATTTAAAATGTATAACATTTGAAGATTTTTCTATTTTCGCCAATCTTCTATCATCATATTTATTAATCCATGTTTCACCTTCTTTAATTGTATTCATTACCTCTTGAAATGTTTTTCCCATAATATTACCTCCTTTAATATAAATTAATAATACCATAATCAACAAACATATTTTCTGGTTCTTTATTAATTATTTTCTTTGCCTTATCTAAATCAATCTCTTTGAATTTATTATAATTCATATCAAATAACATGCAACTATATTTTAAATGATATGTTAATTCCAAATATTTTTCATATGATATCACTCTAAATTGTATGTGTATATCTGTATCTAAATTATCAAAATAAAATTTCAATAAAATTAAATAAAAATCTTCACATTTGATTTTTTTATATGTCAATGATGCATCATAAGAGTTAATACCAATAAGTATTTTATTTAATGTATCTTCTATATTTCTGTCTGATACAATTAGAATTATATTAGATAAGTCAATCAAATTGCAATATTCACTTCTTATGTTAAACTTCCAACAGTTTAACAAATCCTGTATTGTATCTACCATTTCTATTCTATTTATTTGTATAACATCCAATTTACATCAACTCCTTTCCATATTAGTATATTAACATTAATCAATAAAAAATTACCTATGAATTTGAATTTTATTATTAATCAATTTGAATTATGAATGTTAATGAATAATGAAAAATTGTGAGGAAAGAGTTTAATCGGTTTTAAATTAAACTCTTGACGAATAGCTCACGCAGTGCAATTCCACTCTTATATAATACTTTTTTATAAGAGATAACAATTTTTAACATTAAAATATTATAATTTTGTCGTATTATTTTAAAAGTGTGTTTTTAATTTTGTTGCTTTTTATCTTGATTATTGTTGTAGCCATTTTTCTAATAACATCCTCATTCTTTTTGAAGGAATATAAAGATTAATTTTCTTTCCATCTCTTAGCTGTGACCTAAATATCCATTGAATCAATTCTGATAATGCAAATGTATTTTCGTCAACTTTAACATCTTTACTCCTAAAGAATTTTAATATCATTGGATTATTAAATATATTTATTACATATGCTAAATTTTTCTTATGTCTATATTCATTGGTTGCTCTAGCGTTGCAACTTACAAACCCCTTTGTATATCCTTTGCCTTTACATTTAGACTTGTAATCTTTGAATGTCGTCCACATATTATCATATGATTTTCCTTTGATGATATGCTGAAAATAATTTAACATATTATTTTTTAATACATCAAATCCATCTCCTTTATTCTCATCTTGTTTCATATACCAAGATTTACTTAATGCATATTTATCCTCACCTATTTTATTTAACTTTTTATCGTCACATATATTTATCAATTCTTTTATATGAGATAAATCTTCATGTTTATTATAATCTACAATTTCATATTTGTTATTAATTTTATTCACTGATTTATATTCATACTCGACATTATTCATATCGTAGTAATACCTTTGTATTTGCCCTGTAAACATATAGGTTAATATGTAAGTATGTTTTAAAGCTTTCATGATAGAGACTGGGAAAGTCCATAACATAAAGCAATTATCATATATGTAACAATCTCCTTTCTCAATCGCATTTTTATATTTAAATAATGTACCTTTGTAATTCTTATCAATCCATGTTAATTTACCATCTTCAGATACATCAACTTTATCTCTAAGCAGTATTTCTCTATCTGATTTAGTTATTTTTATTTCCTCTAAAACATTAAATACCTCGTCAAGTATTAAAGTGTAATTATACTCTTTCAGATATTTCAAAGTGCTTTCATCTATCATAGCAAATAGTGAATGCGTGGATACGATATTCTTACCTTGACTTAACAATTTGTTAAAGTCTTTTAATTTAGAACCTTCACCTCTGTCTGTTTTAGGTTCATAGAAAGCTCTATCTACACACCCATCTAACACTCTTTGTATTTCATCTAAATAAGGTGTGATATAAATAAATTTTTTATTTGTATTTGTATTCATATAATCGATTGCCCAGCTTGTTTTACCTGCTCCTGGTATACAATCAACTACTGTTACTCCACATTGATTTTCCATAATATTACCTCCTTTTAATTTATTATATTTTATATTACAGTATTAACAATTGTTAGTCTAAAATTACCTATGAATAATAAAAAATCACCACCTTTTTACAGATGGTGATGAAATTATAAATTACTATAGAATTCTTGTTTAAACACTCTTATCATTAATGCTCTACTTGATTTGTTATTAATAATAGTATAACCAGTTCTGCTAGGCTTTATAACACAGTTCCATATAGAATTATCTTTGCTATAATCTATTTCTTCTAAAGCTTTCATTTCTTCTTTCCAATTAGATTTTCTCTTTAAATATAAATCTTCTGCGAGACTGACATAACAATAAAAGAAAATATCCTCGAAATTAATATATTCTTCCTTAAGTAATAAACGATTCTCATCAATCAAATTGGGGAATAAGTTAATAAGTTCGTTAAAAAATGCAGAAAGGAATATATAGATTTCTTGTTCTTCATTCTCGTCTTTTATACTTGGGAAACAAGAATCAATAGCTGTTTTCAAAGTAAGAAACGTTACTACATGTTGTGTGTCGGTTTTCTGTAAGTATGTCCTTCTCGTGTCTATTCTATCTTTTAAAATACTATGTTCATTAAGTTTAGTTGCTATTCTATTTGATGCTTTAGTACTGTCGAAGGATTCACTTAATGACTTACTAATTTTCAAACCTTTACTAAATTGACTAAATGTGTTTTTAGCATTTTCATCATCTAAATGTAAAATTATAATTGGGAATAAAAGTTGTTTTACATTTTTTATTAATTCATCTTCATTAAGTATTTGTGCTGATTTATAAGCTCTGTAACATGATTGTACTCTATGGTTTCCATCTAATATAGATAATGAACCCTTAACAAACAATTCTTTCTTTTCTTCATTATAATTAATTATTTCATTACCTGTACTTAATACATTAAAAGTTAATTGAGTTGTTGATAACTCACCTTTTAAGATTAAATTACTCATTTCATTTATATTTGATTGTTTCACTATTGTTTTCTCTACTATTTTATTATTAACCTTTTTATATTTTATGCCTCTTTGAGTAACACTGTAATAACATAATTGTTGTTTTTCAAACATTTCACCAATATCCCATGCTGATAAATAAGTTAAGTATTTATCATTGCCTATTTTCGTAATATTTTTAAAAGTCTTTAAAACAACATATTCTTTTTCATTTTCTTTGTATATGTTTTGTAAATCTAAAATTTTCACATTAATCACCTCTTATATAAATGATAACATATAGAGATGATTAATGTCAATAGTTTTTTATTTTATTAATTATTTCTAATCTGTGATTTCAACTTCATACTCATATAAAGCATTATAAAGGCTAATAGGTATTTGTTCTTTATAGTAATCAGCAATTTGTTTAATATAGTTTTCTTTAAATTGTTTGTATACCTTAAATCCCTTCTCTTGAGTTTCATAATAACCTAAATGTTTTCTTTTTGATTCTCCAGTTACTGGATTTATTAAACAACATTTTACTTGATATTTACCATTTTTAGTAAGACTTGTACCTATAACTGATTCCCCTCTACTTCTATCGCATTTAATAAATAATTTATTTATAGTTTGTGGCACAAATATACAAGTCTCTGGTGAATATATTTTATTGTGCTTTACTAAAATATCTTTATCTAAATCCATTCTTTCGCCTTCAATTTCATAATAATTGTCATTATACCATTTAGCAAAGTTTTGAAAATTATGAAAATCCTCTGATACTTCACAGCCGATATATGTAGGATGTTTTTCTTTATATTTTTTATCATAGCATCTTTCTAGCATATGATGCCAAGTTTTATAAACTCTAGTATCTTTACCATTTTCACATGCCTTATACTTGCCTTCTCCAATATATCCTATCCCATAATATCTTTTTTCATAAGGGCATTTAATATTACCATTTTTAAACACGTCATATCTTGTGTTTTTCGCAATCCAATCATATTCTGGAAAATAAACATCTATATCTCTTTTATTGTTATATTTAACTATAACCATTTCACTACCAAAATTATTTACAGCTCTTTCACCTGTTCTATCAATTTTACTTTTCCCCATAATATCATTCCTTCTTTCTTTTATAATTCTTATAATATTCCTTCTTTATTTCTTGCTTTCTTTTCAATATTCTTATCATAGCATACTCATATATCTTTTTATTTATTTCGCATCCTATGTAATAAATATTTTCATTAATTGTAGCTACTGCCACAGTTCCAGTCCCAAGAAAACAATCAAAGACAATTCCTCTTTTTTTTACATATTTATATAACAATTCTTTTACTAATTCAGTTGAAAATACTTTATTTCCAAATGTTTTAATACCTTTATCTCTAACTGGTGCATTAATTATATTAGATATATTACTATATGTTTTTTGCCCGTTCTCTCTAAAACTTTTAACTATTTTATTAGTCTTGTAAGTTTTAAATTCATTCTTTCTGCAAAATAAATGTATTTGTGATACATTTTTTGTTGATTGTGTTTTACTCATATTATCTGGTAAAATATCAACTTTATTCCAATATATAATGTCGCCTAACATAAATTCTGTATTCATTTCTATTTCATTTATTATTTGGAATATTTCACTTGGTTTCTTTCTGTTATATGGGATTTCAATTAATATTGTTCCATTATCTACTAATATTTTATCAAACTGTTGAAATAGATTTACATATTCCTCCCTAGTTAAGTTAGGGAGGCTGACTAATAATGCTATCTACTTTGAAATTTTCATTAATCATATCATTCATTAAATCATGACAATTCATATTATATATTTTATTCTTTTCAACCATGTATTCTCCTTTCTTAATAATATCCATGTTGAATATACATATTAAAATAATGTTCTATTATATGTCTTTTATTTAATGGTAATGAATCCATTTCCATAACTTTTAACATTTTATTTAGCTCTGACTGTTTTACATTATCGTTTAATTTAAATTTATCTCCTTCTCTATGAAAATGCTTATCAAAATTGTATGTTTTCATATTATTCTCCTTTTAGTTTTTCTTTCCCCTCTTTTAATATTTTATAAAATTCTTTTCTATTTATTTCTTTGCCACAAGTGTGTTTTTCTGGACAATAACCCATAGATTCACATTGAGGAACTAACATTTTTTCATATCTATTATCCGTATTTAATACCTCTTGTTTCATTAATTCTGCAACTTCTCTTATAGGTAAATCAGCTCTAACGCATAATCTTTTGTGCATGAAATGAGAGAGAGCCTCTAAGGTAAATCCTATTCTCAATTTAGTCTTTACTCCTATTGGTAATAAAGTTCTCATTAAATCATTTGCTTGTTCTCCTGTTATTCCCATATCGTTATAACAAGCTCTCAATACTTTGTATCTAGCTTTCATCATATCCTCTGCTTTTTGATATTCTTCCCTTAATACTGGGTCATTCATAACTTTCGGTGGTACATAAATACTGAAATTATCGTCCATATCTACATATCTTTGAGATTGACAGTTTTTAAATACACCTATCTCATGTCTCATAATTTGGTCTGCTGTGAATCTAGGACATTCTATTTCAAATATAAAATAATTACCCCTACTTCCAGATGTATGTCCTTCTTTCATACAAGACAAGCCTACTTTTTCAGCATATTTTTCATCTGTATCATAACAAATACATGCTACTTCACCATGTTTTTTAATAAATTGTTTTACTTCCTCTTTGTTTAACAAAGTTACTTTTATATCATTTATAGTATACATATTATCATTCTCCTTTTATTAATTATTTTTATTCCATTTTATCTAACATTTCTTGCATAACTTTTATTGAATCTTCTAAGAATTTTTTATCTACCAAATCTATATTTATATAATCTGGTACAGTAATTACGTCTCCTTTGAATATTTTCCTAACACGATTATGAAAATCTGAAAGTTCTTCGTCCGTAGCTATTGGTTCTCCGTCAATTGTTTTATATCTAAATAAAAGTATATCTCCTTCTTTTGGTTTTAATACGTTTATTTCGTATTCTAATTTATCCATGATAAATCCTCCTTTATTAATTATTTTCATTTTCAGAATCTTCTATTACTTTTAACATTGCCTTATTACCATCATCGCTATTAAAAATATTAAATATAAAAAACGTACTGTTTTCAAAGAAAGTAAATAAGTTATAGATAGGTAATATAGAATTTATTATTATTTTTTTTCGTTTAATATGTCTGTCATATATTATTATTCCTAATTGATGTGCTGTTAGCACATCAACAAATTCTGTATTTTTATTTAAATCATTTTTTAGTTTTAATCCTAATATTATATTTAAAATACTTATTACTCCATATATTTTTAATAACATTTATTCCACCTCACTTTCATAAACATTTATTACTTTAAATATCGGCAGTGTATTTGATATTTCGTCATATTTTTTTTCATATATTGTACCTTCTGCTATTTCACATAGAAAAGTTGTTTTTAATTTATTTGTAACACCCATATCGTCTATTGTTGTTTCTACTATAGATATATTATACAAATTATTACTATTGGTGATAACACTTAATAAAAATTTTCTTATTTCATTTGTAAATACTTCATTATCTATATATAATAATACGTCTTTTCCTTTTTTATAAATTTTATAACCATTTATAGTCCTTAAATATAAGTCATTTATTTTTATATAGTCTATATTTTTAATACAATACATATTCTCCTCCTTATTTGTTATTTTTATTAATATTTTATTTAAGGTATATTTTACATTTTTATCACCTCCTTATATTACTATATTAACATTTATAACTTGAAAATTACCTATGAATTAATAAATTTTATAACTTTCTACTATAAGTTCTTTCTCTTCAGTTTGAATCCATTTATTATCTACCTCTTTCTTTTTATATTTCCATTGTGCATCTTTTATGCCAATTATATCACCTAGTTTAAGAGGGTTTAATTTAAAATGCTTTTTATATATCTTAATAGTAGTTGATTTACCTTTAGAAAGTGAATAAAGGGTTATTTTAGGTGCATATTTAGTATTAATGTCAACTACAAGATATTTGTTACCAAATGATTTATCTCTAATATCACAGCTACCAGTAAATTCAAAATAGTCTTGTATAAGTTGTGCTGTGTTATTTTCTTTATTTTTTACTTTAGATTCCATATATCTAAGCATAGGCAATGTATTATTGAATTTAAACATTTTATCTGACTCTTTTATGGCAAATTTAGTAAATATTTTATTTAAATTAGGATATTTCTCTTTAGATATTTGTTTCTTACTATAAAAGGTTTGATATAATTCGTATACCTTTAATAATTTAGGTATCGTTCCAAATTCAGAGAAAAAGTCAAGTCTAATTAATATTTTTATATTTTTACTATTTATTTTATTCCCTATGTCTATTAATAAATCTATGAATGAATTATATTTATTATCTTTAAGATTATATAAAATTTCACCTGCATTGTTTGATATAAATTTAATTGATGATAAACCTTTGTAAATGGAATTAGTTTCTTTATCCATGAAATATTCACCTTTAGAATATCTAAATTTAGGATTTTTTAATTTGATATTAAAATGTTTCATTTCTTCTGTTAACCTAGTTGTTCTTTCTTCGTCACCAGTATAGTTATTCATAGCAACAGTATAATATTCTAATGGATAATGAGATTTTAAATAAGCTCCATATAAACTATCATAAGCATAAGATAGTGAATGACTAGCATTAAAAGCGTACTTACTGGAGTCATTTACTACTTTCCATGTTTCTTCAAATCCTTCTTCTTTGCCAACAACATTTAACCAACCTTTTTTTAATTTCTCTTTTAATTCAATTAATTCTTTTTCTTTAAATTTCTTTTTCGCTATCTTCTTAATTATCGTATAACTTTCTGATTCTGGAATATCTAACCATATTAAATATTTCATGATTGACTCTTGATATAACATAAAATGATAACTTTCAGATAATAATTCATCCAATTCTTTTACATTTGTCGTATATTCTTTCCTATCTATAAATGTATCTAATAAAGATGCAAAGCCAGGTCTTATAGAAGCTACGAAACCACTCATTTCAGCCACACTTTTAGGTTTATATTTTTTAATTAAATCCGTAGCAAACTTGGAGTCTGCTTGGTTGATAGTCGAAGTTAATCCTTTCTCATAAATATCCCATGTCTTATCATCTAAAAGATTATTAATTTCGGTTATTGATGGTATATCTATATTAGCCAATTTACAAGTTTTCCTTATTATATCCCAAACGTTAACGGTTAGATAATCATTTTTTAAATATTTATATTTATCGCAATTATAGCCGTCTAAATTAGCACATATTCCATCTTTAGTTTTTATAAGTCCTATTTCTTCATCAACTGGTTTTGTATAGAGTAACATTGAACAAGGTGAAGGAGAAATACTTTCAATTACTCCTACAAAATGTTTTGATTCTTCTATTATGTTTTTCCAGTTAATATCATCAATATAATCGTCTAAATTCTTAGCTACTTCGTCATATTCAGATACTTTCATATCTAAAGATTTACAGTATAATCTAAATGCAGATGCTCTTTGTAAAGGCTTAAAACTAAGCATCCATGCACAATTTTCAGCTCCTAATAAATCTTCTGTAGCTTTAATAAATGGTTCTGGATTGCAACAATTTAAATCTATATCTGGTAAGGATTTTGCTTGTAATATACGTTCTATAGACATGAATCTGGTAGGGAATAATGGCACAGGTGCTTTTAGTCTGTCTATTTCTGTTAATCCTAAAAACTTAGTTATAATAAATGAAGGTGCTGACCCTCTTCCAGTTTTAGTTAATAGTCCATTATAGTCTTTCATACCTTTTTTAACAATATGATAATCAAGAATAAAATAATCTTCCATATGAGTTTTTTCTATTATATTTAATTCGTATTTTACAGCATTTATATATTCTTGTCTTTCTTCTTTTGGTATTTTTTTTAATTCATTATTTAATATTCGTTTTAATTCCTTATTTGGATTGTTAGATATAGAAGGTAATTTAATATCATCGTCTAATTCTATTCCTTCAAAGTTATCAAATATTAATGTATTATCTAAAGCTTGTTTAATTTGTTTATCTGATAAAATACCTTGTACCTTATATCTTTCTACTATTGTTTCATAATCTGGATAATCTAATATAAAATTACTTTCTTCCTCATACACAATGCCCTTTGCTTTTAAAAATAAGTCTCGATATTTTGAATCTTCGGGTTTAATATAATGTGAGTCGTTTGCATGAATTATTTCTATATTATATTTTTTAGCATAATTAAGAAGTCTTTTATTATATTCTTTTTGAATATTAGTGTTATGATTTTGCACTTCTAAATAAAAGTTATTGCCAAAATAATTTTTCATTTTAATTATCCAGTCTTCAGCACCCTCAATATCTCTTAATCTTGAAGCGACACAAGCCGTTGTAATTATTACGTCATTAGAATTTAAACTAAATAATAATTCATCATCTATTCTGGGTTTATAGTAAAATCCACTTATATTTGCTTCTGACATTATTTTGTTAATTTGTTTATATCCATTTTTATTTTTAGCTATTATTACTAAATGATAATTTGATTTGTCTTTTGCTAATCTATTAGACACATAATATGCCTCTACACCTGCTATAAGTTTTATATTATTTTCTTTACACATCGTGTAATATTCATGTATATTTCCTTGATATCCATGATTGGTACTGAAGAATATCGCTTTATCACCATCTAATTCCTTAGCCCTCTGGATATATTCCATTGGGCTACAAACAACATCAAGTTGTCTTACATTTGTATAATAATCATGTTTATGGTAATTATTATATCTATATTCCATTTATTCTCGCCTCCTATATTAACGTATTAACATTATCACATAGAAAATTACCTATAAATTTATTAATTATTTTCTTTTATATTTATTTTTATATTTTTGATATTCAACACAATGTTCTGCTGTCGAGCAAAGGTTCTGACAGAAGAAGCTAAAATTAGTTTTATTTACACTCCATAAATCCTCCTCTTTAGCTTTATTAATATCTTCCATGCTTTTATTTACAAATTCTTTAAATAAATCTATGTTTTCTTGATTAAATGGTATCTCAATAAAATATCTTTCGTATTCTCTCTCTTTTCCTAGTGGAATATCTTTTCTTTCCTTAACCTTACCCGTATCTTTATGCTGTGCATACTTCGCTAAATCAAATGCACATTTAACTATTTTATAATCTGGATATTTTTGTTGCAAGGCTATTCCATATAGGATAAGCTGATAGCATTTCTTAATTAAATTTTTACTCGTAAACCCACTCTTACTTGAGGTTTTATAGTCTATCACTTCAATCTCTTTCTTCTCATGGTCTATTAATGTTAAATCAATAAATCCACGAATAACGATTCCTTCAAAATCAATACAAAATTCTTCTTCTACTAAAGCTTCTTTTCCATCCATATTTAAAGGTTCAAAGTTTTTAAAATATAATTCAACATCTTTAATATAGTTTTCTTTACTTTTAATTGTTGGAAAATTTAAATTTCCTGCGAATTCATACATATCAATCTCTAAATTCCATTCTTCGATAACCTGTTTATTTGTTATTTTACCAGATTCAAGTTTCTCTGTTAAATCGTGAAATAACGTGCCTGAGAAGTCCGTATGTGTTTTGACTTCTTTTAACGTGTTCTATGTAAGTTAGATAATAATTTTTAGGGCAGTTGCCATAGCATGACAGCTTAGAAAAACTAAATTTTTCACTCATATAATCACTCTCCTTTAATTTATTAATTATTTTTAATCTGTTATTTCAACTTCATATCTATATAGTGCATCGTATAATTCAGTAGGTATTCTACCAAAGTAATAATCTGCTACTTGTTTTATATTCTTTTCTTTATAGTATTTATAAACCTCAAAACCTTTTTCTTGAGTATCATATACACCTAAATATTGTTGTTTCGACTTTCCAGTTTCTAGATTAATCAAACAACAATGTGCTTGATATTTACCATTTCTAGTAGGACTCGTGCCAATAACTGATTCACCTCTTGATTTGTCACATTTAGTAAACAATTTATTAATTGTTTCTGGCACAAATACACATCTCTCTGGACTATATAATTTGTTATGTTTAATTAGTATATCCTTGTCTAAGCACATAATTTCACCCTCAATTTCATAATAATTTTCCTCATACCATTTTCCAAAGTTCTGAAAATCATGCCAATTTTTATCGACTTCACAATCAATATATGTTGGTTGTTTTTTATGGCGTTTTTCATCATAACATCTTTGAAGCATACTATTCCATATATTATAGACTTTAGTAAGCTTGCCATTTTCTTTACATTTATATTCTCCTTCTCCCAAATAACCCACTCCATAAATATTTCTGTCATATGGACATTTAATTTCACCTTTTTTGAAATCACCATATTGTTTATTTTTAGCCATCCAATTATACTCTGGAAAATAAATATCAATATCTTTATTAGTTTTATATCTAATAATAATCATCTCGCTACCAAAATTATTATAACCTACTTCCCCTGTCCTATCAATTTTACCACTCATAACATCACTCCTTTATTAATTATTCTACAAAAGTTCCATTGTGTTTTATATATAAACTCTCCTATTCGTATTTACTTTCTAAATATTGTATTAATTTGTCAATTCTGCTTATTGCTCCTTTCTGTTTTTCTATTGATTGTTTTTTAACATCAATGTTATTTATAATACCATCTATACGATATAATTCTTCGATTACTTTTTTATAATCAACTTTTTTAGGGTCTATATCTTTATATATTTTGTTATATTTTCTAATTATTACATCTCTTATCCTATCATAATCCTTTTTATATCTTTCTTTTAAATCTTCTAATGTACCATATACACATTCGTTTGGAAGATTAAATCTATCATCAAATACATATCCTCCAAAAGCTGTAACATATCTTATACATGAATGAGTAGAATTCCCCCAGACTTTCTTATCTTTCGTATGTCCATAATCACAGTTTGGAATGTACTCAAATTTCAATTCCTTAAAACAATTTTCAACTATATCTATCCAAGCATCATGTCGATTATAAGTATACAAATCATATGAACTATTTCCATTTAAGAAACAATTCTTTATAAATTTATTCCCTGTATCATATTGATACGTTTTCATTTCTACCTTGAGTGGTTCACTAAATGTCTGTATGATTTTATATATTGGTTTATATAAACTTTTAAATTTCTTATAAACATACTCATCTTCTAACGTTGTGAATATTCGCTCGTCCACGTCATAGTCATAATATGATTTTTCTAATAATTGATTGATTTTAGAATTATATTCTTCATTTGTTATCTTTTCTTTTGTGTCAACATGTAAATAATAGTCTACAATTTTAGTTTCTTCTATTTCTCTTATGTCTTTTTCATTTTTTACTTTTACTTCAATTTTAGTGCAAGTGTTATTATTAACAACTTCCCCATCTATCAAATATCTACCTATTGGTAATAATACAAATTTAATATTTTTATCTTCAAAATTAATTCCTTTCATAATTATTCCTCCTTTATTTACATATTTAAATATGTCAACACACCACCAAGTATAATTAATAATATAGCTGTGCTATTAAATCCAAAACATCCTAAAACAACAGCTAATATCCATAAAATCATACCTAATAATATTAATTTATATTGATTATTTAATTTTTTCATAATATCACTCCTTTTAATTTATAATCAAACATTCATTACATAATTTTTCAAAATACTTCTTTACCTAAATCCTTAGAAATTATATTTACTTTAATCATTAGTTGTATCCTCTCATAATTTCATCCACAGTATAAAAACTAGAACATTTAGAATAATCATAATCCATTATATTATTTCTTATAAATGAAATAAATCTTTCATCAATATCATTAAATTTTAATAATCTAACAATACTTCCATCGCTAGAAGTTACTTCGTTTAAATTATCATCTGATATTAATATTTCGGTTATTTCTTTTAATTCTTCACTTTCTTCCATATCTAATGCTGAATAATCATTTTGTCCACTAACATGTATTATATTCATATTTTCCTCCTTAAAATAAGTTAATTAATCTTCTATAGTTTCTAATGTTTTAAACATATCATAATTATTTAAACATTTTTTATAAACATTTAGCACTATTTTTTCTCCATCTGATAATTTAATGGACTTTTTATATAATCATTTCGCTATCATATAATAACTCCTTCTGTTTATTAATTATTTTTACCTCCTAAAATACATTCATTACAAAGTTTTTCAAATATTTCTTTCCCCTGGTCTGATGGAGATACTTTACTTCCTTTTTTCATATACTTATTTTCTTTATCTAACATTATTTTTATTTTTACATCTCGCATAAATAATGAATTTTTAATAGTGTCAACATCTCTTATAATTGCATCTTTCATTAAACCTTCGTCCATACATAAGATTATTTCTGAAACACCTAATTTTAATAACTGTTCTACTTGAGTTGTACTAATCTGATTGCCTCCTAGAGACACACATTCATGTACCCCGAAACTATCACACTGAAGAACTGATTTCTCTGATTCAAACACGTACACCTTATTGTTCTTTATATACTCTTTATTCTCATATAGTCCATACAAATATTTATGCTTAGGAAAAGGAATTAAAGGAATGTATTTGAAGTTTGTCGGAATATCATTATCTATTCTACCCATGCAACCTATAAGTCTTCCATAATAATCTCTCCATGGGATGGTAATGCGATTACTTTCTTCATCAAATCCTATTTTGAATTTAACTTGTGAAGAAGGTAAGATTCCGTCATCTGCAAAACGTTTAAACCATTTATATCCATTATTATATTTATCTAAAACACTTTCATCATAAGTCACTTCCTTTTCTTCATCTTCATAAGGTATATATAAGCTATCGAAGAAACCATCGAATAAACTTTTTTCCTCTGTTTGATAATTACCTTCTATTTTCTTACCTAACATAGTTGTAATTGTCTTTAATACTTCTCTATAGGTTAAACCTGTATGAGTAGCTATTAAACCGAATAAATCCCCATTATAAGACGTTGTAAAATCTGTAGCTGATAAATTATCATTTAATTTGATTCTACATCCACTAGGGTTATCTCCTCCTACTTTTGCACACCTAATCTCTTTATCTGTTATATTAATACTATGATAATTATAATAACTTAATATTTTTTCAATTTGTTCTGGATTATTTTTTAAATACTCTTTCATATAGGTTTGTCACCTACTTTTTATTAAATTTATTATTTTGTTGATTGATGTTGTTTATATTCATTCGTTGTGGGTGGCAAAAACATACTTCACTAATCTTTGTGCTATATGTATTCATATGTAATATGAAAGCTGTATTACTATCGCTTGACACAGTTGTACTTCTCGATTTTCCTATAAAAAATATCCTATAATTTGAATCTGGACTCAACTCAACCTCTTCTTCGACCCATCTATCGCCTTTCTTTACTCTTTTAAAAGGTTTACAATATGCTTTAGAATCCTTATCTAACTCTTCTTTATATAAAGTTCTCATTAAAAAAATTTCACTGGCAACTTCCCCAATTTGTTTACTATTCGCCATCATACCAATATCTAAGAATAATGACCCATTATTAGACATTGCTAATTGATAAGTCATTACAGCACATATATCATAAATCTTTGTTAATTCATGGATTTCACGAGATTGTTTTACTAAGGCTTTCCAGTCATCATCTGTGCCGTTACTCATCTTAAATGTATCAAATAGAAACACATCTAAACCTTTACTACTTAATGAATATTTCCTAATTATTTTTTTCATACTACCCATGTTCATTGTATTAGTACTTACAATTATTAAATTGTCTGCTATTTTTTCATTATATATATTTCTTGCCTCCCTAAGTGCTAGTTTATCTTCGTCAGTTAATCCACCAGATTTAATTTTCTTTTGATTTATTTTTTTATATCCTACCTCATTATTTACCAAATAAGTTAGGAATTTAATCTTGAAAGCACTTATGTCTTCTTCGTTTGTCATCAACAATGTTCTATATCCATTAGATGCTAAAGATAAGGCTAGATTAGATAATAATGTACTTTTCCCAATATTTATAGAACTGGCGATAAAATTTAATGTTCTCTTTCGTAACCCTAGTATTTCTTTTGATAAAGTAGGTAAAAACTTACTTGATAAAACCTCATCAAACATCATTCCAACCTCAACACCATTTTCTAAGTTTTCTATAAAATCCATGCTTATTTCACCAACGTGTTCCTTTACATCCGAATTAATACTAATTGGTAGATAAGAAGTGTCTCTGCTTTCTTTAAAATTTAATAATTCATCCGTAGTCATCTTATCTGCCAAATCTAACCAGGATATTTGAGTCTCTCCTTTTTTAGTTGTTATAGTTATTTCTTTCTCTAGGTTTAATCCATCTTCCCAAAATGATATCAACATGTTATGTTTAAGTAAAGAATCAATATAAGAATTAGCATTTTCTAATTCTGTTGTTTTCATTAATATTTCTATCATCTTAAATCCACCTAAATCGGTATATTCTTTAACTAGAGAAGGTTCACATTGAAGTTTAATATCTAAATCTGTCACCTTTAATACATTGTTATCTGAAAGTGTTTTAACTATTTTATATAAAATCATTCCCTCATTTGTTATAAACATATCATCTAGTTTATACTCTTTTACAGACATTATATCTTGGAATAATATACCTAAGACAGTTCCCTCTATTTGCTTTCTTCCCTTTTGAAGACAATCTGGTAAATCATTATAATTTAACATATTACACCCTCCTTTATTAATTATTATAAATTTAATTCATTTATTAATATATCTTCTATATTATCAATTTCATAATACCATATTTCTAACAGTTTAATATTATTTTTTTTACAATAATCTTTTTTACGTTTATCATAAATTTGTTGTCTTTTAAAACTCTCTTCGGTTTGCCAACCTTTAGCCCTTTTAACATGTTGTTGTCCTTGACATTCTATTAATAAATTGTAATCTAGTAAATAAAAATCAAATCTAAGAGGTTGTTTGCCTATTCCAAATAAATCGTCATAAGAATATTCTCTTTTATATTTAATATTATATTTATCTAATACTTTTTTTGTAGATTGTTCTAATTGTGAACCTTTACAATCCTTACAAACTACACCTATATCTTTTTGATTTAAATCATTTAAAATTTTTTCAAATTCATTTCCACATTTTTCACAAATAAATTTATATTTTTTATTAGAATAAGTAGCAACCTCATAAGGCGATTTTTTATTATTAGGCGACCAATACTTAGCTTTTTCGGGATATAAACTTCCAAATGAGTCTTTACAATGCACTCTCCCACTATTATGAATACAATAAGGACATCTTGAATTTTGTTTAAAGGCATTTGGGGTAACTAAATACCCACCATTATCATTATGATATTTTTTATTTTGACATAACATCCAAACTTTCTTATTGCTATTTGGAGCTATATTAAATGGATTTACTGTGTTTTTATTACTCCAATATTTCTCCAGAAAATCTTCACCAAAAGTATCTATTCCCCATTGTGCAAATGAATCTTTAGGATGTACTTTAAAGTTATGACAATAAGGGCATCTACCACCATTTTTGAAGTCACAACACGTAACTTCAAAACCACCATTATCATTATGATATTCTTTATTTTGACATAATATCCAAACCTTTTTTTTTACTACCTGGTTTTATCTCCCAAGGATTAATTTTATTTTTAGAACTCCAATATTTTTCTACAGCATTATTGCCATATGTATCTATTAACCATTGTGCGAATGAATCCTTTGGATGTACTTTAAGATTCCCACAATAACCACATCTTGCACCAAAAACAAAATGGTCGGACGTAGTTTTATAAGCATCGTGATAATCGGTTTTATCGCATAAAATCCAAATTTTATTACCAGAACGTTTACTGATTAAATAAGGATTTAAATCGTTCTTCTCCCAATCCCAATATTTATTTAAAGGTTCTTGTAATTCTTGTTGAATATAATAAGCAAATGAGTTTTCATATTTATTACAACAATTGGTACATTTATTTCCCCTTTTAAAACTATCTAATTGCACGTCATACTCTTTACTACAATAAGGGCATTTTACTCTAATATAATTCATAGTACCCTTTTTATTTTTTCCATCTATAGTTATTTCATTACAACGATAACTCCCAATATAAGTATATCCATCCCCTCTTTCTTTAACTCTTTTCTTATGTTCCTCATTCTGATACATTTTCTATCACTCCTTTCCTTATATTACCGTATTAACATTAATTCACTAAAAATTACCTATGATTGATAAAAATTTTGACCTTTTATACGCCGTTCTAAGCGTTTTAAATTTATTCATTGATAATTTATACTTACAAATATAGCTCAAGTCGATTAAACTTGAGCTATTTATTAATTATTTTTTATATTCCTTTATTTTCTTTTTATAATAATTAAACAAGCTATTAGGGTCTTTTCTTTGTCTTTCTACTTCATGCCAGTCCATTTTTCCTCTAACTTTCCAGTCCCCGTATCCGCCTTGTTCAACATGACAATCTTGGTTTAATCCCATATTTATTTCATCACCGTAATATATACAAACATCACCATCTAATGAAAATAACATATCAACGGCTTTAAATAACTTATTCATATCATGTCCTACAGAATTGCTAATTCTGCTCATATCATGATTACACAAGAAGTTGACATCATATTTTGGGTCATTTTTAATTACTAATGGATTTCCTGTGTTTAAGGAATGTTTTATCCAGCCACTTTCTTCAAAGTTAAATGCTTTGCCTATTGTTCTTGCGTATTTATTAGATTCTTCATATGTATCCCAACATTCACAGACTAGATAAATATTTGGTTTTATACCTCTAACCATTTTACTAAACCAGCCCCAGAATTCAATAGCATCACAACCATGCGCTATATAAGGGACAGCATCTAATCTAAACCCATCTACATTATGTTTTATCCAAAACTTTACTATGTCTACTATCATATCTCTTACTTCTTTACTAGACCCATTTACTGATGGCATATCGAAGTTCCATGGTGCATAATAGAATTTATTATTTTCTTTACAGATTCTCCATTGATTATTTTGTTGTTTATCACTCCAGAAGTAACAATCATTGTTCCCTTTTACGCTTTCTTTGAATAATTCATTTTGTGTACTTGTATGACATAATACTAAATCTAATAAAACTTCTAAGTTATTTTCATGTGCTACTTCTACAAATCTATCAAAATCTTCTAATGTTCCGTATTCTTTTTTAATATCTGTGTAATCTATTATATCGTATCCATGTTGATTGCAAGAAGGGAATATAGGAGTCAGCCATAAGGTTGTTACTCCTAATTCCTTGAAATAATGTATTTTATTAGTTAAATCTTGGAGGTCTTTACAAAATGCTGGAAAATATATCTCATAAATTATTCTTCTTTTTTTATTCTGCATAATAATCACCTCTTATAATATTATTTAAATCCAATAGTTGATTTTTTTACTTTTTTATCTCTAACCATTCTTTCTATTGTATGCAATAAACAACCTTGATTAATTTTACGTAAACCTTTATCTACGGCATATATACCACTATGATTACAAACTGTATGAATAAATGCTCCAGTTTGTCCTTCTGTTATTTCGGCTAATGATTCATAATTTATATCTTTTTCATGTTTAAGTTTACCAACATATAATTTAAACAATTCAACTCTTAATTCATAAGAAGGCAAAGGAATAGTTATAACCTTATCAAATCTCCCTTCTCTAATTAATGCTGGGTCTAATTGTTCTACTAGATTCGTTGCTCCTATAACTATAATCTTATTATCACTTGCTTCATTCATACAAGATAATAGTTTGTTCATTGCACTTCTATATTCCTTGTTATCGTCACCTTCACGATTTACACCTATAGCGTCAATTTCATCTATAAAAAGAATTCCTCCACCTTTATTTTTTAAGTCATCAAATATTTTTTGCACCTTTTTGCTTGACTCCCCTACGTATTTTTCGGCAAAATCTGACGCTACTATAGATTTAAAATTCATATTAGATTCACTAGCTATTGATTTAGCTAACAATGTTTTACCAGTACCAGGTGACCCTTCTAGTAATATTCCACTTGGCAATTCACATCCAATCTCTTTATATTTTTCCATATTTTTTACAAAGTTTATTGTACTAAGCACGTCCTCTTTTATTTCTTTGTCAAGTATTACATCGTCTAATTTACATTCTTTTGTTTCTTTTTTACTTATGTTATTCAACTTCCATCTATCATAAGCTTTTTCATAATCTTCAATAATAGGTATACTCATTGATTCTCCATATTTAAATTTTAATATTTGTTTACATAATAATATTGCTATTCTTGTTAAGGTATCTTTATTGGAATTTTCTAATTCTTCATAATCTATGAATTGATAAGCACTAAAATCACTAATCAAGATGCATTCTTCAATGTCTGGTTTTAGTTTTGTAGAAGTTAGAAGGTTTAATTTTTCAAAAGCAAATAATAAACATTCAAAATCTACCGTTAATTGATATAAATCCTCGTTCGCAAGAAAATATCTTTTTCTATTTTTTTCATCCATAATATCAACTCCTATTTTATTATTAATTATTTTTCAAATATAATATCGTTCTTTAATTCTTCTACAGCCCTCTCTACTGTTTTCCATACGCTTAATTTTGCCAATATTATTTTTTTCTCAATTTCTAATTGCACCTTAGTATCTTCGCTAAATTCTAATTCATTATTTAATAAATTATTTATACTATCTAACAAATTATTTAAATATTCCTGCTCTTTTCTCATTTGAAACTCTAATATATTTTCCATAAATTAATCCTCCTCATATTAATCTCTTAACTGTAATTCTGGAAAATCGTCTTTATTAAATTTTGAAATAAATGCTCCTAGAATAAGATAATAATCTCTAGGTATTTCTATTTCTTCGTCGTTAAATTTAATATAAATATAATCATTACTCATTTCTATATAAATTTCTTCCTTTTCGTCACCAACAAACATAGCTAGTAATTTATCTACTTTATATTTTTTATTCATAAAATTATTACCTCCTTATTGTTTTAACATATTCAATATACCTCTAATTAAACTTATATAATAAATTAGTTCTTCCTCATTATTTAAAGTGAATCCCCATATACTGTTATATATGTCTTTTAACATATCTATATTATTTTTAAAATTATTACAACACGCTTTGCTTATTTCATCTAGATTTTCCAAATTTTCAATATTCATATCTTCAGCTTGTTTCTTTATAACTCTTTTGAAGTCGTCGTTAGTTATTGGTGAAAGTCTATAATATTCATCGAATAATTCTTTAATTTCCTTTTTATATATTTCATTCATAAAATTATTACCACCTTATAATCCTAATATGTCATCGATATCCCTAGGCGCTTTTTTCTTTACATTAACTACTATATCGAAATCATCTACAAAACTTGGTTCTACTTCTTCTGTTTTTTCTTTAGATTCTTGTTTGTCTAATTGATTTTCGGCTATATAATGTTGTAATTGATTTTCTAACATTGATAAACAATATTTAATTCTTGAATTGACAGTTTTAAAATCTATATTATTTAATATATCCAACATATCTTTTTCATATTTATTAATAAATTCATATATATCTTCTTGCGAAAAATTATCAGTAATACTTTTATAAGTACTTTGAAAATATATATTCTTTTCTTTCTCTCCCAAATTACATATACTTCTTATTTTCTCCCTATTTTCTTTTTTAATTTCCTTTTCTCTTTCTTTTCTTTTAATCTCATTTTGTTTTTCATTTAAACATTCTTCACTACAAAAATATCTATTTTTTATTTCACCATTGTCATTTAAATATTCTTCTATGAAAGCGTCTTTTTTATCTATTTTATTTTTACAGTATCGACAAGTAACTTTTGGCATGGAATCACTCTCCTAATCATTGATTACCGATTCATTTTCTTTTCTTAATTTTTTACCACACATAGGACAGAAATTTATTTCGCACTTAACACTTATATCCCAATTATTATCATCTAATCCATATGCTACTAATTCACTTGTACCCGAGTGTAATTCTATTCCTAATTCTTTTCTATTGTCACATATGCCCTTACCTTGCTCACAATAAATGCACATTTAATCACCTTCCTCATCTAACATATTTATTATATTGCAACCTATATTATTAAAATCAATGCTACTTTTGCTTAATTTTCCCCCACAATAAGGGCAATAATTTACAGGTAATGGTTCTGTAGAATTCCACATCAATATATCACCGTTCGTAAATTTATAATCACATACAATATATGCTCTATTGTCAAATAAATAACCTTTTAATATATATTGATTACTACATTTTTTACAATTATCACATGAATTATTAAAAACCTTTTCACAAAAGTTATCATCAGCATATTCACTTCTCATATACCATTCTACTTCACGCTTATCGTTGAATAATCCTTCACAAAATTTACACATAATACCTCCTAAAATATTAATTTCATTTTTAAAATTGATAATAATATTTCTTTAAAATTTAACCCTACCATATAACTAAATAGGTTATTTGTCTCTGTATCACAATATGATTGAATTAGATGATTACCACTTCGTTTATGCATTATATCTATATGATGTGTATAATCATACTTTTTAATATATTTTTCATAAGCTATTATATATTTATTTTCTTCTCTTTTCACCCATCCTAATTTGTAAAATTTTTTATCAATATAATTACTAATTAATCTTTTCATATTTATTCTCCTTCCTTTATATCAAATATATCATTTATAAAATTATTTAATTTATCTTTGTCAAGTGGAAAACCACTAGCTTTTGGATGACCTCCTCCACCAAATTGTTTAGCTATATCTGTTAAATTAATATTATCTTTAACAGTTCTTAATGATACCGTTTCTTTTTTAATTATAGCTACAAAATCTAATTCTTCATGTCTTTCACATAATATATTTCCTAATTCACTTGTGTAAGAGTCAGCCATAACTATACCTATTTTATAAAGTTTAAAATCTTTAATTATAAGTTCTTTTTCTTTTATATTAATGTAATTATCTATTTCTTTTTGTTTTATTTTTAATATTGCTTTATCTGTTCTACTAAATAATTCTTCATTATTTTTTATTCTATATATCATATTATCTACGAATTTTTCTCTGCCTAATATGTAAAGTAAATCATTTAACTGTTTAGCTTCTTCGTTTTTAAATATTTCTTTCCATTCCCAAGTGTCATATTGTCTTACTAATTCAACAAAATCTTCAAGAGATTTATTACACAATCCTTTATTTATTAATTTATCTAACAAATAAATAAAAGATAGATGTGTACCACTATTTTTAAATCCATCTGACAGGTGTGTCATTACATTTGCAAATGAATATTTATTTAAAAATTCTGCCGAAGGGTGATGGTCTAATAATTGTACTTTTAAACCTTCTTTATTTATTATCTCTGCTAATTCTTCGCTTACAGATAAATCTGTTATAAATAATTGTTCGTAAATTCCAAATCTTAGTTCTTCCAATGATTGTTCTACGATATTATTGACTTCATTATTTCCTACTGAAAGGACATCCACTTCATCACCATATAAAAGTTTAAATACTACTTCACATCCTATCCCATCCAAATCGTTATGTGTTATTAATTTAATCATATATTAATCCTCCTCTTTTATTAGAGCTAGAAGGATTGAGTTCCCTCTAGCTCTATTTATTATTGTAATTTAGCTAATATTTCTTGTAATTGTTCAGCATCTAATGATGCAACACTTTTAACATTTTTTTCTTTCATAAATTCTTTTACTATATTCTTAGCATTTGTATCTTTAAGTTTATGTTTCAATTGAGACTTTAACTCATCCAATGATACCTTTTCTTCTTCTTCTTTTTCTTGTTGTTCAACTTCTTGTTGTACTTGTTTTAAATCTAATTCTTGTTCTTTTTTCTCCTCTTTTCTTAATTCTTCTACATTATGTTTAACCTTTGATTTTTTTAATGAATTTTCAACGCCCATTTTAAATGCTTTCATAAAGTTTTCTGCTGATAATTCTAATTTTTCTGGTAGACCTTCAAACCTACTACCACAATCAATTAAACCATTAGAAGTAAAATACATATATCTTTTAGCATCTACTTGCACGCCATCTTCAATAACTCTTTCTGTTGCTAAATTAACTATCATTTGTGCTGAATTAGATATTGGTGAATAAAAGTCAAATCTTAAATTTGTTGTAAGTTGTTCATATTCATCGTTTGTTAATGTATCTTTTTTACCTTTATATTTAGTATGTCCTAAAATAAATAGTGCAACAGGCAATCTATCTAATTTATATATCTCATTCATTACTAATTCTAATAATCTATCTCTACCTCTAGAATACCCACCAAAACAATCGTTCAAACTTTTAGATGGTTTACCTGTTTGTCTTCTACTTTCTTCCATGACTTGTTCTATACCTATATCAAATAAAGTATCTAATGTATCTATTACTACCATTTTTATGCCTAATTCTTTATAATTCTTAACCAAATCATCTACTACTTGCACAAACCCTCTATTACCTTCTGAATCTTCTTTTTTATTAAATTTTAAAACTTCTTCATATTGTATATCTGGTAATGCCTTATAACCTTGTTCATTTCCACAAGAAATTAATAGCATTTCATCTAAACTATACTCTTGTTTTGCTAGTTCATAAACTGTTGTTGTTTTTCCTATTTTCGCTTCACCCATTAATATATAATGTGAGTAAGATGTTAAATCAACTTTCACTTTATTTCTTTTTATAGCCATAGTATCACTTCTCCTTTTTATTAATTATTTTTAATTTGTTATTCTTATTTATATCTTATAATTAATATATTCTACATTTTAATCACCCCTTATATTATCGTATTAACAATTATACCTCCTAAATTACCTATGATTTAAAATTTATCTATCCATATAATATACAGTCAACTGCAACGAAGCTAAAGACTTAGTTGCTTCCTAGGTAAAATTACTATTGTAACTAATTTACTAGGCTCAAAAGGTCGTTGCAACCTCCTTTTTTATTATTGTAATATCCTCAATCCTTCATTCAATATATTTATACTTGCATTTATATCTCTATCATGATGAATCCCACAATGTGGACAAGTAAATTCTCTTATACTCAAATCTTTTTTACCCGTATTATTTCCACAATTAGAACATATTTGACTTGATGGATAATATTTATCTACAAAAGAAATTGTTCTTCCATACCATTTAGCTTTATATTCTAATTGTCTTCTAAATTCATACCATCCTACATCTGACACAGATTGTGATAAACCTTTATTCTGTTGTATTTCTTTTACTTGTAAATCTTCTAAACATATCACTTGGTTTTCGTTTATAAGTTCAGAAGATAACTTATGTAAAAAATCTTTTCTTTGATTAGATATTTTTTCATGTAATCTAGCGACTTTAATTCTTTGTTTATTTCTATTTTTACTACCCGATTTCTTCCTAGATAACTTTTTTTGTTCTTTAGCTAATTTATTTAATGATTTTTTCAAATATCTAGGATTAGGATATTTTATACCATCTGAAGTTATTGCAAAATCAGTTAATCCTAAATCTATACCGACTGCGAATTCACTTTTAGACAACTGTTTTATTTCTTGTTCTACTAAAATTGATATATGATATTTGTTACTAGGATTCTTAGATATTGTAGCCGATTTAATTATTCCATCTTTAGGTGTTTGTCTATGCAATTTAATTCTAACTAATGTTTTTAGTTTTGGTAATTTAATATATTTATCATCTATTATTTTTATTGTTTGTGTTTTTTGGTTATTGTTTGTAGTATAACTATAATGATTATTTTTTTTGCTTTTGAATTTAGGGAATCCAACTGATTTATCTCTAAAGAAATTTTTATATGCTTTATCTAAATTCATTTGGGCATTAGCTAATGCTAAACTATCCACTTCTTTTAACCATTGATATTCTTTTTTATATTGTGCTGGAGTATTATTTAACATTTTATTGTTTTCTTTATAATACTCTATTTTGTCATTTAACATTTTATTATATATAAATCTAACACTTCCAAAACATTTGGAAAAATATATCTTTTGTTCTTTATTAGGATATAGTCTATATTTATAAGCCTTTAACATTATTTATCCCCTCCTTTCTTATATTATTATATTAACATAAACTTTATAAAAATTACCTATAATTTTATTTTTTCACCCTTGATTTTTAATATAATTTCTTTCTATATTTACATACAAATACAATATGATAACGCAATAAGAATTTACTGTGATTTATACTATCGTATTTATTCATGTCTATCCTTTTTTTTGACTAATTCATCCACTAAGCTAAAGACTTAGTGGATTTCTTAGCTCTCACATTTAAAATTCATATCTTCACTTATTATTGTAATCTTAGGATATCTATCTGCTATTTCTTTCGCCTTATTAACTGCACTGTGTACATTATGAGTTGTATATTTTTCTAAGTATTCTAAAACTTCCTCATTCTCATCTATTTTATATAATTGAATCAAATATAAATCTTTTGTATTGATATAATCAACATATAACTTCAACTCTTCCACATTACCAACTCCTTCCTAGAGGGAATTAATCCCTCTTTATAATTTTATTAATTATTTTCAATCTAAAAATCGAATAATTCGTCCTCGTCATCATCGCCATCTGATAATATATCTAAATCTCCGTCCTCATCTAATAATTCTGGTTTAGGTTCATCACCTTTACTTAATAACTCGTTTAATGTTAAAGGTACTGGTATTGCTCCTTTACTATATCCTCTACCTATTGAAGATATTTCCATTCTTCTTTGCATAGACCCCATTCCTGCACCATATTGTTGTTTCAAATCTTCAATATCCATTAATCCGTACTTAACAAGTTCTTTTTCTTCATCGCTTAACATATCTTCATTAAATGGCACTTCTTCACGTCTATTTATTAATCTAACTCTATACCCCATTTTACATAATTCATTATCGTCAAAGTTATCTAATAGCATTTTATTTATTAATTTAGCCATTTTCTTAGCTTTCTCACTATCCTCACCTAATGGGTACTCAAATGATTGATAAAATCCTATATCAGCCTTTTTCTTAGAATTATACTCTGGTATATATCCATTTATAACTAATAGATTCTCTTCTTCTAATCTGCTATCGTCTAAACAATCTTCTGTTATATAAAATTCTACGTTTGCTAATGCTTTTTCTTCTGCCTCGTCATTTATAACATATATTCTTTGCACATTGTAATTTGTATAAATCTTTTCTTCGTGTGTTTTAGGATTAGTATAACTTGAATATTCTATATTACCTTGTACTTTAAATTTTTTGTCTTTATAAGCATCTGATTTTAATATTGAGTGTACTGCCATTGAATAATCAAATTCATTTGTAAACTCCATTCTTTCTTCACCATCAACGAATATATACTTCTTAAATTCAGCTAAATTATCTATATATTTATCTGAATCTTTATGTTTAAATTGCACTGTAGAATATTTACCATCTTCACTTTTTAGTAAACTATATATTATACTATTATCTACATTTATACTTCCATCACTGTTTTTCTTTGCATTACTCATAAAAGATTTTATTTGAAGATTAAAATTATCTTTGTCGCATTTCATTTGTAGGTTTAACTCTCGGATATTACAACCACTATCTAATAATTTATCGCTAAAAGCTTTTCTATTTTCTCTATCTGGTGCTATTGATAATCTACCTACCATAACGAAATTTAAATTACTCATATACACATCTCTCCTTTATTAATTATTTTTATTAATATTTTATATTGCTATTTTATGATATACTCTTAATATAGTATTTTTAGCTCTCTCATATATTAAGTCTAAACATACACCTTCCATTTCATACACTTCAATTAATGATTTTAATTTATTTTCAACTTCCAATATTTCATCTAATTCTTCTGATGTGAAATTATCTCTTAATGCTTGGTTTTTCTTTAAACCTTTCCCAAGTCTTATTTCACTAGCTGATTTATCGAATACTATTGTATAAACTAAATTAGTATATTTTGCATATATAAATTTATCCGTATTTCCATATACCTTTTTAATTGCGTCGGTTAATCCACGTCTTATAATCTTACCTGTTCTTCTGTAATATTTAAACTCTTCAGATTGTCCACTTTCTTCTATATAAGTTTCAAGGGTTCTAATATAGTCTATTACTTTTGCTCTAACATAAGCTGATTCCTTTGTACTCATTTGTAATATTCCTTCTTTATTTAATAGATAGCAACCTCTTTCTTTTCCTTGTTTATCTATATAAGTAGTCGGTGGAAATTTTCCACCAACCTCAAAACCTAATGATTCTAATAGTTTCATTTCTTTTCTTATATCTCTCATGAATTCTTTATGTTCTTTAGATTTTTTACCTTTTTCAGTCCTCCAGGTATTTAATAATTCATTTAGCTCATTTGATTTCATCTCTATATTCTTATCAATTATAAAATCTTCAAAATTCATAATCACCACCACCTTTATTAATTATTTTTATTAATATTTTATTTTGGCACTTTATATATTTTACATTTTAATCACCTCTTATATTAGTGTATTAACATAACTATATGTAAAATTACCTATGAATTTATTTTTTATATCTTAAACTATATATTATCTCTCCTATCATTAATGATACTAAAACTACTACATAAGGAGTTACAAATTCTACTCGAAAAATTAATACTAGAGATAAGATTATAATAATACATCTTATAATCAAATCTTTTAAATTCATTTCTCTTCACCTCCTTCTATTAACTCAAAAAATTTACCGATACTATATATTCTATCACAATATTCAACTAAGTATTTTTCTCTATCTCTTTGTCTTAAATCCATTCTTGCAGAGTATATTGTATTATAAACTTTCACTACTTTTAAACTACCATTAGTTATTAATTTTATCATATTAATATTTCTCCTTTTTATTAATTATTTTTATTTATGATTTATATAATTTTTAGGAAAATTGATATTTTATACCTTTTTATTCCTCCGTATTGATTAATTTTTTTAATTTTTTTATGGCAATTTTTATTTCTTCTTCAGTTACTACCATATCAATCCATTCAGTTTGTCCAAATCTATCTCTCTTGGATACTTTGATGTACCTCTTCTCTCCATTCATAGTCCAACAACTTAGCCAATATTCATAATCATTCATATAAACTCCTCCTTATTTACTTCCTATTTCATTTAACATTCCCTCGCTAAATATTTTAATGACACATTCTTTTTCTTTGGTGTAACAAAAGCACTTCTCACATTGTTTATCACTTAACAACTCACACACTTCATTTGAATCAAGTTTTTTCAATATATCTTTTAATTCTTCTATCGTCATATCAAACACCTCCTTAATATAATCTCCTTTTATGTTTATCTTTTCTAGTATAAGTCTTTTTACTTTTCTTTATCCCAGTGCCTCTTTTAACTTCTTGTAGATGTTCATGTATGTTTTCTATTTTACCAACATGATTGAAATCCTTACCTTTTAATGTAAATTTTATCTTTTTCATTCTTATCACCTTCCTATAAATACATTATATCACATTGAAATATAATGTCAATAGGTTTATTAATTATTTTTTAGTCTGTTATTTCAACTTCATAGTTGTATAGTGCATCATATAAGATTGTTGGAATTTGATTTTTGAAATAATCAGCTACTTTCTTAATATATCTCTCTTTAAATTCTTTATATACCTTAAAAGCTTTCTCTTGAGTTTCATAATATCCCAAATATTCTTTCTTTGATTTACCTGTTTCAAAATTGTATACACGACAACGTACTTGATATTTACCATTTTTGCAGAGTGTTGCACCTATAGGCGAATCACCTCTATTTTTATTATTTTTAGTAAATAAACTATTAATAGTTTGAGGTACATAAATGCATGTATCTGGAGAATATATTTTATTTCCTTTACAAAGTATATCTTTATCCAAATGCATCGTCTCTTCTCCTACTTTATAATAATTTTTACTATCCCAATATCCAAAATTTTGAAAGTTTAAAAATTCTTCCGATACTTCACAATCTATATAAGTTGGGTTTCTATCTCTATATTCTTCATTATAACACCTTTCTAGCATACCATTCCATGTGTTATAACATCTTGTATGTCTATTATTTTCACCTGTTTTATATTTCCCTTCTCCGACACAACCCATGCCAAATACACGTTTCTCATAAGGACATTTAATTTCTCCTTTTTTAAAATTGCTATATCGTCTATTTTTAGCTACCCAATCGTATTCTGGAAAATATATATCCACATCGTTCCATTTTCTATATTCAATTATTATCATCTCACTTCCAAATGTATTGTAACCTTTCTCACCTGTTCTATCATTTTTACTCCCCATTAATATCCCTCCTTAAATAAAAAATACTGAATTATTCTCATCGACTGCTATTATTTTAGCACTATTACCTTTAGTTCTTAATTCATCTTCTATAGTATCTCTAAATTTATATTTACCGTCTTTATCACTATGATGTATTAATATTAACGGTGTATTTATATTAAACATAAAATCTATATTCTCGTTAGCCATTATATGAGATGACCAAGTATTCATTTCATATATTTTGCATTTTTTCTTATATTCTAATCCTTCTATTTTTATAGTTTTATTGTCTTTTCTTTGAAGTTCTCTACCTATAGTACCTATTCCACAATACCCTACCATTATAATAGTAGAATCTTTATCTTCAACCATTGTTTTTAAATGGTTTAATATTCGCCCTTGAGTATACATACCACCACCAGAGATAACAATTTTCTTTTCATTATTAGTTGCTACACTTAAGCTATTTTGATAATCCTTTACATAAATAAAATTTTTCCAATTTAACACTTCTCTAAAATATTCTTTTTCTTCACCTTGTAATATTTCTAAATAAGCATTAGTGATAGAATGACATAATTTCCCATCTACATATATCTTTGTATCAAAATTAGGGTCGTCTTTAAAACATTCATACAAATATATCATCAAGTTTTGAGTTCTTGACTGTGCAAATGCCCCAAATAGTATTCTTTTGTTTTTACTTAATTCTTTTTTAATTATTTCTTTTAATTTGATTCTTTCCTTTTCTACTTGTTTTTTAGATTTAAATCCTCTATTTAAATCATTATATGTCCCTTCTACTATACTTACACTAGAAGATTGTATATTATCCCTTTTTAATACAAATGGTGCTTTATTATAATTGCTACCCAAATCAGATGTTATATGAATTTTTTTAGTGTTTCCAGATAGAGTTTTTATGTAAAGAATCAATTGACAGCCACCTAAAATATGCCCAGAATTAACAAACTCATAACACACTCTATCATTTAATTTATATACTTTATGCATTTCTTTATCTATTACATTATTCATTAGTAGATATACATCGCTTTCACTATATAAAGGTTCTACTTTATATTTCTGCTTTTGCAATGCTTTAACATTTCTTTCTATTATGTATGCCCCATCAAGTAGTAACGGTTCTAATAGTAATCTATTTTCTCTAGTAGTTATTAAAGGTACTGATATATGATTACTTATTAAAGAAGGGAGATTCCCAATATGGTCTAGCTTCAAAGATGTGTATGTAGGATAAAACAAGCTTGTAGATTGTCTATTCTACTTAACACATCATCAACCACCCCCTTATTAGCTTTATATTCGTCATATAAACTTCCATTACCTTGACTTTGTCCAAATTCAACTAACAATCTTTCATATTTATTATCACCTACTGGATAAGATACAATTATTGCACTCCCTGTTACTTGTGTTTTACTACTCCCTGCAAAATCTATTATAATTTTATCTTTATTCTTTTTAGATATATCATAATGTTTATGCTTTTTATCTTTTTTCTTTTTAATATATAAATTATTTCTTCTACAGTCTAGTATATCTTGTGACACAAAGTTTATTTTTTCGTTTGTATTCAATATATAATTTTGAAGTGGTACAATCTTACCATTTATTTTTGCTGTGACACAAGATGCATTTTTATCCCATCTAATATCTTTTATTAATTCATAATCATCTTTATCAATTAAAACTTTATCTTCTAGCTCCTCTTGAAATTCGTCATATAACTTCATTTCATAATGTTTAGGATATTCTTCATATTCATTTAAATCTATTTCTGTTCTTCTATTATCTTCTAAAGGAAATCCATATTTTTTTATCTGTAAATAATGCTTATTACATAATTCCCTTTTTATATTGTCCCCATCCGTTAGTTCTCTTCCACAAATTTTGCAGTGTCTGTTCATATCTTTATCTCTCCTTTATAGTTTTGTATGCTATTAATAAATCTTTCTGACACTTTATCTTTATAGTACATAACTACTTCTTTGATATTTTTTCTTTTTCAGTTGTAAACATTCCTTTAGTTCTCAATTCTTCATAGCAACTTTCGCAATAACTTAGCTCTCCATTTTTTAATTTCTTTCCACAATGAATACAATATTTACTCATATCTTTATTCTCCTTTCTAGGAGGATTGATTCCTCCCTCTTTGTATTATAAAATTTATTAATTATTTTAATAGTAATTTTCCGATAATGCCGTTATTAAACTCATTATTTTAGTTACGTCTTTATAATTCATGGTATTTATTTTAATTTTAAATTTTCCAGAATAATCTATTTGAATATTATTTTGTATTAAATCCCACAAATCTATTTTTATTATTTTTTCAATTCCTTTATGTTCTTCTTCTCTATTAATCTTTACGCATTTTACTATTGCATTCGTTCCAACTTCATAAGTTATTTTTTTATAAATCACTTGCCAGAATCCTACTGTATTTACTTTAACCAAATCAACATTCTCTTTATTTATTAATTTCATAACTTCATCCAAACCTTGCACTATTTCAAATTTAATTAACTTTTCATCTTCAATTAAACTAATCCCCATAATCAAATTTACGTCACCATCTACGCCTAGCACTTTCATTATTAATCCTCCGATTCTTCTCTAAAATATTCACAATCAAAGACGTCATCAATGAATGCGCATTTATGAAAGTCTGTACATTTATTGTAGTCTGGACAGAAATGACAACAAATATTAGTTCCACGATGTAACCCACATTCAGTTGGTTCTTCACATTCTTTTATATCTTCTTGTTTATTTTCTTTACAAGTGCAATCTTCACAAGGCACTTCACATTCACATTCACTATCTAATTCATCTAATTTATTCTCCATATGTTCACATATATCTGCTTTTTCTGCATATTTACATAATTTATCACATTTATCAAAGTCCTCGCCTAATACCTCTTTAACAGCTTCCCCTAATGTCATATCTGGTTCTGTATCTCCCTCTATTTCTTTTATTTTATCTTGTATTTCTTTTTCTGTAGGTTTAGGTTCGTCTGGTACTATATTAACCAACCCCTTCATCTCTTCAATAAAAGCATCCCATTCACTTTGTGTCATTTCTTCTTTATCCATATCTTCTAATGCTTTTGCTAATCGCTCTTCTTCGCTAGGCTCTTCCTTTATTATTCCATATTCCATGGCTTTATCAAAATCTATCCAAAAATCACGTCCTTTATATTTATCCAAAACTTCTTGCGTTAAACCAGTATCTCTAGTAACTATATCGTCTAATATTTTTTGTATTTTATTCATTCTTTTAGTTTCACTCTCTAAATCACTTAATTTGTCCATTCTCATCATAGACATTTCATGATACATTAAACTACCAAATTTGCTCATTGTTCTATAATCGCAAGCACAAAACAAATACATTCCTGCTGAATAGGCGTGACTACTTGTTCTTGCCTTAAATATTATTCCTTGTTCTTGCTTCATCCTTTCCATTAAATCATATATTTCTAAAAATTTATATAAATCTCCCCCGTTACTATTTATTCTAAATTCTACTACATCAGCGTATAATGGTAGATAATCACTTTGATATTTTAATCTTTCATTTGTTTCAATTATAGCTTTATTTTTATCATATATATCTAATAGTTCATTAACTACATAATTTCCTAATTCAGCATCAAGTTCCCCAGTAAAGTTTATTATTCTTTCCATAATATCTATCCTCCTTGAATTATTAATTATTTTTAATTACATATTTATTGTTAAATCATTTTCTTCATATAAACCGTATTTAATCGCTAAATCTTTTATTACAATTAATATTGCCTCAATTAATAACTTGTCTTCATTTATTATGTCTAGTTTACTTATTTTATCTGCTTTTGTTTTACTTACACCATTTTTAATAGCGTTATTTTTTCAATCTAGTATTTAAATTTACTCCAAATCTACTATCTATTTCTTTATATATTTCATCATATACAACCTTATGGTTTATACCAGTTTTATATGTTATCTTATTAACCATATTTTTCACATCTGTTCTCCAATTATCTTTCGACAATGATATTAAGTCTTGTATATTATCTAATGAATTTTGAAGTCCTTTTATATCTTTTTCCATTTGTTTCTGTTTTAATTCTTGTTCAACCATACTATCAAATAATATTTTGAATGACTGAAGATTAGGTGATAATTCTGTTGTGTCTATTGTTTGCATTTGTGCTGATTCCATTTCGTTGAAACGTTTAACATATTTTGCTGTAAATAATATTCCTTTTTCACCAGTCATTTTGTTTGCTAACATTTCACAACCCATTTTAGTACATTCATAACATTTCCTGTTTTCTCCTTTGGCATCCATATAAGTGCTTTCTATAAAATAATCTAACGGTGGGAGTTCTCCTTTCGTTAAAGTCGGTATTATTCCTACTATTTTAGTTTTGCCATTTTTATCGACTTGACCTTCTAGCATTTTTAATACATCTCCATGACTTCTCTCCATCATTTTAGCAACCTCTGTGCTCGGTATAGTTTTTATCTTTTCATTTTTATTTATATCAATTATATTACTCATATTTCTCACTCTCCCTTTTATTAATTGTTTTTAATCCCTTACTATTTTTGTCGAGGTATTTCAATAAGTTTACATTTTAATCACCTTCTTATTATAGTATTATCAAAACTGTTATTGAAATTACCTATGATTTAAAATTTATATTTCATATTATCTCCCCTAATAGTAATGATTATATCATACCTATATTATTTGTCAATATATTTTATTAATTATTTTCATATGAATTTGATAAAAAATATAATACATCACATATATCAATATCTTTATTCTGTTTCATTTTTTTACAATCCTCGTGATAAACGCAATCATTACAAAAATTCACACCTGTATCTTGGTAAATGTAATCTAATATTTTTATAGCTTTTTCTCCTATATTTCTTTTTACTTTAGCTTGTTTAACTTCTTTATTTATATTTATTTTTATTTTATTAAATCTTAATAAACGTGATTCTTGATAAAAATTAGAATAATCGCCTTCCCAAATCATATATAAATTGTTTATGTCTCCATTTTTATATCTTATTTCTATAGAAGTTATATCATCATAATCAACAATACGTTGAAATGGATTAAAATATTCTTTATATAAAGAGTCCTGTATTTTATCTACTCCTTCTATAATACATGAAAGAGAATAAGAATCATCATTTGCTTTTTCTATTTCTAAGCTTTTAAAGCTTTCAATCGGTATTCTCATATATTCACAATTTTCAAAAATAAAATCTATAGATTCTATATTTTTATCGCACACTTCATTACTATCTGTAATTTTAATACATCTTTCCATAATATTCCCTCCTAATAAAAATATATTAAAATATCACTAAATTGCAACAAACTCTAAAGTGATATAAATAAATTATAATGAAATACTTTCTATTCTATCCTTAGCTATGTTAAAATAGTTTTTATCAAGTTCTATACCAATAAATTTTCGATTTAAATTCATACAGGCTACACCTGTACTTCCACTACCCATAGTAAAGTCTAATACCAAATCCCCTTTATCAGTATAAGTTTTTACAAGATACTCAAGCAATGTTACTGGCTTTTGAGTAGGATGTTTAACAAATTCTTTGCTATTAGGTCTTAAAGAGTTAAACTTTAATATTGTACTAGGATTTTTTAAATTAGCATTATATTTACTACTATTAACTTCTATATATCCCAATGCGTTTTGTTCACTCGTTGAATTATGAAATACATAACCTGTTTTATGTGCCTGTTCTATTCTTTTACTTTTTCTAGGAATCATTTGCTTATTGTATTTACATTGCTTTTTATAAAATACACTTATAATTTCATGATAATTTAATGGTTGTCTATTGGCATTACCTATATTTGAAGGATTACTTTTTTCCCATATCCAATCATACTTAAAATCTTTAATATTGCTCAATCTCAATTCACTACTAAATGGTTCAGCTCCAAATAATATTATAGGTGTGATTTCTTTTGTTAACTTTTCAAGCCTTTCCCACATTTTATCATAAGGAATTGGATTATCCCATTTTGTTTTGTTTTTATTTAATTTTCCATAAGGAGGGTCAGTTATTATTGCATCAAACTTAACTCCTAAAGATATTAACCTATCCATAACCTCCAAACAATCCCCTTGATATAATTTATATCTTTCATTTTCAAACATCTAATCTCCTCCTAATAAAAATATATTAGTTTTAAGCCATTTCCTATAGTTAATTTGATTCCTTTAAACGTTTTCAATTCGTAACCGTCATCAAAATTAAAAAACAATTTTAAATATTTTAATAATCCTTCATAAGTATATTCGTCAATGATTACTCCAGTCGGTTCTTTTTGTTTTAGCGATATATATTTTTCTAGCTCCTCTTCAAAATATTCATAATATATTTTATAATTATTCATAATATCCCCTCCTTAATCATAACTAACTTCTTTACCTAATTCTCTAATACATTTAAAAACTGGAAACCTTAAAGATAATCCTCCTTTATCGTTATAGGTTTCTTCAAAGTATTGTATTTCAGCTATACGATTTAAATATTCTTCTTGATTATTCCAAATTTGTTCTCTTTGTTTATCATCAAATCCACTTCCTACGCCAAGCTGACAACCTTTATAATCACATATAAGGTTACCTAATACACCTTTATATTTACCGTCACCCTCTTCAAAACCTATGATTTTTAAATCACAAGAGTTCATTACTTTTAATTTTAATAATGTTTTGCTTCTTTTAAATTCATATGATTTGTCAAGATTAATCATACAACCTTCTGCACCATTTTGTCTGTATTTATTTAAAATTTCTAAAACTTTATCATTATCCTTTCCATGATATAATACAGGAGTTACTTTTAAAAATTCAGTCTCTTTGATATTTTCTAACACACTTCTTCTGATTGAATAAATATCAGTTTTTTTCTTACCTTCAAATTCGTCTAATGTAATAATATCAAACAGCATATACTTAACACCTGTTTTAACTTCATTTTTAGTAGATATTATTTTCATAGTGTCTTTATATACACTCTCATAATCACTATTTATTGCTAATAATTCACCGTCTAAACAAACATTATTTAAACCTGTTTGTTTTATTGATTCTAATACTTCAGTCAATCCCGTTATTTCCTTGTTTTGTCTACTCTTCATAGTTATTTTTCCATTTTTAATAATTGTAAAGCATCTCTGACCATCCATCTTTTCTGTGATAAATTTATCACCTTTGGGTAATTTATTTAAATCAGCTTTACTACCAAGCATAATATCAAATGTAGGTATAAATTCATAACCTAAAGCTTTATTAACCGTTTTAGCATCAGCACCCATCTTTAATTTTTTAGTAAATAATCCTCTACAAAATTCTTTTAAATCCTCTTCTTGAATAGATATAAATAATTTTACAAGTGATATATCTCTGTCCGTACCTGTATTATGTGTTTTTAAGTATTCAAACATATCCGTTATTTTTACATATACGTCATTACTCAAAGGTACATCTTTATTAATTTTTTTATCACTTAATCCAGTTTGGATATTGTCATCAAGTAAAAATTTCAAACATTCTAAGAATAATTCATTATCTCCATTTTGTTTTATTATTGATTCTTTACTCTTTTTACCACTTACACCTGCAATTTTATCAAATATTTCCTTTACTCTTCTTAATTCTCCCATGTATTAATCCTCCTCATAAATATATTTTATATCACAATAATCTAATAAGATAAAAATATCTTTTAATGTATTTTTAATATCGTCACTTTGTATTGTTATTATTTCTTTATCTGATTCGTCATAAAATGTTATAAACTCCCCGAAACTACATTTAATTTTCATATATTATTCCTTTCTAGTTACATTATAATTATCTAATATCCACTTAAATTCACAAGTTCCAACACTATAGTTATAATCACAACAATCACAACGAGGATGAGATTCACACATAGTTCTAAATGCTTTATACAAATCTTTTGCTGATACAATCATTTCTTTTTTGGGTTTTTCTGCTAATTTAGCATATTCCCATGTAGTTATAAGGGAAGTATTCCAAGAAGTATCATAATCGTAAGTAAATACCTTCCCATTTTTATATTCAGCAAAGTGTTTTCTTTGCCATTCCTCATCTTTAGAATTTCTAACTAACACTTTTGTATCAACGGGTACTTTAGCCCAATCTACCTTTTCTCTTTTCCATATTGATTCATTACATGAATTAAATACTTCCATTATGTCATATTCATTGTCATTCATACTACACATGTCATCGTTATAACTTACTAAAAAATAATGCAAATTTGAGGAATATTCATAAAGATTTATACCCTCAAGATATATTTCATTATTTAATATTAGAAATCTACTTTTATTTCTCATTTCAAAAAACATTCCATTTTTTAAATCATTTTTATTCATATTAATATACCTCCTTAATTATATAAAAAAGAATACTTTACTTTATTGTCGTTATGTATTCCTATTTTTACAAACTCTCTATAAAAATCTTCGTCTTTTATATTTTTTATATCCTCTTTCTTATCTAAATCAATAACCCATGAATCATCTCTGTTTCCTCTTTCACGTTTCCAACTATTATCTTTCTCTATATTAATTCCAGTTAGTACAATTTTCTTTTCTTCGTTATTAAGTAAAACATTATAAGTAATATATATTCTATCTCCGTATTTTTTAAATTTTATTTTTATAATTTTTTCATTTTCTATATTATAATATGTATTTTTTATTAATCTATTAAGGTCGTTTGTCAAAACTCTTATGCTAGCATATGGATGTTTAATTGTGCAAGCCAAATCTAAGATTAAATCTTCGTAAAAATTTCCTTTATAGAATTCTCTATTGATTTTCATATCAAGATATTTATTAATTTTATTCATATTTTAATCCTCCTATCCTCACCTATTTCTCTGTCAAATTATAATTATCTAATATCCACTTAAATTCACAATCAAGTTTTGTTTTAGAATATTCACATTCATGACAATTTACACAAAAATTATAAAACTTTTTTTGTAATTCATTTCTTGTTATTTCTTTCTTAGGATTTTCAGCTAATTCACAATAATTCCATTTTTCTAAATCTACAAAACTGTCACTCCAAAAAGTCCTTCCGTTACTATATGTATAAAATTTATTATTTTCATAGCAAGTAAAATATCTAAGTTCCCATTCATCTTCTTGGTTTTGTCTTACATACACTTTTGTATCTCTAGGAATTTTACTCCAATCTACCTTATCTCTTTCCCATATTAATTTACCATCAATATCATACACTTCAATTATATCAAACTTATTTGAGTGAATATTCTTTAAGTCGTCACTATAATGACTAAGAAAAACTTTCAAAGTAGCTTCATATTTTAAAGAATATTCTTCATATGCTGTTTTAAATATTTCGCTTCTTATTATATCATACCAATTATTATTTCTTGTTTTAAAACTCATGCCATTTTTTAAATCTGATTTATTCATATTTATACCTCCTTATTTATTACTTAATCTTACATCTAATATAGTTGATATAATAATCACTGCTAACAATATTAATAACACATTCATACCATCACCCCTTATTAATCATTCATCTATTCTATCTAAAAGTTCTTCCACTTTATATTCTCCCTTTATTAATAATTATATTATAAATACGTTATTTATCAATACTTTTATTAATTATTTTTATTTTATCAACTAAATTATATAATTCATTCCAATCATGTAAATAAAAAACATAATCATTTACATATACTTCAATTATTCCTTTTGAGAAAAAACTTCTCTCTCTAAAAATTATTCTTACTCTTAGTTGTTCATTTGCGAATATAGATATAAAATAGTTATCTTCAACTAATTTTAAATTTAGTTCTTTTTTCAGATATTCTATTTCTTTAATCATAATTTAACACCACACCCTATGTTTCTCATGTATTTCTTCTAGCCCATCATAATCACTTATCTCCCATTCAACATCTTCTGGTATTTCTACTATTTTTAATGAGGCACAACGACCACTAGCTTTTTTACTTCCCATTTCTTCAAACAATTTTATTAAGTCTTTGTCATCTCTATCATATAATTCATCACTTAGAAATGTACAATTCATTAACTCCTCGGGATTTTTACCTTGATATTCATATGTAACATAAATCATGTTCCAACTAGGTCTTTGATTTTCTACAATTAAATCTCCATTTTCTTTAAATTTAAAATCTCGTATGAATTCAAAAGTATCATTGTAATCTTCGTCATACCCTCCACTATAGAAATATAATTTGTCGCATTCTCTATTTTTTATTTTACATAATTTTATTTTAAATTCATCTGATAGGGTATACCCTCCGAAGCATCTATTTATTAATATTTTTCTCATAATTATTCCTCCTTATATATTGCACTATAGTTTTATTCCTATTGTCAATATTTTTTATTAATTATTTTTAAGAAGGTTGACTTCTTCTTTTTCATAATATTTACAATCAGCACAACATGGAGACTCGCAACTTAATAAGCTATTTAGTTCAGAAAGTTCAGATGGGTCTAATGTCTCTTTTCCATGAAGTTCACATTTATGAATTGTAAATTCAACTGAAGGTGTATTACTTTGTTGTAAAACACATATTCTTAAAAGAGTATATACATCTATTATACCTTCATTACCTTCTTGAGTAATTGCTTGTATAATCTTATTTTTGTAATAATACAGTATTGATATGTTATAATTTCCATCTAACTTAGCTAATAATGTAAAATGTTTAGCATCTCCTATATTCGTATCTATATATTCATATAATTTTTTAGATGTTAATTTCAAAGTCACCTCTAATACATCAAGTCCTTTTAATTTTTCAACTTTTTCCTTTACTTCCTCCATTATCAACTCCTCTAGCTTTTCGCCAAATATTTCGTTTTTACTTTTATTCATATTACCAACCTCCTTATATTAATAATTATATCATATATGAAATAAAAGTCAATACTTTTATTAATTATTTTCATATATATTACCAATTACTTTATTTTCAACTTTACCAAATTTAGGTATAAGTCTGTAAAAACTATCTTTTTCGTCTTGAATATACCAACAACCTTTAATCATAACTACTCTGCCCACAATATGATTTAAAGCTCTAGTTGTTTCTACTATATCGTCTTCATATATTTCTGTGCCGTTTATATCGTTTATTTCTGTATACTGTCCTACATAACTAACACTGTCCCAATTACATACATCATTTTGGTCTGATTTATTTTTTTCATTCGGCATAAAACAATATACGCTTTTGCCATATGGTATTATAGAAATTTGCGAATCATATAACCATTCAACTCCATTATGACCTCTAAACTTAATTTTTCTCATAATTTTCCATCTCCTTATATTAATAATAATACTATTTTTTATTTATATTGTCAATACTTTTTATTAATTATTTTTATTAATTTTTTTAATCCTTTAATTTTCTTCTATATCTATTCCAGTTATTGTTTTAAATATATCTTTATCAAAGTTAGGTAATGAAACAAATGTCAATCTTTCTTTATCGTCTATACGATTCCACATATTTCTCCATGCTTCTGTATATCTTAATTCTTTTAAATAACCTCCAGTAGCTTCATAATTGGGATGTTTTTCTTTTTCTTCATCTGTCATATTGTATTCATTAACCCATAGAGTTAATTTAAAATAATTATCTATTATTTTAAATGCATGACTATTCTTCCATATGTCTAATGTCCAATCACTTTCTTTATTAAATAGTTTAATCGTTTCATGTTTATCATTATCGTCAGTGCAAAAGCATCCTAATTTTTTATTGCCTAAATTACAGTCTCCAATGTTATAATTACCTTTATTATAATTACCACTATTGCAATGACCAGAATTATAATTACCACTATTCCAATTTCCAGTATTCCAATCTCCAGTATTCCAATCTCCAGTATTATAATCTCCAGTATTATAATCTCCAGTATTAGAATTTCCAGTATTATAACTACCTGTGTTTTTAATACCTGTGTTACCTTCACCAGTATTAACCATATCTAATACTTCATGCCAGTTTAATTCTCTTATTATTTTTATTTCATTTGTTACACATTTATTATTTGAATAATTACTTTCTATAACTTCACCAGTAGCTTCTATTATAGCTACTTTGTTTTCTGGGTCAAAAGTGTAATAATTAAAACAATCAACTAGCTTTTTACAAAAATGAAATCCTGTTTCACATATACTTATTTCTCCTTCATATTTATATGTTTCTCCTACTTTATATTGAAAACCTCTGCAAGTCCAATCTGAATTAAATACTTTATATCCTTTCATACCTTTTTCTCCTTTCTATTATTAATAATTTTCTTGCTCTATCCATTCTTTTTCTTCTTTATCCCATACCCTAAACTTTAAGTTTTTCATATTTATCACCACCTTATATTATTATATTAACATAAACTTTATAAAAATTACCTATGATTATTATTTTATTATTATTTAAATCCTCTTTTAAAAAATTAGAGGGAAATTAATCCCTCTTTATAAATTTAAGTCATCCAATGAAAAGTCAAACTCATCTTGTTTCCTTTCTTCTACCTTTATAGTTTCACGTGAAACACTTTGTTCTACATTCATGCCATTAGCTAAATACGATTGTTCAATCTGCATGTGTAATCGAATTAAATCTTTAATAAATGCTGTTTTTGATGTTTTACCATTTAAATATTCTATAATATCGCTATCTTTCTCATTGAATGTTAATCTCATTTCTTTTTTAGTAGCCATAATATCACCTACTTATATAATTTATTAGCTATATTTAATAAACCTTGTGCTTGTAAAGTTATGTCCTCAGATGATATTGTTTGTTGATATATCTTTTTCATTGTAGGTGATATAATTTTAGCTCCACCACCAATAATGAGAATATTTGAATTCTTGATGTTATTTGTTTGCCCTTTTATTTCATTTACTAAATTAACTATAAATTTCTTAACTAACTCTTCTTTGTATTTGAAATCACCTACTAATAAAGACTCTTCATTATCAAATATTCTTTTTGTTTGTTCTAATGATAATGATAAATCATATGTTAGGTTAAGATATTCTCTACAAGAATTGTATAAATTAAACAATCCTAATCTTATACTAAATCCATCTTTTAATTGCATTTTATTATCGTAGACTGTAATATCACACGTATTCCCACCTATATCCACAACCATCGTATCTACATTTTTATTTAATTTATTCATTATACCTTGTATAGATTTGATTGAATAAGACTCTGGAAGTATTGTAACATTCTCAATTACTATACTTCTTTTAATCCCATTTATAATTATAGTCTTTTTATTATTCTTTTTAATATAATTTTCCATTTCATCTTTCTTTTTATATTGATTAACAGGACAACAAGTTACTAAATTGATATTGTTTTCCGTATCTTTTGTAGCATTTGCTATACAATAATAAAGTAATATTAAATAATTGTCTTTTTTATATTTTAAAAGTTCATTTTCATACTTTCCTTCACCAATTAAATAACCCTCATCATCTATAGTGAATTTTTGATTTTGTGAAAAGTCATCTAATCCCTTTTCACATTTTTTAATTCTCGATTCACAAATACAACTCCCATTATTAGATATAGCTATTGACGTTAAATTACCAATGTCTACTCCTATATTGATAATATTTTTACTCATAATATCATCCTCCCCAAAATATTGATTTATTAATTCCGCTACCCTCATGGTAGTATGATAAAAAATACGATATAAATTGATAATGATTTTCAACTGTTACATTACAAATTTTACACCGTATTTCACCTCCTTTACTATAATATATGTTTATTTACAAAAATGTTGACTACTATATACATAAATTTTGTAAAAATATTTATTATAGCATCTCCTAATTCTCCTTCGGAGGTATCAAATGAGCTAATATATGCCTTTCTAAGAAGTTTGAGTAGTCTTATTGAATAAGAGAGGATGTATAAAATTAAATCTTCTTAAAATTGAAAAGGCAAATTTTACCATATAGGGTCGAGTTTTTCCGTTTTCATCATACTTAGATTCCACTCAACCCCATATTATTATATTAACATAAACATTATAAAAATTATCTATATTTATTAATTATTTTTTCATAATCAATTTTATATTTTTTGTCTCTTGGATTTCTTAACATTATCCATAACGGAATTGAATTTAAAAGGTCAGATGGAAGTTGATATAAAGTTACGTCTATTTCCCATTCTTTAAATTTTTCATAGACATCTAATAAATCAAATTCCAATTCTTTATTTCTAAATTTTTGAGTAATTATATTTAATTCCTCTAAATCTAATAATACGTTTGCTTGAGAATGTGCATTACACCAAGCAAAGTTAACCTTTTCTAGAACTTCTAAATTCTCTTTTATAACTTTAACATATGATTTGCTTTTATCTGGAAATTCCTTTTGTAAAATGTCAATAAATTCTTCTGACATAAGAATGGACTCCCTTATCAAAACTGTTACAGTTATATCTTTCATATAATCTCCTCCTTTATTATTGTTAAATTTCTCACCTAAGCGCAGAAAAAGGTTTACTAAGCGCAGAAAAAGGTTTTTTTATAAATAGATAAATATATAAATAGATAAAAATATAAATATTTATTTTTTTTCTTTATTATTCTTAACTTCTTCATATTTATCTTTCCAATATCCGTAAGTAGTTAATTTTATATTTATGTGTCTTGCAAACTCAATATTTCCATGTGAATTTATTTTATTATCATATTCAGTATAGCTCTTTATCAAATTATCATTGTTTAATCTTACAATCAAATTTGTTATTTTTGTTAGAGTAGACCCACTATTAGGAGATAAGCCTATACTTTCAGCCATATCTTTTCTTGAAATTTTAGTATATGTTTTAGTATTACAACGATATTTCAACAGTACATATAATTTAGTCAAATATTTATTTCCAGTATCAATTAAATATCTCATTACATCTTTTTCTAATAAGACATATTTTCTATTATTAGTATCTTTATTATTTATTATATATACAGCTTCGCCATTAATCTCTTTGGGTACTATCAAATTACCTAATTTAATTATTTTGTTTATACTTTTAAAATAATTTTCTATTTTCTTTCCACTTAACTCTTCAATCATAATTCTATTATCTTGTATGTCTTTTCTATAAATATATCTATGCTTTTCATTTGGATTACGTTTGCTCATATAATTTAAAATAGAATAATCATTATAATTACAATTTTTATTTTTCATATATACATCTTCACTTCGCACAGCATATTTTAAAATATCATCTTTGTCATTTAATTTACTACTATCTTTATTTCTATCTATAATTAAATCTTTTATATCATCGTCTGCATTATCCCAACATCCATTAGTCCATTCATATTCCCACTCTTGATTATAATCTAATTTATCCAAGTTATCACCACCTTTATTAATTATTATATTCATTCATTACATTATACACGATATATCCATCTTTTATACCTGCATAATAGTCGTCCTTATCCATATCACCTATCATTATAGCTACAGATATAGGTTCACCAACTTTTGACGATACACTATCACTTATGTTTTTACTTGCATTAGCATATTGTTCAACCAGTCTATTCCAAGATTCTCTATTATGTTCTATGCTATGTTTAAATTCATCTTGAGTATAGTTAAAAGTCACTAATATATATCCATTATCAACTTTGACATTATATTCAACAGATGCATCAGATTCAACTATAGCAAGTTCAATCATTTCTTCCACATAATCTCTTGCATTATACAGTGTATCTTGATTGTCTACTTCTATTTGTTTATCTTGTATAGGTTCTTGATTTGTTTCATTGGTTTTCTCTATATTACTACAACCTACCATACTTATTGATAATACACCTGTTAATAATAAGGCTTTTATTTTTTTATTCATAATTCCCGTCTCCTTTACTAATTATTTTTAATCATCAATTTCTACTATGTAATCATACAAAGCATCATATAGTTTTTGTGGTATTTTATCCTTATAATAATCAGCTACTTCTTTGATGTTACGTTCTTTATAATACTTATAAACTTCAAAAGCTTTCTCTTGAGTTTCATAACACCCTAAGTGTTCATATTTTGATTTTCCAGTTTTTGGATTAATTAAACTGCAATAAGCTCTATATTTACTATTTTGAGTAAGGCTTGTTCCAATGACTGACTCTCCTCTATCATTTTGTCTTTTAGTAAATAAACTATTAATTGTTTCTGGTACAAATATACAAGTCTCTGGTGAATAAACTTTATTTCTTTTAACTAAAATATCTTTATCTAAACACATTCTTTCACCTTCAACTGTATAATAATTTTTATCATACCATTTTCCAAAGTTTTGAAAGTTATGCCATTCATTACAAACGGTACAACCTTTATATGCAGGATATTTTTCTCGATTTTTTTCATCATAACATCTTTGTAACATACTATGCCAAGTGGAATAAACTCTAGTAGCCTTACCATTTTCTTTAGTTTTATACTTCCCCTCTCCAATATATCCCACATTTGAACAACGTGGCTCATAAGGACATTTTATATTTCCTTTTTTAAAATTATAATACTGTTGATTTTTAATAATCCAATTATATTCTGTAAAAGATATATCTATGTCTTGTGCATTTCTATATCCTACAATAATCATTTTACTTCCAAAATTATTCATTCTTCTCTCACCTGTTCTATCTATTTTCATTCTCACAATATCTACCTCCTATATATTCATTAATTCTGACAATTCAATAAGTTGCTTTAAATCCTCAAATTCTTCTTTTATTTCATTTATATCTTTATGCACATCGCAATCATTACAATAATAATTGCATATACTTTGACTATCACATATAGTATTTATTACTAATTGTTTTATTTCTTCTAATTTATCTAACATTTCTTCATTCATATCTTATTCCTCCTTGTATTATATCTCTCATTTATTAATTATTTTTATAAAGTTTTAAACTTTTGAATCCATTTAGGTATATTTTTATCATATATACCTAAATTAACAGTTACTATATTATCTGAATAAGTTCCTTGTAGACCTCTAGCTCTTACCGTCAAATAACCTTTTCTTTCTAATTCAATTAAATCTTTTTCATGTGCTTTAAGTATGATTATTTTATTCCCATACTCTTTAAAGTCAGATATTCTTTTATCTAAAGCACGATATATTTTTAAGTTATCACAGTCGTCTATGTATGCAGGTAATTTCCAATGTATATAATCAAATACTGTCCATGCTGTATAAGTACCTATTTGCCCTGCATTCATATTTAAATCTTGATTTACAATTATATACATAACTTGGCTCATATATTCACCTTCTTATATCATATCTATTATTTTCTAGTTATTGTAAAATTATCATTTTTCCAATTTTCTCTACAATCACCAGAATATTTACATTTATTACAATTATGGAATTTATTGCAATATTCTTCAAATAAATATTCCACTTCATCAAATGTATATTCTTTTTGTTCTGGTTCTACTAATTTACATTCTTTCCAAAATGTTTTATCAGACGTATTCCAAGAAGTTCTACCCATGTCAAAAGTATAAAATCTTCCGTCTTTATATTCTGAAAAATATCTTTTACGCCATTCCCCATCTTTAGAATCTCTAACTAAAACTTTTGTATCAACGGGTACTTTAGCCCAATCCACTTCTTCTCTTTCCCAAATGAGATTGTCGTCTGAATCAAGCACTCTCATTATGTCAAATTTAGCATTAGATTCATAGCTCATATCTTCTTTAAAACATCTTTTTAATGTACTCAAACTATATTCTAATTCTAATTTATTTCCACATTCTTTTCTGTAAATATTATTTTCTATTATATATTTTATTTCTCCATCTCTCGATATAAATTTCATTCCATTTTTTAAATCTTGTTTGTTCATATTTCATCTCTCCTTTTATTAATTATTTTTATCTATCACTTAATTTTGTTACAGATACATTCTCGATAACTCTTTCGTCTTTAGTTTTCAGTATATATTTAAAGTTAGTCAAGTCATAAGTGACCCCCATAACTCTACATTTTATTTTCTTAGCTCCTTTCTCTGGTCGGTAATAAATCCAATCATTAATATTAAACATAATATCTACCCCCCCTTATACTTATAATTATAATACTTTTATTTATATTGTCAATGCTTTATTAATTATTTTTACTTCAATGTCTTATTAATAATTTATTGCATTTTCTTTATTTATAAAGAAATGTATTCCAGTACTACATTCATTCCATCTATTATTATCAAAATTATCCACATGTACTATTTCTCCAACTCTATATATAAAATTACTATCATGGTTACTATTTATCTTAGTTATTTTCTCTTCTGTTTCAATATTTTCTATATCTAATACTTTAGCTTTGTTACATCTACATTTTGAAGTAGTTGCACTACTTCTTTTAGCATCTTCTAATATCAATAACTTAACTATACATCCATTAGCTTTCTTATATCCTATAAAACTCCCTTCTTCTGGACAAGCTAAATTATAACCAATAGTATGAATATTTGTTTTTATATCTTTTAAATTAGCATTACTTAAATCAGCATTGCTTAAATTAGCATTACTTAAATTACTATTACTTAAATTAGAATAACTTAAATCAGCATGACTTAAATTGGTATATCTTAAATCAGTATATCTTAAATCTACACATCTTAAATTGGTATATCTTAAATCAGTATTGCTTAAATCAGTATTGCTTAAATTAGCATATTTTAAATCAGCATATTTTAAATTAACATATTCTAAATCAGCATTTTCTAAATTGGCACATCTTAAATTAGCACGTTTTCCTCCTTTTCCTTTTACCCACAATTCATGCTCCTTTAATATTTTATTTAATTCCTCTTGATTTATATTTCTCATAATATCAACTCCTTATACATATAATTATATCACTTTTTATATAAAAATCAATACCTTTTATTAATTATTTTTAATTTCTTTTATTACATCTTTGATTAAATTAATTTTTCTATTAATTGTCACACTGCTTACATTTAATGTTTTAGAAATTTCATTTTGCTTGTATCCATCCATCAACATATTCATGATTATATGTAATTCTTCTGCATTAATTTTATTGTATTTTCCCACATTACGCATTGCAATTATATCATCAAATTCTTTTAACAATTCCATATATTCAATATCTTTATATTTCAAATCTATTTTTCCTATGGTATCTAATAGAGTGGTCTGTTCTTTATCATCGTCAGATATATTAACATCCATAGATATAAGTACATCTTTGTCTCTATAAACATTATCTCTTAAATATACATTGTATGAATTATATATTATTGCACAAATAAAACTTTTTATATTTCCTTTAGTAGAATCAAATTTGTTTTTAGCACTCCAAAGCTCCAGTAATGAATGTTGAATCATGTCATCTTTGAATTTGAAAAATCCATTATAATTTTTATTATATATCTTACCAGCCAATTCTAAAGATAAATTCACATATTCTGTATCACTTATCATTGTTTTACTCATCCCTTATTTCCCCCATTTCTTTTGTATATTAATTATTTTTAAACTATTTCCCAAGATATTATTATAAAATTATTTATTTCGTAATAATTATTATTTGAATAAGTTATACCATAATCATCATAGTCATATGCCGTATTACTTCCATAACTATTAAAGTTATCGGTATCTTTTAGACTACTACCACTTGCCCACGTATAACCTTTATCGGATAAAAAATATAAAAAATCTTCTGCTTTTTCTTTAGTATTGCAATTTACAGCTATGTCCTCATATATGAATTTATTTAAATCTATAGTATTTTTATTCCATGTCATTTCGCCTAAACATTCTTTTATTTTTGTTAAAAGGTTATACTCCATACAATTATTAGTATTTGATAATATTTTTTTAAGATAATTTAATTCTTCTTGTGTCATTTCTATTTTCATAATATCATCCCCTTTATTAATTATTTTCATTTATTTCATTTATTATAAATCTCATTCTATGAATTTTCTTCTTTACAGTATTCTGACTGCAACCAAACATCTTAGACACTTCAGATTGTGTGTAGCCTTTATCTAATAATTCAATAATTTTATGTAATTCATTTATATTCATTTTTCTACTTGTTCTTTTGTTTTTATTTATAACATATTTATCAAATTTCTTCATTAGTTCATTAAATTCTATATCGTTGTAATGTATATCATCTTTACCTATAATATCCTCTAAACCTAGTATATACCCTTCTTCACTTTCTTGCTCTATATAAGTATATTTGTCTTGATGTTTATATACAAAGTCTCTAAAGTACTTTTTAAAGCTTCTATCGGCTATCAAATTAAGATAACTATTTAAAGATATATTTTTTCTATTATCGTATCTTTTTATAGATTTACACATTTCTAAAATTGCTAGTCCTATTGCATCATCTCTATCATTAGGAAATTGTTTATATTTTTTATTCCATGTTCCCTTTGCTACACTCATTATTAGATTCCCTTTTTCCTCACTAATTTTCATATTTATTCCCTCCTTTATTTATCTTATATATATTATAACACATTCTCATTAGAAGTCAACACCTCTAATGAGAATTTTATTAATTATTTTTATACTTCAACTAATTTAATTGGTATGTTATGATTCAAACAATATTCTCTTTCTATCATACATCCTTTACTGTTAACAAAATCTTTATCTATAACCCACATCTCCTTGCAAGTCTTTAAAAGTTCTATACAAAGGTCTATGCCTGCGTCATAAGGATAACTATCGTATAAGTAGCCGAATGTATGTACAGGGCTTATAAATACGTAATTTGGATATTCTTTAACTAATCTTTTGACCTTATATTCTATATCTCTTTTGTTTTCTTTTAATCCACTATAGGAATGAGATATATAAATTTTCTTTATGAATTCAGTTCTTTCTATTTCATCAAATGATATTATGTTTGTTTCTTTATTAATTATTTCCCATTCGTATATTTTGTAATATTTATCATAAAAACCTATTGAGGAATAACTTAATCCTGTTTCGTCAAATCTATAACAAGTTTCACGCCCAAATTCGTAATTTTTTATATTATATTTTGTCAATTTATCTCTACTGCACCAAATTATACCTTCATCATCTAAATATTTAAATAAATCTATTGATTCTTTTTCTGTTTTACAGTTGATAACTATATTTCCTTTTTTGAATTCTTCTATGTCTAATGTATTTCTATTTAATTTATTCATATTATATAACCTCCCATTTTATTATTTTATAATTTTGACTTCTGTAATAGGTTGTGCTAGCATACAATATTCCCATATCTTCAAAGTTGTAACCCGTTCTGTTTTCATACATAAAATAGTAAGTTTCTATTCCTAAAGGTTTGCCTGTTCCTCAAATAAATTCATGTTCTTTTAAAACGTTAAAAAAAATCATTCACTTTCTCTTCAGTATCGCACCAAACAGCAACTCTACCATTTACAAATTCTTCTAAATCAATAGTATCTCTATTCCAAATATATTCATATTCAAAATAACTCATTATTTTTTCAATCAAAGCATTCTTTTTGTTAAAATACGGGCAATTCACACAATCAAACGGTTTATATTGATATTCTTCAATTATACAACCCGATTCACATTCATTTGTATTGCTGATTAATATTTTTAACACTTCAAATTCTTTATCAGTTAATTCTATTTCCATATTAATCCTCCCATTCAAAATCATAAGTTACCTTACCTTGTTTAAAATGATAATATATATCATTAAATTCTCTTGTTATTTTCACACATTTAAATAAATCGTGATAATCATTCACATATATCGTATCTCCTAATTTATAATCATAGTTTGTTTTCATACACTCCATCACACCATTACAATACATTAATTCTAAAAATTTCATAATTACATTCCTTCCTTTTTATTAATTATTTAGTTTTCAATATTATTCGTCAATAAGTTTATTAATTATTTTTCAACTTACACCATTTTCTATAAACTGTATGATATTCTTCCCATGAATTGTCTAAAACGAATCCTTCATTTGCATTGATTACATCGACAATTCCTCCGTCACAACGATACATCCAAACCTTTATGTCTTTTTCTGCAACCAAATCCATACTGAAATAATATTTCTTATTTTTATCAAATATAACTTCTTTTGAATTATTATTTATAAGTTTATCTTCTAAATTATCTAATGATAAAATTCCCGAGTCTGCCCAATGGTCATTTTTATCTATACCAAAAAATATTTTTCCTTCAAATTCTTTAGGTTTACCACCTTGAAAACTTGATTTTGTTTGTATTGTTCCTATAATGTTATTTATAATATCATTTCCATATATATTTTCTTTTTCTATGGATTTAACATCTACTTCTATTTTATTGCAACTATAAGGAAATACAACATATTCCTCACCTTCTACTTTAATTACACCTATATATTCAGTTTCTGTCTCTACGATTTTATTATGGCATAAATTAGTCCAATTAGGAATGTTCCCATTATAAAGATAATACTTATTTTTATCAAATATATATAAAGTGTCTAAATCAAATTTATCCAACATATTTTTTCCTCCTTATACTTATAATTATATAACCTTTTATATCATTTGTCAATAAGTTTATTAATTATTTTAGCTTTAAATTATGTAACTTTTTAATTTTTTCTTTTTTCTCACCATTGCTTTCAGTATAATACTTTTCATTATATCGTTTAATGCTTGCTTCGTCTTTTATAGGTTTTTCTTTTTGTATATAATTACTTAAAGCATCCAATATTGTATTGTAAGCTTTATCAAATCCGTATAATTTACGATTTTCATTTTCTGTAATTCTACGCTTAGTTAATTGATTTTTCATATCATTTAAAAATTCTAATTGTTTTATTTCTTCTAATTCTCCTAAGTCTAATTCTTCAAGTTGATGATATAATTTATTTTTAACATTACCATAATTATGCTCTTCTCTTGTTACTTCTACTTGGTATTTACCAAGCTCTATTAAGTCATCTATAAGATTATTATATAACTTTTCAAAAGACTTTTTACCTGTATGTTTTACAAATTGCACTTTATCATCTTTATAAACTGTTATTTCAGCAGGTATATTTGAATATTCTTGTTTAATTTCATTATATTTTTCCATACACTCTTTATAACTATCTGCTTTCAAAGAGAAACTGCCATATTTTAATCCAATTTTTATTTTATACATCTTCTTTCCCCCTTATACATTATTTTATTAATTATTTTTAAACTTCTAAATCGAATCCCCTTAAATGATTATAATAACTTTCTCTTTTATCTGCTCTGTCTAACACATCCACTCTACATTGAAGAAAATCTATAACCTTTTCTAAAAACTCATCGTCAAAATCTTGATTAATTTCTTTACAATATATAGCGTCTTCTTCTACGCTATTTGCTACTATTTCGTACGCTTCTTTAACATTCATAGTACCTAATCTCATATTAATTTCCCCCTTTATTTTATCTTTTGTATATTATATTTCTTTGCACCAATTCACAAATACGATGTAAGCTTCACCTTTGTCATTGAAACAATAACCATTTTTTTTATTTTCAACTTTGACTGGTTTACCATCTATTTCTATTTGCCACCCACTCAACTCTCCTAAATGTTTTGATATTAATCTCTTATCAAATACATATTGTTTTCCTACTTCAAACTCTTCTACTTTATCTCCTAAGCACATACATTGACTAGGTAAAATTATTTTTTCTTCACCATTTTCTGGTATAATCCCAGTAAATTCATCCACAATTGTTACAAGCTCTCCTTCATATATATAATTTTTGCTTGAATCAAATAAATCTACATTTTTCATATTACCAACTCCTTAATTTTTATTTATTATGTATTAAGTATATCATAACCAAATTATTTTTGTCAATACATTTTATTAATTATTTATAAATTTTTAGTCTGTAATTTCAACTTCATAATTATACAAAGCATCATAAAGTTTAATTGGTATCAAATCTTTATAATAATCAGCAACTTCTTTAATATTCTTTTCCTTGTAATACTTGTAAACTTCAAATGCCTTATCTTGTGTTTCATAAATTCCTAGATGTTTACCTTTTGATTCTCCTGTTTCTGGATTAATCATACTACAATGTACTATATATTTACCATTTTTAAGAGAACTTGTTCCTATAACTGATTCTCCTCTTGATTTATCACGTTTGATAAATAAACCATTAATTTTTTGAGGTACAAATACACAAGTATCCGGTGAATAAATCTTATTGTGCTTTACTAAAATATCTTTATCTAAATGCATTATTTCATCTTTTACTTCATAATAGTTATCATAATACCACTTAGCAAAATTTTGAAAATTTAACCAATCTTCGTCAACTTCACAATTAGTATATGTAGGTTGTTTCTTGTGGTATTTAGAATCATAACATCTATATAACATATTATGCCATGTATCATAAACTCTAGTATTTTTACCATTCTCTTTTACTTTATACTCCCCTTCTCCCGGATAACCAACTTCATATACTTTTCTCTCATAAGGGCAACTAATTTTACCTTTTTTAAAGTTATCATATCGTCTATTTTTAGCAGTCCAATTATACTCTGGGAAATAGACGTCAATATCTCTATTTGTTCTATACTCTACAATTATCATTTTACTGCCAAAATTATTTATTCCTCTTTCGCCTGTTCTATCTATTTTGTTATTCATAATATATCATCCCCTTTATTAATTATTATTTATAAATTTTATAAAAAGTAATTAAATCATACATTCCCTTTGTTCCTCTTATAATAAACCACTTTTTAAATTGTTCCTTACTTATATGAGTATATATTCTCGCACATTCTGAATCTGGTATGTCCTCAAATATAACATTATTAACTAAGAAGTTTTTGAATGTTTCATAATCTGATTGATTATAAAGTGTATCTATTATCTTGTAATTTTTTTGCTGATTTATTTTTATATTTTTAATTCTTTCTTTATTTTTTTCAATTATATTCCCACCTGCACAATTAATAGGTTTAATTATCATATTTATCATTTATCCCCCTTGTTTTTATTTTATATATATATTATATGATGTTTATTATAATTTATCAACTGTTTTATTAATTATTTTTAAAATTAAATAAAAATAATAGTAATCCAAATATTATACTCAATTATATTATACCACCTATGCATATTATATATTTCATATTTATCACCCCTTTTATATAATAATAGTACATCTTGATATATTTGTCAATAAGAATGAGTAAAAAAATAGAAGGTATTAAACACCTTCTGAAACTTTTATTAATTATTTAACCACATTCTTTATATTATCTAATAATTTATCTAAATCAATTTCAAATAATTTAACTGATAATTCATACAGTTCATTTAATTGATTTAATACTTTATCTATATATTCAAGTTTATTTTCTTTTATTTTCTTTGTAACTTTTATCTCTTCTCCTAAATTATTTATTATCTTACCTTTATAAACTAAATTACTCATTCTCTTAGATAAATCTAAATGATATTTCTTTTCAAATTCAGAATACAATAAATTCCATCTATCTGTAACTTTATCTATACCATTAATCCTTATTATTTGATTTAATCTTTGTCTTTTTTCAGCTAAAGTTATATTCTCTGCAAGCCCCTCTATAACGCCACTCTTATGTTTGCTTTCCTTTTCTAATTCTAGTATCCTTTTATTCTTTAATTCAAATAATTTGGCATTGATTTCATTCATTTTCACTAAATCACCAGACATCATAGCGTCAACATAATCAACTTTTAATCTTGTTTCCTCATCAATTTCATTCGATATTGTATCAATGTTACCATTGCCATTTTCTGCATCGTGTACTATATCTAATATTCTTTTTCTCAACTCTTTTGCTATTTCTGAATCTCTTAATAGCATACCTATATTTAATAGAGTGCGTTTTGTCATAAGATACATACCTCTGTTTGGAAATATTAATTCATATCCATCATTGAATGTTAATATTGACTTTCCGTTCATTTGTTTATTATTTCTTAAATGTCCTTCTAGAACTTTTAAGAAATCTTTCTTTTTATATATTTTAAGTCCATTTTCAATTAATTCATCTCTATTGTTTTTAATTAAACTATTTATTGCCTCTAACCCTACCTCATAATAATCTGCTCCCATTTGTACTGTTATTAAATCTGTATTAGCTATTGTTAGTATATCTTTTACACTTTCTAATATATGTATATTATTTTCAGTCATTTGAGTTCTTCTTTCTTTTACATTTATTATTCCATTTTCTATTCTTTTATCCATATTATCATTCTCCTTTTTATTTATTATTTTTATTGATATTTCATTAACTTTATTAATTATTTTTATTCTGCACTCAATTTACATCAACTCCTTTCTTATATTACTATATTAACAATTACTATTGAAAAATTACCTATGCCTATAAACAAAAAAAAGAAACTAGAGATTTTCTCTAATTTCTCGAAGAATTACATCCATAATATAAATGGTGATATTTAAAGCTTAACTCATTAGCATTCATATTATATCCATTTATATCAAGATAGCTCTTTGTATTTTGTATAGTCCATATAATATTATCTAATGTTTGTAATACAAACATGTCATACATGATTCCACTTTGGTATATTCCTGTAGCCGTTAAGGTAACATTTAATCCACCATGTTGTAATTCTTTTGTTAAAACAGTTAATTTTCCACTTAAATTACTACGTTTCATTGGTTCTAAACCATTATTAGTATATTTATTACATAATGTCTTGAATAAATATTCACTATGCATATTTAAATCATAATAAAGCACATTTCTACTTCTTGTTGTATTAACATATACTTCTTGTTCTATTGTATCTTTAACTAACTCTTTCATTATATCATCACACAATATCTTATTTCCATTTACATTTATATAACTATAGTCTTCTGCTACGTCAGAAATCTTAATTTCTAATAGGTCTTTAAATCCTTTGCCTAATACTTTATTAAATATCATATATATTAATAATTTGTCTTGTGCATTTATAAGTGAATTGATTATATCTAATATTTGAGTTTTTGTGAAGTATTTAGATTCGTCAAAATATAAACATTTTTCCATTAATTCATCTTCTTTTAAATCGTATTTAATTCCCTTTGTATCTAATATTTCTTTTAAAATTCTAAATCCGTCGTAGAAACTACTTCTATTAATTGTCTTTAGATTTTTTATAGCAAAATCTTTTATTACTTGTTCATTTATATTTTTTTCACCTATTTCATTAATTAAATCATTCACTTTATTTTCCATTCTATTCATTTTAATTTGTTTATCACACATCTTTTTCATTTTAACCCCTTCCTTAGTTGTCTGCCTTGCTTATTATAACATATGATATCCTTAATGACAACTAACTTTATTAATTTTTCTTTTTATATATTATATACAAATTAGAGTTTAAATATTCACAATTTATTAATTATTTTGAAAATGAGCAAAAAAAAATAAGAGGTTTTATGCCTCTTGAAAGTAACGATTATTTAATTCTGTTTTTAATTACCCTTTATTAATTATTATCAAACTCATCTAAAGTAATCATGTTATCAAATCTTTTTTTTATTCTTCTTTCCCATTCGCGATTCATCACATCAAACATACAACTCATACCAAATAACTCTTTACATTTATTTTTTAAATCTTCATTCGTACATATATTATAACACGCAGGCGTATTTATTTTACATTCTTCACAATTCATTGTATCAACCTCCTTTATTAATTATTTTTATTTATGTAATTGAATACTAAAAAGGTGTTATTCTTTTTATTATACACTAATTCTAAATTATACCATGTAAGTTGAGTATTATAATATAAATCTTGAAAAGCTAATACTATTAATTCTTCATTATCTGGAATGTTCAGTATTTCAGCAAATTCCTTCAGCGTATAATTAACAATCAGTGTATCTTCCAATTTCTTTCTACTGTGTTCTATAAAGTCATTTACTTGTTTTTGTTTTAATATATTCATAATATATCCTCCTTTTTTTATTGATTTGATAAAACTATAATATTTAACATAAGTGGACAAGCATCGTTCCACTACAATTGAAAGGTAACGAACCCTGTCCTCTTTTTATAATTAGTATTTATATTTTATGTATAAAGTAATATGTATTTTTAATTTTGTTGACAGTCTTTCTTTTCTTATGAACTACATAATGACTCTCTCCTAATATTTTAACAAATGTATTCAAATTAATATTTTTACCATTTACATTTTTTATATTTAAATCTTTGGGAATTTGTTGTATTTCGTCAACTATTATCCATTTATTTAAATATTTTTCATCTAAAGTTATTGTCATAGGTGGTAATGCGTTTTCTTTAGTTTTAACAACTATTAAATTTAAATCTTTTCTAAATCTTCCCCTAGCTTGTATACATTCGGTTATATTAGTTGAATTGACGATACATAAATCAACATCTTTATCTGTAACATTGATTCCTGTTTCACTAGATTTATTAAATATAAATACATTATAAGGTTCTCTTATTTTACCTGTAGTCAACAATTCATCCATGAAACTTATTTGCTCTTCATTTAAAGGATATTTTTCATTATTTCTGCTCCATACACAAATTGGATTTAATCCTAAGTCAAGACACATTGTTTCTATTCTCTTCATGTCATTTATTTGTTTTGTATAAATACCTGCTTTCATTCCACCATATAAAAATCCTTCTAATGATTGTTGCAAGTAAAATTTAATTTGTGAAATGTTATTGATATATAATTTAACCTTATCTATATATCTTTTTATTTCCTTATTGATTAATAAATTAATTACATTAAAATTTTCTAATTGTGGGTATTTTCTTACCATTTGTTCTAAATAATAATCTGTTGCTGTCATCATAATTATTGGAGTTCCTAAATGTTTTCTAAATAAAAAGAATAAAGCTGAACTTAAATCTCTATCTTGATTAAATTCTGAATATTCTATGGCGCTATGTATCTCATCAGCAATAATCAAATCGAAATATGATGAAAATTCTTCATTGACATCATATAATATCTTGTGTCCAAATTCCTTATAAGTCATCACTAATATACTTGGATGTTCTTCTTGCACATCTTTATTATTAGTTGAATATGTATTCTTTTCTTTTAAAACCTGGTCTTTTAAATTACTATTATCACATAAATATAAATATTGTTTATTAACATCATTCATTAACACATTTATACAATAATAAGTTTTTCCACTACCTATAGGTGCAAGAATAAGATTATTTTCTTCTTCGCTTAACTTTTTCTTTTTCATTACCTCACTTAAATATTTATTACCTCTCACAATATCTCCTCCTTGTTTATTAATTATTTTTATTATTATAAGTGATATAACCACTCCACGCAATAATTATACCACTTATAATATATTTGTCAATGGTTACTTACCATACATTTTCAGCCATAGCTTTTTTATTGTCATTGTCTTGGTGATAATAAAATCTAAAAGTTGTATTACTACTTGAATGACCTAATAACTTAGCGACTTCATCGCATGAATAACCAGCCTCAACGTATTTTGTCGCTGAAATATGTCTAAGGTCATGTGGATTGAGTTGTTGTCCTGTAACCTCTGTTATCTTGTGTATAAGCTTTTCTAAGCCACCAATACTTATTCTGCTTTTATAACTACTAAGGAATAAAGAATTATCCTTAGAAGGGATTCTATTACGTTCTATCATGTATTCATTATATAGTTGTAATGTTTTACTAGATAATACGCAAGGTTTCCTGCTACCACCTTTTTGAATTACTGTAAATTCTCCAGTATTGGGATTGATAGTATCTATATTTAATTGTCTAAGCTCTGAATTTCTTAAAGCACAATTAAGCATGACTTCAACAATCAATCTATTTCTCATATTCATATAATTAGGTTTTCTATTATATTCAGATTCTAAATAAGTTCTTATTTTGTCAACTTGTCCTGTATTTCCTATTTTACCTTTAGATTCAATTCTTAATTGTTTAAGTTCCTTACTAGCATTAAAATCAATAATCCTAAATGCATATAGATAACTATAAAAACTCTTACAACTAGCAATACGTCGATTAATACTTTGACTGCTTAATCCTTCATTTTTTTTTCTATTCAACCAGTTTTGTAATATTACCACATTAGAGTTTTGTATATCTTCAATTGTTTTAAAGTTACAATCTTTAATCATTTCCTTTACTACTGGAATATATGATTTAATAGATTTTGGAGATAAGTTTTTAATATCTTGTAGATATTTAACATAATTATTTATTAATTTTTCCATATTATTCATTATCTTTTCCTCCCCTTTTTAATATCTTATATATATAAGTATATATCATGTGGTATATTTTGTCAATAGTTTTATTAATAATTTTTATAATCTTTTTGAACTATATAAAAATAGACCAGAACAAAATCCAGTCTGTAAGTTTATTAATTATTTTTGTTTCTTAACTTTTCTATTATTTTTATTTGCCCTATACCTGTTATTAATGTTTTAATTCCAAATTTACTACCATACGGAGTATTTTTATAAGTTTTGCAAAATCGCCTATAGAAATACTATCTGATGTTTTTGAAATGGTTTCAGCAAAATCAACTTTAGGTTTATCCTCTTCTATCTTACCCAATAATGGTTTTGTTGCTTCTTCTACTTCTATTTTTACTAATTCCTTATGTGCGTTAACGACTTCTAAAGAATCTTCACTAAATAATTGTAATTGCAATTCTTCTTTTCTTGTTAGTTGTGGCAATTGTTGTTCCTTTAATCTCTTTTCACATTCAATAAAATATTTTCTAAACTTTTTTCCTTTATCATTCCTTTGTAACATACATATTTCTTTTGCCATGTCTAATTTAATTACATGGTCAATATATGTAGTTTCATTACCTTGGGCTGTTACTTTTTTTTGAGTAATAGCTATATAATCCAAATTCTCTTCAAATCCATATTTCAACATTCTTTTAAACCAATCATTATATCTACTTTCCACTCCCAATCCTTTATGTAATTCTCTACCACTTACTATTATTTCTTGATTTTCATTCATTTCTATTTTTATTAATTCATTCATTTTATATTCCTCCCCTTATTAATTATTTCTATCATCTTTTTTACTTTCCATATATATATATATATAATTCTTTTACATATTTAGAACACCTCCTATATCATTGTATTAACAACTATATGTAAATAATCACCTATGATTTTAATAATTTTTAAAATCTTTTTAAACTATAAAAAAATAGACTAGAATAAAATCTAGCCTATCAATTAATATTATTTGTCATCATTTCAGTTCTTTTATTAATTCATGTTATCTGCTATGTTAAATACAATTTCACCATCTTTTATTATCAAATAACAAGTTTCCTCCCTATCCTTTGCGTCACAAATTTGAATTGTAAAGTTAACATTAGTGTAACCTTTGTCGTTTAAGTATTCTTTTAATGTACTAGATGTTTCTTTTAATGTATCTAACAGATTATCCCATTTACCAGTATATATAGCATTAGATACCTCTTCATGTTGGAAATAGTTGGTTAATACTAAACCATCCTTTTCCATTTTATAACTGTAATCTTTTCCATAGAATATTTCATCCACCTTATTTTCGGTTAAATAATATGCTATTTCTACCAGTTGTTGTTTTTGTTTATCCTTTGTTTCATCATCCATTTGTTGAGTTGTATTTTCTGACACAGAATCAAGTTCAACATCTTTACATCCTATCATAGATATTAATAACATTCCTGTTAATATTAGTACTGATAATTTTTTATTCATAATTACCAACCTCCTTATGTTTTATTTATTATAATTTTTTAACCAATTTTTAAGTTCCTTTAATTGACTTTTATATATGAAATTATAATTTTGTCTTTTTTGTATTTCTTTTGTTGCAAATGCAATGCTTTCAGCTTCATAAGACATATCATTTATATCTTTTTCTCTCCAATTATGCATTATACCTTCTATTCTGCTAAAATTATGTTTGATTTCTTTATTATTACTTTTTCTTCTTCTAAATCTTTTATTTTTCCTTCAATTATATTTTTCATGTTTACCCCTCCTATTTATCTTTATATACTAATCATATCATAATTTACTATCATTTGTCAACACTTTTATTAATTATTTTTACTATCATTCACCATTATATTATTTAATTTAATATATTTTTTTTCTTTATTATCGTATATTTTTAATTCTCCATAATCAGCTTCATGTCTACCATATAGTAATAATTCAATTATCTTCTCTTTGGATAATCTATCTCTAACTCCTACAAGTTTATTACATTTAGTGCAATATATATTATAACGATGATATTCTTTTTCTAGCTCTAAATTAGGAATAAAAAATTCATCGTCATTTACCTCATATTTATGACAAAATTCTTTCCATTCTTCATAATGACTTGTATTTCTACCATGTTTCTTGTCAGACAATAAATGGATTAATTCATGTTGGATAACATGCTTAACCGTATCATTATCATATGCGTTAATACGTTTACTAAATTTAAATTTCACTGGTAATATAAATTCACCATTTCTCTTATATCTGGCACTAAAGTAACCCATGCTTGATTTAAGTCTACCATCTACTGATATTGGAATTGTATCAATTACATTTCCTATTATCATTCTATCGTTTTCGTCCATGCTATTATTAACGAAACTCTTCATATAACTTCTTATTTCCTTTTCAGTCCAAACTTTATTATTTTTATTAATATTTTTCCCCATCATTCAATCCCCCAATTAACTTTATTAATTATTTTTACTATCATTGTTACGAGCTAGAGGATTAATTAAAATCCCCTTTGAATTTAATTCCCCTATTTATTATTCTTCATATATTCAAAATCTCTAATTCTATATTTTATTTCATATTCCATATTGCACAATGCATCTGAAATCTTATCTGTTAAATCTTCAATTGTATTTTCTTTGTCAATTTCGACTATATCATTTAATAAATAATCAATCATAATTAATTTCTTTTCTATTTTATTACGTTCATCATGAGTTAAATATCTAGCAGTTGCATATATGCATTTTTCTTCTTGTTCATATTCACAATTACCTCCCCACATCTTATTATAATCACAATTTACACATACATTTTTATCCATAATAATTTATCCTCCTTATATAAACAATATCATGTTTAACCATCATTGTCAAGAGTTTTATTAATTATTTGTAGTTAGTAATTAAAACTTCTATGCTCTTATATCCATTATCTTTTTTATGGTAATTACAATTTGAATAATCATAATCTAAGTAGTTTACATTATAATTTTTGCTCCAGTTTATTAATATTTCGTTTTTACTTCCATTATGTTCTAATACATTAGATATTGCAAATTTTATACCTTTTTCATTTAATCTGTCACATAATGATAATAATTCTTTTTCAGTTTCTTCATTCCAACCTGTATTGTAAGTAGCTTCTGTTACTAAGTATGGTGGGTCTAAATATACAAAGTCATTTTCTCCTAATTTGTTAATATCTAAAGATATAAAATTTTTATTTGTAAATTCTATATCTTTTTTCTGAATTGCATTTGAAAAATCTTTAAATTTTTGTTTTAAACTTGGATTAAAATTTCTTTTCCCAAAAGGCATATTAAATTTTCCTTTCTTATTAAATCTTACTTGATTATTAAAAGAATGGGCTAATAAAGTATAAAGTACATACCATTCTTTATTACCATCATTGTAAGCTTTTCTTAATTCTAAATAACCTTCTTTGTTTTCTTTACTTAAATCATATTCGTTAATTATTTTTTCTATCATTTCGATAGCTTTCTCTGTATTATTATTTTGTATTCCTTTATATGTATTTATTACTTGAGTGCATAAATCATTGGCTATTATTTTATTAGCATTAACATTCACTGCTACATTACAACCACCTGTAAATAAATCTACAAAAGTGTTTATATTTTTTGGAAATAGTGGTAATATTTGATTTAATAATTTCCCTTTTCCACCTGTGTAATTAAGAGGGCTTTTAATATATTTTTCCATAATTTCATCTCTCCTTTTATTAATTATTTTTAATCATCAATTTCAACTTCATAAGCGTATAATGCATCATATACTTCTTGTGGAATCTGTCCTTTATAATAATCCGCAACCTCTTTAATATTCTTTTCTTTATAATATTTATAAACCTCAAATGCTTTTTCTTGTGTTTCATATAAACCTAAATATTTATTTTTTGATTTACCTGTTTTGGGATTAATCAAATTACATTGAGATACATATTTTCCATTTTTATAATTTGAAACACCTATTGGATTAGTACCTCTTTTACTATCATTTTTAGTAAATAAAGTATTAATTGTATTTGGTACATAAACACAAGTATCTGGGCTATAAATTTTATTATGTTTGACTAATATATCTTTGTCTAAGCACATTTTCTCGCCTTCTATATCATAATAATTATTTTCGTCCCAATATCCAAAGTTTTGGAAATTATGAAATTCTTTTGAAACATTACAATTTTTGTATGTTGGATTTTTATGTCTATTCTTTTCATTATAACATCTTTCCAACATATGATTCCAAGTCTTATAAGCTCTAGTATTTTTACCATTTTCACTTACTTTATACTTACCTTCACCAATATAACCAATAGCATAAATATTTCTTTCATATGGGCATTTTATTTGACCATTTTTAAAATTTTGATATGTTTTATTTTTAGCAGTCCAATTATATTCTGGAAAATAAATATCAACATCTTCCCATTTTTTATATTTTATTATTACCATCTCACTTCCAAAGTTATTAACTTTTGTTTCTCCAGTTCTATCTATTTTAGCCCCCATATTATCTCCTCCTAATTAATTTTATATATTAAGTATATCATGTTGTGTTATTATTTGTCAAGAGCTTTTTTATTAATTGTTTTTATAATCTTTTGCAGGTTTTATAGGATAACCTGCAAACCTATAATACTATCCTATTAATTTATATTGATTTTGTAAATTTTCAAGTACTATTAAGGTATCTGAATTTCTTTTAGTATACCAACATTTTTTATTTCTATTCCATTTGAATCCAAATTGTTTCAACATGTTTCTAAAATTTTCTGATGGTTTACCTTCAAAATATAATTCTATTCCATTTTTTTCAAAGTTTTCTACTATATCAAATTTATCACTATTATTTTTATTATTTTTTTCTGTTCTCTTTTTAGATTTTTTAACTTTTCTTTCAACCACTTTAACTGTCTCGTCATAATTACCAAGTTTTAAAGATGGATAGAAATTAACGCTAAAATAATCTATTTGAGAGTCACAATCAGAATATCTATATTGATTTATTATTTCCCAAACTCTTGCAACTAATTTTTTACCATATATTGATAGTTCTGGATATTCGATATACGGTGATATTTCATAATTGATTATATTTTTATCATCATTTGCATGAACACTTTTAGGAGTTTCTTTCACAATTACAGTTAAACTACAGCCTCCAGAAAATTCATTTTTTGTAACACTAAATTTACAGTCTGAAAATTCTTCTTTTAATTGTTCTCTAACAAATTTAGCTATTGTTTTAATATCTAAATTTCTATCGTATTTTTCACCTTTCCAACCATTTTGAGTATAGAATTCATTTCTTGTACTTTCTGCTGTTTCTTCTGTTTTTATATTATCTCTATTTTTCCAAACAGGAAATAATATATCGTATTCATTATTGATAGCTTTCATTACTTCAACATCTCCGCCTTTGTCTGGATGATGTTTAAAAGCTAGTTTTTTAAATTGTTTCTTTAAGTCTTCTAAAGAGTTTATATTTTTAAAATATTTCATATCATTTATCCCCTTTCAATTATCTTACTTATATAATAACACACTTTATATTATATCGTCAATGACTTTTTAATAATTTATTAATTATTTTTATCATCATTGACTTTGAGCTAGAGGACTATCTGAAGTCCTCATATGATTTTTTTAATTTCTGATATCAATATATCATAGTTGTCTTTTATATATTTCTTGGCTTGATTTATAGTTCTAAATTCCATACTGTCGTTGTTGCACTCTACTGCAAAATCTATTGCAGCATCTGAATTATCTCCTATTAATTCTAGTGTTGGTTCTAATCTCCAACTTTGTGTATATTCGCTAAAATTAATTAAAAATCCTTTGTATTTATAATTTCCTGTACATTGTTTCATGTTATCAACTCCTTATTAATTATTATAGTTACATTATATATCATTGCAAATATATTTGTCAATAGCTTTTTATAAAATTTTATTAATTATTTTTATTATCATTTTCTATATGGTAGTACAGATGTTTCCATACTACCATATAATAGTTTATATCATCATTTCTAATCGACTTATTAATTTTGATATAACATTATATATAAAGTCTGCGTCCTCCATATCACAAATATAATTCCAGACGCACTGTTCCTCATCTTCGTAACCCAATTCATTAAAATACTTATATTCACTCCATGTAGCGTTATCCCAAATATACTGTTGTTTATCCACATTACTTTCAAATATTTCTTCACATTCTTCCATCAGATAGTCCACGAATTCTTGATAATCATCTTGCAACTCGATGTCACCAAATTCTATTTCTGGCACTTCTACATATTCACTAATTGCTAATAATAACAATTGATTATCTTTTATTTCATTTGTATTTGTAGTTGTTATTGTTCCATCTAAATTTAATACTATGTTGGTTTTTATTTTGCCATCATACCACGCTTGTTTATGAAGCGTACAATAGCAATCTATTATCTTACCTTCTATTGTTTTGTCATTTAACAGATTTAAAAATCTTTTAATATTATTCATTATCATTTCCCCTTTCAATTATCTTACTTATATTATAGCACTTGCAATTTAAAATTACAATCACTATTTATTAATTATTTTTTAAGAGCTGGTAGGGACTAATCCCTACCATTTTGTATAATATTCGTCATCATCGTATTTATTTAAGTATGAAGTCTTTGAAGTCATTTTAAAATCATATTCATTATCAACGTCACTTACTTCTACTATGTATTTTTTTCTATTTAGAGATACTTGTATATCTGTAGCTCCAAAAGGAATATCATCTAATACTTTTTTAATGTTGTTATAATTTAGTTTTTCTATTGATTTATCCCAACAACCTATTATAAAACCTTCCTTATTTAATTTCTCTTCAATTCTTTGTTTATTTGTTTTCATATTATCATTTCTCCTTTTTATTTATTATTATACTTTATATTATATCACACATCATTTTATTTTGTCAAGAGCTTTTTAAAAAATTTATTAATTATTTTTACTGTTATTTTTGATAGCTCGAGCTAGAGGGATTTAACCCTCATAATATCATACACTAACATAAGTTTGTTTCCCAAAATTGAGATTCTTCTTCAGCTTCTTTTACACTGATATCATTCATTATTGACCATATTTCAAACTTATGTCTTTTTATAAATGATACCGCGAATTTATCTGCATCTTTTTCTAATGTTAATTCTCTATAAGTTTTGTAAGCTTCTTCATAAGTTTTATATATTGTATTTTCATATAAAAAGTATTCATTATCATATTTTTCATTATTCATTAATCCTTGTCTTGCGTGTCCTACTTCATGTAAAAATGAAAATGTTTCCAAAAAGTCATAAAACATATAAACATTAGAGTCTAAATTATATTCTTTTTTTAAGTATTCAATCATAAATTTATACCATTTAGAATTTATGTTAAAATTACAATTCTGAATTGTTATCACATCATTTGTACTATATGAAAATTTATCATCTTTTATTAATTTTATATTATCTAGATTTATACCTTCTGATTTAACTAATTCCAATATTTTATTTGCTTTTTCTAACGTTAACATATTATCATCTCCTAATTAATTATCATACTTAAAGTATATTACTTTCAATTTTATTTATCAAGAAAAACTTTTTTTAAATTTTATTAATTATTTTTGAGCTATACTACTTATAAAAATATAAGCAGTATTATTAATTATTTATACTATCATTTAAGATAGCTTTGAGCTATATTGCCTATATATAGGCAATATTATTAATTATTTTTAATATCTTTCAATAGATATTTTTCTTATAACTTTAGTTTCTTTATTAGGACTAACACTTACTAATCTAGTAGGTATATATCCGGCTATTGTATAACTTTTATATACTCTTTCAGTCCCTCCTAATATTTCAATAAAGAAATTAGTACTAGAGAATATTTTTTCATATTCTTCTGTTGTTATTTCTTCAGTTGTTATTTCTTCAGTTGTTATTTCTGAATATTTTTTAGGGAAATTTTTTCTTCCTTCTTTTTTGTAAGTTTCTTTTGTTAATGTTATTTTATATCCTTCTAGACCTCTTATTATTGTTCCTAATTCTTTTTTATTCATATTTACCACTCCTTTTTATTAATTATTTTTATATATTTATTATATATGATTTAAACTAAGAATTCAAGAGCTTTTTAAAAAAATTATTAATTATTTTTACTATCATTTAAAATAGTGTTGAGCTAGTAGGAGGTTGCCCTCCCAATGTTATACTATCATTCTTAATACTATAAATAGTATATTGTATTAAGCAAATCAATAATATCAACCACATTAATGTTGAATGCATAACCTATACAGTCAACTACATACATCAATGCTATGGATATTTGATTTTTAAATATAATAATTCCTAATACTAACACTAATACAAATAACATTTTATTTTTCATAATATTATCATTCTCCTTCATTATTAATATAATTTGCTATCATTTAAGACAGTCTTGAGCTAGAGGAATTTATTCCTCTATTTAATAATTATTTTTCCTTTGCCTTCATATATTTTGTTATATAACATTTTAGTTCTTATTGCAAGACCTTTTGACTTTACTTTTGCTAAAAATTCTTCGCTTTCTTCTGTTACTAAATATAAGCTATAATATACTTTCTTCATAACTCATCACTCCTTAAATTTATTAATTATTTTTACTATCATGATTATAATATCATATTCTACTATCTTTTGTCAACAACTTTATTAATATTTTTTATAATCATTTTGATAGCATTGAGCTGGAAGGACTAGAACACAATTTCTAAGTCCTTGTTATATCTTTTCATATTTAAACTTGCATGAGTGTCGTCAACGCTATTATAGTACACTGTAATAACTTGACTTGTTTTTGGTTCAACAACGACCTTCATAACACAGTCTGTTATTTTTCCGTCGGTATCTACTGGGAATGTACTCCAACTTTCTATTAATACTCTTCCATTATTTCTTGTTCTGTTATATTCTATTATATCAAATTCACCATGTTTTAGCATGTCGCATATTGTTTTCATGCTATAGTTGACAGTTGATTTTTTTCTTAAATGATAACTAGCGTATATACGTTGATGTAGCATGTTGTTTATTGCGATTATACATCTTTGATAATCGTCGCCTTTGAACTGTTTTACATATTTCTTTTCTTGTCCTTCTGTTCTTCTTATTGTTCCTTTTTTTATTTCTCCCTTTAACATTTTTCATTTTCCCCTTTATTTATTAATTATTTTTAAAACTTGAGCTTTAGGGAATAGATTATTATTCCCAATAATATTCTATGTCAAAACCAAGGTTGTCAAGTTCTCTTTGTTGTTCTAATGTTATCTTCTGTTTTTTATCTAACATTATAGTTTCACACTCTGGAACTATTCTAATAAGTTGGTAATTTCTTTGTAATTTTCCAAAAGCGTCATTATCGTATGCACTTATTTTTGTAGCTCCAAAAATTATTCTATGGTCGACTGCTCTGTAACTACCATCAGATTCGGCATTCAAGTATCTACCGTCAGATAACATATAGAAACTTGAATTTCCTAAATAACAATCTGATACAGTGTTTTTAAGTTCGCAAAGATTTTCGTATCTTTTAACTAAATTTTTTGGATTTCTCATATTTACCACTCCTTTTAATTGTTTAATATTTTGTTACTGGAAAAGGGCTTTTAAGAGGTTAACCCTTTAGAACTCTTTAATATTTACAGCATATATCCTAATTGATGTTTACATTCTTCCAAGTATGCAAGTTTTATTTGACTTGCTATTCTTTTACTTTGTGTTAGTTGTTTCTTTGTAAGTTTTTTTCCGTCTCTTACTGTTTTGGCGAATCCTTGTATATATGCAAATCCTTGTATATGTTTTCCGACTTTTTCTGGAATTATTAACTTTAATGTTTCTATTAACTCTTCTTCTGTATCGAAATATTCTGTATAAGGGACTTTGGAATTTAATACTTTCTTTCTATCGACTTCTGTAATTTTGTTTTCTATTTCTTCAATATTTGTCAAGTATTTAACCACTGGTTCTGTTACTGGTTCTGTAGGTGCTACCATGTCGAAATCTAAGTTTAATATTTCTTCCAAGCTCATATTTGAAAAATCTAATTTTTTATCCTTCATTTTTACTCCTCCTAATTTATTAATTATTTTTAGCTAATGAGTAGCTAATCCCGTAAATTATATTTTTATTACTTAATGAACGATTGGGCGTTCTCCCTTGTCTAATACTTATATTATAATGATAGTACGAATTATGCTTATTTGTCAAATACTTTTTTTAAAATTTTATTAATTATTTTTGTTGCTTGATGGTTAATTGGGTAACCTCCCTTGTCTAATACTTATACTTTTTATTATTTTGTTTTATCTTAATTATATGATAGTACGACTAGTATACTTTTGTCAAACATTTTTTTTATTTTTTTAAATTTATTTTTCCCTAAAAAAGTATATAGATAGAAGTTGATAAGTAAAAACGCTACAAGTTAGTGATATCAACTGTTTAAGCTATATTTTAGATATCTACAATAAAAATAAAAGTTTATATATAAATAAATTTTTATAGCTAAATACTTTAATTTTTTAAGTAAAAGATAGACTCCACGGTCAAATAGTAAAGTGTTCGACAAGTTTTACTTTAAAAATTGATAGTAAAAAATATGGTCACTTTATTTATTTAAGTTTAACCCTTAATAAATTAATTCTTTATATATAAATAAAGTAAAGCATAATTGAATACTTATACATAAAAATAAATTTATATAGATAAGTTATTGGTCGAATAGTTGAATAAAATAAAGTATATTATGTCGAATACTTTACTTATTGATAGTAGAAAATAGGGTCACAAATTTTATTAAAGTGGATAGTACAATTTACTTTATTTTAGTAAAGCTATAAAAAAGTATTTTATCGTACAAAATTATTTTTATGAAGCGTTCCATTTTAAAATTGATTTTAAAGTTTAATAAATAAAGTTGGTATTAATTATTAAGTTTAACTTAATTAAATAAAGCAGAATGATAATATCTCCTTTAAAATATTAAGGTAAATCAAGGATTAGCTTTATTTAATTAGGGAAAATATAAAGATTGTTTTATATTATAAAGTTATTATAAAATACTGTAATCGTTGATATTACTAGCTTTAGAGTAATTTGACAAATATATACATGCTTTATATAGTAAAGAGAACAAAAGAGAATAGCTTAATTAGTTAATATAAATTAACATTATGCTTTATTATCTTAATTATCATAGGTATATTTATTAACTATCTAGTATTATCAACGGTTGTAAGCTTTAGGAAAATGCAAAGGAAAACAGTGAAACCGTTGATAATACTAGGATTGAATACCATACATAGGTATACACAAATAGAAGAAAACAGAAGAATGTAGCAATTGCAACTGTTTCACGCTTTACAATATACCCACTATAGGTATAGGATGCAGTTATTGCAACGGTTGTATAGTATTGGGTAATATAGGTAAACTGTGAAACAATTATAGGTAAACACTTTAGGAAAATAAAGGAAAATAGATAAATCACTTTAGATTATTAGGAGAAATTGAATAAATGGTAAAAAATGTAAAATGGAAAAATTAGAAAAATTTTACTTGTGGATAACTTAGATTAAGAAAAAAAGTGTATAAGTGTATGAAAGCGTTGATATTACTAGATTATATAGACTTATAGGTTGTTAGCTTGAGATGTAGCTGGAAATGTAATTGTAAGTATTAGTAAGACTTGCTTTCATATATATTTATACATATTAACAACTTGTGGATAACTAGCAAAATACTTGTGGATAACTAGGGAATATAGTGTTGATAAGCACGTCACCTGGACAAGTCAACCACTTTAAAAAATTAAGAATGTACGATTAATTAATACTTAATCACACTTTTTGGAGAAGGAATTTTTTTTCAATAGGCAAGAAATGTTGATATTCCAACATCTAGGGGGTGGTATCATATTCGGAGGGGCTTGACAAAAATTTTATTCTGTGTAGTAGTTTACCAACTACATGCCATAAAAAATACCGAATTACATTTTTAACCATTTCTATAAACTCCTATCTTCATAACATTAACATATTTACAAATTAAGAATACTAGGAAATTAATGCGTATTTATTATACTTTATTTTTATCTAATTTAAAGTATTAAAATTAGATATTACCGTATTGTACTTATTCTCGGGAAATGATATTATAAATATGTTATTTTACGTTTATAAATTAATACTTGATTTAATGGGAATTTAATAGTATATTTAATATATTGGAAATAAATGGGAAAATATGGGTTTAATCAGATATAATACACCGCCACTACGTATTAATTTATCTATATAAACCCATTAGTTTTACCGTATCAAACCATTGAAATACCAAATAAAAAGGTGTGTAGTACAAGCAATAGTCGTACCACACACTCAATTTTACATTATAATATACACTTGTCTAAACACTCTAAGTTACAATTTACACACATAGTTTTAAGAATTTTATTCCTAATCTTGCCCTGTAAGTCGCTTATAATAAGTAGAGAAGGAAGAGTCTGCATACCTTGTTCAATCACATATTCTTTAATAGGATTAATATCTGTGTATTTATCTATACAATCTGATAATCTACCATGCAATTGAACTTCTATTAATAAACCTTTCCTTATTATAGTATTGTCTTTTTTGTATCTAATTATAATATAACCATCTGCTATAACATTACCCAATTGAACATTTCTATCTACGTATATTATTTCCACGCCTAGTAATAATAAATTATATACTAATTCAGTTATATACATATCATGCCTAAGTAATCTTTCATTAGGTTTATTTTCAATATAATAAATATATTCTCTATTATATATTCCACTTCTAAAGCGTTTTAATTGCTTATATTCTACTAATTTATTAGCTCTTCTATCCCAAGTGGTATTAGTTAATCCTGCAAAGAATAAATTTCTTATATGTTCTGTTCTACACATAGTAACTAGATTAATAAAGTTTAATACTTGGATATCTCTTTCAGTCATATTATCACCTCAATATAATATATGTATATATTTAAATAATGTTACTAAAATATTTTTTTAATATTTAGGAAACATTTACTACACACTTGCATATAGTTAAGTAAAAGGAGATGATAATATGAGTAATGTGATAGAACCTTTAACAAATACTATTTGGGATACAATAACATTATTATGTAAATCAGCTTTAGATGTATTTAATATTAAACATATTGATTTTACTGATTTCTTTAATAATATCAATATGAAGAATGCTTCTGGAGATATACCTAAGTTAAGAAATAAATGGGAAGACGAAAACTATAAAATATATGAGTTTATAATACCTACAGGAATGACTATAGATGATTTTAATAATAATAAGAATAAGTTTTGTCATTTATTAAATAAAGAAAAAGAAGATGTTAGTTTTAAAAAGAATGGATATTATATTCAATTAAGAATTAAAAAAGAAGAGATAGTATGTGCTGACTTTGATTTAGAAAAACATAAAGCTAAAGGATACAAAATCCCTATAGGAATCAATTTAGAAGATTGTAGCATTAGATATATTGACTTTAGCGAACCTTCTAATGCACATATGTATTTAGCAGGAGCTACTAGATGTGGTAAATCTAATTGTTTAAGAGTTATTATATCTCAATTAGTAATGAAAAGAAAATGTGACGTTGTGTTAGATTTAATCAATGAAAAGAGAGTAGATTTATTTGAATTTAGAAACTGTAAAAATGTAATTCATTATACGGAAAATAGAGATGAAGCTGAAGATATATTATTTGATGCTATACAAGATATAGATAAAAGATATGAACTGTTTACTTATAGAAATTGCACTGATATATGGCAATATAGGAAGTTTAAAAAAATGCCTATTAGATTTATAGTGATAGAAGAGTTATCTTCTTATATGAAGAATAAGGATTTTCATAATATGTTAGCTTTAATAGCTAGTAGAGGTGCAGGAGCAGGGGTGTTTCTAATACTAACTACCCAATTACCTTCTAAAGATATATTACCTAATATAACTAAACAGAATATAAATATCGTTATAGGTGGTAAATGTAAAGATGAAATTAGGTCTAATATGATAATTAACTATGGATATTTACATTTATTAAGAGGAGCTGGAAATATGAGAGTGTTTGATTGTGAAGAATATGGGACAGAAATACAGACATTTTATATTGATAGAGAAACTGTATTAAAAATAAGTGAAAAATATAGTAAAAAGAAAGAGGAGGTAAAATAATGAAGTATACATTATATGAATCTATAGAAGATAGAGATGATTTATATGAAAATATTTATGTGAATAAAATTGAAACAAAAAATAAAAAAGAAATAGAAGAAGAAATAAATAAATTAAAAGAAAAATGTAGTAAAAATCCTTCATATGAATATGGATATAGAATAATTAAAAAATTATTTTAGGAGGTTAATGGTATGAGAGAGCTTTGGGAAGTAGAATGGAAGATGGAATCAAGAGATAGAATGGAAATAATTGGTGGATTAATTAAAGAAGATACGTTAGAGGAGTTAGAAACATCAATGGAAATTTATAAAGATAGGTCAATACTTGAGAAAATTTTAATAAAACCTCCTAAATTTGGTGAAATTATTAAGAAAAAATACGAATAAAATGCTAAATTTTTAGCAAAAAAATGAGTAAAAATGCATAAAAAACATTAAAAAATTAAGAAAAATTGCTTATTTTTATAAAAAACAAAAGAAAAAGCCCTAAAAAGGGCTGATTATTACATTTTGGAAATAAAATATAATAATTTAATTAAAGTTATATGCGATATTTGCAATTCTTATGAGAATGTACTATATCATGATAACATGGAAAATATATTTTGTCAATAGATTAATTAAAAAATACTTGTCCTTATAAATAAGTCAGTATAATACTTAATTTTATTATTTAACACAGCTTTAAAGTAAGGATATACATTATAATCTATTTTATCTACATTAAATTTAGATAATGTTGTATTGACTGATTCAATAAAAGACTGTTTCATATCTTCATACGTGAAATCTATTAACTCAAAATCTTTTTGAAGAGACGACATACAATTATTTGATATTAAACTCTTATTAGGAATGTATGACAATGGTGAAATTTGTTCAGTTTGTTTCTTTTTAAAATATACTCTTTTATCTAAATCTTTTACATGAAATGTTATAGATTTTACACTTCGTCCTTTTTTATTTTCAGTATATGATAATTCAAACATTCCAGTATTATTTAATTCCTTTTTAGCTCGTTGAAGAACATTTCTTTTAAAATCAGCATACAAATTATATTTGTTGTTTAACATTAATAAATCTTTTAATTCGTCTAGTTCATATGTTATATTTTCTTTTGTATTACTCCATAATCTAAGAAGGTCATATAATCTTTGGCTATATATTGATTTTAAAGTTAAAAATATTTTCATATTAATAGGTGTATAAGCTTTGTAATTCATAAGAAGATGATAAACTTTATCAATGACAACTATTTTAAATAAATCTTCTTTTTTATTATATTCATACCCAGCTATAATACTATATTTACAGCTCCACTCACCATCTTCTCTAAAGTATATTTTTTCATCTAGCATATTATCTAATACTTTTTTAATACCTGGAACTGTTTTCTGTGTTTTATTTGAAATAAGATTTTGAAATTCTTGTTTGCTTATATAACAATATGCATTACCAGACTTAGCCTTCTGAAGTTTATACAATATGAAAATAAATATATTATTATGCATGAGAGATATGTTATATCTAGCACTAACTATTGTGTTATTTTTCATAAGTATTTGATTTTTACTCATATTAAAACCTCCTTAATTTCTCATAGTTATATTATAACCCTTAATATCTCATATTAATAGTCCCTTATTTTAACATATTTAAATTATTATGAGTAATTAAGGAAATAAAAATGCCCTTAAAAACACATATTTATAAACGAAATGATACTTAATTTAACATATATATCCCTTAAAAACACATATTAAAACCTTTAAAACTCATATATAATATGATGAATACAAGGAATATCAATAGAAGTAGCTTTCTTAAATACTATTAAATACTAAATTAAATACTATATATATTAAATAATATAATTCATAGGTAATTTTTCATTATTAGTTGTTAATTATATAAATATAATTATAAAATAATACATATATTCGGAGTGTTTTTGTAATGGTATTAAAGAAGCTTAATAAAAAATCTTAAAGGACAAACATATTTTTGTAATTCATAGGTAATTTTTTATATAGTTATGTTAATACATAAATAAGAAATAAATAAAAAGGAGTTGATATTATGTGGTTTAGACGTGCAAGATATTTTGGTTTATATAGCTTTTCATTATTACAAATCGTAATTTTTTCACTTATATTATTTGGAGCTTGTTATTTCTCTTTAATTGCAGGAGATTTATTTGGTGAGGTAGGTTTTATGTTTACTCTTATAGGATTTATGTTTCTACCTATGATTATATTGATAATGATGGTAGTAATTCACGACGCTATAGTTAAAAAGAGAGAGAAAAAAATTGCTAAAGCAGAAGAAGAAATAAAAAGACAACAAGAATTAGAGGAAGAAGTAAGAGCATTTAATGATAAGATTACTGAAACATTAAAAAATAGCAAGAAAGAAAAAATAATAATAAAAGAAAAATAAAAATCATAGGTGATTTTTATAACATTTATGTTAATACATAAACAAGGAGGTGATAATATGAAAAAATGGAACTTAGAAAGTGCCAAAAAAGATTATTGTAAAACACATCATAAAAAATATAAAAAAGAAAAAATAGATTGTATGTATTGTGAATTTGCAGAATGGACTTATGATTGTGATGTATATTGTCCTATAAAAGAAAAGGTGATTATTTTCTTTACAAATATACATGCAAAAAGATGTAAGTATTATCAACGTAGAAATAATTAATAAAAGGAGGTGATAATATGAAGAGAAAAATTTTAGATGTTATTGAAAGTATAGTTTTAGGTGCTGTAGCATTATTAATAAGTTTTGCTGTAGGTATTACGATATCATATATAGTGTATATCCAAATATCAAGTATTCATATATCTTGGAATATAAATTTAGAACCTATATTTAGATATGTAATTTTATTTTTAATTAGTTTAGCAAGTATTTATGGGGCTTATGAAATAGGTAGTGATTTATTATGGGATTATAAAAGAAAAAGAAATAATAAAGATTTTGGAAAAGATAATGAATAGAAAATGGATTGTATAAAAATATAAGTATTATCAAAAATAATTAATAAAAAGGGGTGGTATTGTGATTAAATTTAAAAATATATTATTTAATATAGGATATGTGTTATTAGGTGTTTTAGGTTGGATAGGAATATTCATAGGTATTTATGTATCGGCTTATACATGTCTTATTTTGTTTTATTTATTAATGAACATAAAAATTATAGAATTTATAATATTGACTACAGTTTGTGCATTTTGTTTGTTAATATCTTGGTATTTAGGAAAAGTTATAATAGATAAAATCAAATATTACATAGCTAGAAGAAAAATTAATAAAGGAGATAAATAATTATGAAAAATCAATGTAAAATAACAGTAGTTGATGCGCCATGTGGGTACGGTAAGACTTCATATGCGATACAATATATGAATAATGAACTATTTGAAAGATTTATGTATATAACACCGTTTTTATCTGAAATAGATAGAGTAATTAAAACTTGTGATAACAGAGAGTTTAGAAAGCCAAGTGAAAAATTGGGAAAAGGTAGTAAAACAAACCATTTTTATGAACTTGTTAAAGAGGGTTATAATGTAATTTCAACACACTCTTTATTTAGAGGATTAAGTCAAGAAGTAATAAATGACATACGAGAAGGTGAGTATATACTCATATTAGACGAAGTATGCGATGTTGTCGAGCAAATACCAATATCTAAAAGAGATATTCAAATATTAATAAATGAAAAAATAATTGAAATAGACGAAGAAAATAAAGCCCATTGGATAGATGATACATACGAAGGTAAATTTAGTAGTATGAAAAATCCAATTAAAAATGGAGATGTATATTTCTTTAATAATTCATTAATGCTGTGGACATTCCCAATTAATATATTTACAGCATTCAAAGAAGTTTACATATTAACATATATGTTTAAAGGTCAAGTACAAAGATATTACTATGATTTAAATAATGTAGAATATGAATATAAATCAATAAGTAAAATTAATGACAGCTATAACTTATGTGAATATCAAGAAATCAATGGTAATAAATATAAAGACTTAATACATATATATGAAGGTAAATTAAATGATATAGGTGATAAATCAACGGCATTATCTAAGAGTTGGTATGATAAATCTAGTAAGAAGGAATTAATGAAAAAATTGAAGAATAGTACATACTATTATTTTAAAAGAGTTATTAAATCAAAATCAAAAGATAATATGTGGACAACATTTGAAGGCTATAAATCACAATGTAAAGGGGAAGGTTACAGTAAAGGATTTGTTCCTTGTAACAGTAGGGCAACTAACGATTATAAAAATAAAACTAATTGTGCTTATTTAATAAATAGATTCTATATACCTACAATTAACAATTTCTTTACTGGTAAAGGAGTCAAAATAGACGAAGATGTTTGGAGTTTATCCGAATTAATTCAATGGTTATTTAGAAGTGCAATAAGAGAAGAAAAGGAAATTAATTTATATATACCAAGTAAAAGAATGAGAAACTTATTAATTCAATGGTTGGACAGTTGTACGGATTAAAACCGTACAAATCAAAAATTACATTTTAAAATAACATAGTTTTATCGCAACATTTTAAAGACAAAAAATTCATTTTCTTAAAAGATAAGAGAAGAGTAAAAATAATTAATAAAGAGATAACTCCCCTTATCAAAGGGGATAGAATTGTAATTATTCGTCAGAGTTTAACAAAGCCCATTAAACTCTTCCTCACACTCTTTCATTTACTCATTACATTCGTAAACTTAGAGTGACACTAAAAATAATTTAAATTCATAGGTAATTTATTATACATGAATGTTAATATACTAATATAAGGAGGTGGCAAAATATTCAATGAGAGCTTTTCTAAGAGCTTTTAATTAAAAATAGAATTAGTTATTCAAGAAAGAGGTAGAATGTCTTAAAATTGAATTTAGGAGGTATGAATGTGAAAGTGTATATTGTCACAGAAATATATTATAGTGAAGAAGGAGTTCATAAGGAAGTTAAATGTGTTTGTAAAGATAAGAACACAGCTAAAGATAAAATAAAAGAATATGCAAAGAAACAACTAGAGGAACAATTTGAATATGAAGATTGGGCAATAACAACGATAGAAGACGATAAATGTATTTTAGACAGTATGTACGAATCACTTGTGTTTAGAATAAATGAATGGGAGGTGATATAGAATGAGTAGAGTAGCTAATACGGACAGGGTTATAAAAATAGAAGAAAAAATTAAACAAGCAATTGAAGAAGGGAGGAATAAGGAGTATATAGAAAGATTGTTCTGGAGCTTGGAGCGTATTGAATATAAAATAGATAGAATAGATGATTATTCAAAGTAGAAAATAATTAATAAAGGAGGAAATGTTATGAATGTAAGATATAAATTATATCAAGGGGATTGTTTGGAGGTTATGGATGGATTAATTAGTTTAGGTGTAAAATTTGATGCAATTATAACAGACCCACCTTATGGAAAAACTGCTTGCAAATGGGATTCAGTTATACCTTTAGAGGAAATGTGGGAAAGATTAAATAAATTAATAAAAGATAATGGTGCAACAGTATTGTTTTCAGATAATCCATTTACATCAAAATTAATAAATAGTAATATTAAAAATTATAAATATGATTGGATATGGGAAAAGGAACAGGGCAAGAATTTTCAACATTGCAAGAGAATGCCACTAAAGAAAACTGAATATATAAATATTTTTTACAAGAAACAGCCGACATATAATCCTCAAGGATTGGTAAAATTGAAACAGCCAATAATAAAATCAAATAAAGGTAAAGGTGGTAATCTGGGTCATTTGGCAAGTGAGAAAAAAAGAAATACTTATGAACAATGGTATACCAATTATCCATCAAACGTATTAAAATTTAACGCAGATAGAGGATTGCATCCTACTCAAAAACCAGTGGCATTACTTGAATATTTAATTAAAACATACACAAATGAAAACGATTTGGTATTAGATTTTACAATGGGTAGTGGTAGTACAGGTGTTGCTTGTTTAAATACTAATAGAAGATTTGTAGGAATAGAATTAGATGAAAATTATTTCAATATAGCTAAGGATAGAATAGAAGAATTAGATAAAAATAATTAATAAAATAGGGGTGGATAAAATGGGAAGAGTATATTTCAATAGATTTTTTAGCAAGATAGATGGAAAAGGTATTTATGATTATACAAAATTAGATACAAATATAAATGATTTAGAAGGTAGAATACAATACATATACGATTTGTTAAATGTGATAAAAGATAAGAATGGAATAGAATTTAGTAATGATGAATTTTGGAATGAAGTATTTGTTCAACGTATTAATAAAACAAGTTATATTGATTTAATGCCTAATTCAGAAACAGAATTATATTCTGAATCAAATATAGCAAAGACTTTAGAAGCTATAGCAAATTATATAATGTGGTGTGACCCTAATAAAAAAAAGAAAGAACATATTAAAATATATGACAATGAAAAGAAGTTTCAAGATGCTATATCTAAAGATAGAAAATATTTTGATACATATGGAGAATCGGTAGATGACGGTGTTATTATATTAAGGAGAAAAGAAAATTACAAGAAAGCTAAAGATGAAAAAGTTACAGCTGAAGATTTAAAAAATTATCCAGAGTTAAGAGAATATAAAAAAGAAATAGATAGATTGAGTTCTTACATAAGAGAAGATAGATTGGATGAGTTCATGGAATACATGCAAAACAAAGGACACACTAAGATTAAAACGGAAAGACAAGCTAAATCATTTTTAGTAAACCATATAGGAGAACTTAAAAAAGATATGTTACAAACAAAAATAGAATTGGCAAGACCTATTGTTTGGAAAGCTCCATTAAAAGATGCAGGGGAGCCCGATTGGGACGAACTTGATGAATTGGATTCTACTCATATGAAAGCTTTATTGCAATTATATAGAGAATTAGAAGTGTATGATTTTCAAAGCGATTTAGGATGTATATTTAAAGATTTAGAAGATGTACTCAATGAGGTTAAATTAACTGAAAAACAAGAAGAATTATTGAATTTATGGATGAAAGGTATGACGGTTAGTAAAATAGCTAAAGAGTTAAATAAAAGCGTAGGTACAGTAAGTAAATATTTAGATAGAATAGTTAATAAAATAGTTGAGGTATATGAAGAAAAATTAGAAGATTGGTATTATTTAAATATAAGAAAAGGAGAATATAAACGTTGTAATAAATGTGGTGAAGTTAAATTAGTTAATAAATTTAATAAAAATGGAAGTAAAGGAGTATTATCTATATGTAAAAAATGCCGATAAAAATAATATATTTTAAAAGTGTGCAAAATATGCTACTTTTTTCCTAGTATAAATAGCGTATTTTGTGTAAGGCTAAAAAGCCTATAATATTTGTTATTTTTATTAATATTTTATAATTTATAAGGGGGTATGTTTTATGGAAATAAACGTAATAAAAGAATTACAAGATGCATTAGAAGAAAGAGGTTTAAAAGTATCGCAAGCAGAGGCTAGAGAGGTACTTAAAGCATTAGAGGATACTGTAAGTTCTATATATGAACAAATAGAAGTTGATGAATCTGTTTCTCTAGGAATGTTTTTAGTGGATAAGAAAGTTAAAAAAGGTAGAGAAGGTGTAATGAAAACTAAAGAAGGAAAAGAGACACCTTTTAAAACTGAAGATAAGGAAGTTGTTAAAATTAGACTTAAAAAGTCTGTTGCTAAAAGAATACAAGGGGAATAATTAATAAAGGGAGGAGAGTTTAATGTTTAATAAATATTATATTTTCAATGAAGATATAGACAATAAATTAAAAGAGTTGGGATTTAAATTAAATAATGATACATTAACATATGAGATGGTATGTTATGATTGTAATAGAATAATAACATATATGGTAAATGATAAGAGTGTATTGGCTTATAGAATGTATCCTACAGGTGTACGTGGTAGAATATTTAAAACAGACATATGTCGTTCTTATAATTTTGAAGAGATAAAATCATCATTAGAATATATACTTGAACAATTAATTCATAATAATTAATAAAGGGAGGAAAATTCTATGGTTTTTAAAGAAGGAAAAACATTAGAAATAAAGATAGGTCGTGTTATAGAAGAAGATGGAGAATATTTTATTGTAGAATTAGACAAAGATGGATATGATTTAGAAAGATTCGCAATAAACGACTTATTCGCTGATTTTGTTGGAGATAAAAACGTTAAGTTGAAAATAGAAAATACTGTCGAAAGATAATTGAATATGGGAGGTTTTGTACCTCCCAATTATTTTTTTGTTTATTTGGAGGGAATTATGAATAAAAAAGGATTAATACAGGATTGTTTAAATAAACTTAATAAATTAAATGATATGTCATGGGAAGATATAAATAGAAAATATGAAACAGATTATTCAGATGACCATTTAAGAAAATTAGCATATGGATTTAAATTATATTCTGAAACTATAGATGAAAATGATATAGATAGTAAAACATTAGCTGAAATAAAAAAGGAAAAAATAAAGTTAACTGATTTAAGAACAGAAGTGAATAGACAATTAAGAGGACTATCTAGGATGGAAAATGTAATGAATTTAATAAGTGAAGAAATTAATAATTTAAATTCAAGAAATCCATTATTAAATCGTTATGTTCCAAAAAAAGATTCTAGTGGGAAAGACGGAATTTTGATATTAAGTGATTTACATATTTCTATGACTGTAGAAAATTCAATAAATAAGTATAATAAAGATATAGCCATAAAAAGGTTAGATAAAATAATTAATAAAACAATAGAACATTGTATTGATAATAATATAGATAAATTACATTTAGTATTGAATGGAGATTTAATATCTGGTGAATTACATAATAGTATTAAATTATCTAATCAAGAATCTTTGGTAAAACAAATAGTAAGTGTTAGTGAAATAATATCACAGGTAATAGAAAAATTATCAAATTATTTTTATTTAACTGTAACTCAAAACAATGGTAACCATGAAGCAGTAGAAATGATGAAAGATGATAGAAGTAATAGTAACAATTATTCTATGTTATTAAATGAAATGATTAAAATGAGAACATCGAATTTATCTAATGTTGTATTTTTAGATTCGATAAATAATGGTGAATTATCTGTAATGAATGTAAAAGGAAATACAGTTGTTTCATGCCATGGCGACCAAGTTAATTTAAATAAAGTAAGTGAAGAATTATCTATGGTTATAGGTGGTGAAAACATAGATTTAATTTTATTAGGACATTATCACCAACCTAAAATGTTTTCACAATATAATACGGATATATATGTGAACGGAAGCTTGATTTCAACAGATGATTATGCTATGAAGAAAAAATTATATAACAAGCCTTCTCAAACATTATTAATACTTGATGAAGATGGAGTAGTTGCAAGTTATGTAATGAAAGTTGAATAATTAATTAAACCACTCGAATAAGAGTGGTATTTTTATTTTAAGGATTGAAATGATATTGATAATTATATCAGTATTTTTTGAGTCTTTAAAATAAGACTCAAAATTATGTTGAATAAAAGGAGAATGATGAAAGATGTATTTTAACAAAAATCACGAAGAAAAAGTTAAGAAAAATGGGAGATATATTTATATAGGTTCGTATAAGAAAGGCGAAATAAGTAAAGATAAAAGAAACATAGGTATTAAAAGTACATATATAAGAGTTAAATGTATTAATTGCAATCACGAATATGATATTTCGTTAGCATATTTGAAAAACAACACCAAGTGTATTTATGAAAATAGTATTGCATATTATATTGAGGTTGAATTAGGAAAAGATTTAAATAAGTATTGGAATTGGGAGAAAAATAACATAAATCCATATTATACATATAAAAATAGTAATTTAAGTGTTACAATGAAATGTACCGAAAAAGACTATCATGATGATTATCCAGTTGTAATAAAAGATTTTTATAGAGGATGTAGATGCCCATATTGTACAAATAGAAACGGTAAAGTTCATTCTAAAGATTCTTTTGGAGCTTTATATCCAGAAAAAGCTAAACATTGGGATTATAAAAAGAATAATAAGTCTCCTTATGAAGTCGCACCTAAAACTGCAAATAAATATTGGTTTAAATGTGAAGAATGTGGAAAATCTTTTAAAAGAAGTTTAACCACATATAACGCTGATATGGTGATTTGTAAAAATTGTCATATATCAAAAGGAGAGAGAATAATTAAAGATTATTTAATTAATAATAATTTTTATTTTATTCATGATAAACCATATTTTAAAGATTTATTATCTGATTTAGGAAGAAGATTGAGACCAGATTTTATATTGCCTAATGAAAGAGTTTGGATAGAATACGATGGTAGACAGCATTATGAACTACAAAAAGGATGGCAAACTAAAGAAAATTTTAAACGATTGCAAAAGCACGATGAATTAAAAAATAATTATGCTAAACAACATAATTGGAAATTAATAAGAATACCTTATTATGATTTTGAAAATATAGAAGAAGTTTTAAATAATATATTAAAATAATTAATAAAAGGAGAGAAAATTATGATGTTATTTAATATGGATTGTGTAAATTTTATAATAAAACTTGGAGTAAATCCTAAGGGAGCAGGAATACATAAGAAAACTCATAAAGCTTATGTATATTTTGATAAAAGTGATAAAAATTTTATCAAAGCTATGGAGTTATGGAATGATAGAAACACTTAATCTTAAAAAAATTAAGAACCGAATAGGGGGTTAATATTTAAATTAACTTCCTATTGAGTTCTTAAATATGATATAAGAACTCGAACATAATTCTCCCCTTTAGGTTACGGCTAAAAACTCCTTCCATCAGTCGTAACCATTTTTTCATTTTTTTAAAGGAGAGTGATAAAATGGCAGACACAAAACAATGTTCAGCTACAGGTAAATTTAAACCTACCGTTAGAGATTTCTACTCTACACAATCAATGCTTTATGAGCATGATAAAAAATTACCTATGAGTAAAGAAGTAGTTGACAAGTATTTTAAAAGGTTGTTAAAGAATTATAATAACGACCATAGGTTGGCTTTCATACATTTATGTATGGTTTTAGATATGTATTATGATGAAGAAACGTATTTAAAATGTGTTGAAAAATATGGTAATAATTTTTTAGGTAATTATACTAGAATAATTAATAGAGATAAAGCATTTAAAGGATTGACATCATTAGACAATATGCTTACTTATGATGGTGTAACCAATATTATTACTGGAGAAACAGTTACTTCAAGTGAAATTGTTGACTTTTGGGGTAAGGGATTCCAAGATGATGAATATGAATTACTTCAAAGAAAATATGAACAATACACAGACAATTATCCATCTAAAGCCATTCAAGAGGTAAATTTAATTAAAACAATATGTATGTTAGAAGTTTTAAGAGAAAGAGCTATAGTTAAGAATGACCAAAAAGCATTTGAAAACTTAACTAATCAAATTTCTAAACGTATGGAAGAATTAAATGTTTTACCATCTAAAATGAGTAAATATGGTGAAGACGATAACTTAAGTTATGGAAATTTAATAGCAATAATAGAAAAAAATGAACCTATCCCAGATGTTCATCCAGAATACGATGATGTTGATAGAATTAAATGGTGGTTAAATCGTTATTTCTTAAATCCTATCAAGAAATTAATGAATAATGATTCAACTCCTTATACAGAGGAGGATGAAAAGGGATATGGAGAATAAGTTAAAATGTAAACAAAGAAAAAAATTAAAAAAAGATTCATATGAAAATTTATTAGATGGTGTAAAAATATGGACTGAATATTTTAGAAAAAATCCACATAGATTTTGTATGGATTTTTTAGGAATTAATCTATATTGGTTTCAACAAGTATTGCTTTATATGATGAATATAAGTACTTCAATGGCATTTATTGCATCGCGTGGTTTGGGAAAATCGTTCTTAACCGCTGTATTCTGTTGTTGTAGAGCAATATTATATCCAGGTTCAAAAATAATAGTTGCATCTGGTAATAAAGACCAAGCAGGATTGATTATAACTGAAAAGATTGAAGATTTACGAATGAATTATCCTGCATTAGCAAAAGAGATAAAGAAAATTCAAAATAATAAAGATAATGTTAAATGTATTTTTAAAAATGGTTCTGTAATAACTGCAATAGCATCTAATGATGGAGCTAGAGGTTAAGTTTAGCCGTCTAAAAGAGAAATTTTTTAGATTATTAGAGGGATGTATCGGTTCACTAAGTGAATAATAATTTTATGTTAAGACAGTATAAAATTAAAAGTGAGTCCTCCTATTTGTATGGGATAATACCGAGAGCAGTAATATCTAATACTGTTTGTAACGCATAAGGAATGAACGATAATATGAGAGTAATAATTTCCTCACGAGCTTCCTCCCCTTAACAGATAATGCTGAAGGTGAAAATATATGCTGAGCTTACATGATGGTAAAATGTAAGAACTATAAGATAAAAAGCTTATAGGGTAACAAAACTGTTACGTGGAAATGTGCTAGTCGCAGATGAATTTAGGCTTATCAAATTAGATATAATAAATTCAGTTTTAAAACAATTCTTAACAAATCCAAGAAAACCTCCATTTTTAGAAAAACCCGAATATGCAGATTATCCATTAGAATCAAATATGGAGATAAAAAGATATGTCTCAATATAAGTAAAGTATAAGTGCTTATATTTAAAATAGGGTAAAATCGGTCAAATGTATAGTGATATACATGGTAAGGAAGGCTAAGTCTATAAAGTTAATTAATGATTTTTACGTTATAGATAAGCTAATACCGAGATAACTTATATGTTTAAAAACTATAAGTATTGTAACGCATAGGGGCTGAAACTGTTTGAGGGATAATTACCCTCCACAGAATATAATGCCGTAATTATTTTACATACTAAAATTAGTATCCCAAGAGTATCCTACATTCATTATACAGAATTTAGAGAATGAAAATATATGCTAAACTGGGTTAGAATTGACTAACCGATGAAAATGAGGGAAACCTCCAGAGTATAGGATAAAAAGCCTATAGTTAATAACAAATTGATATCTTTCTAGTGCATGGTTAAAAGTTCACTGGAGTTATGAAAAGTTTATGACTATACTAAATAGAATGTTTGAAGGTGGTAAGGCATTTGCTTGTGCAATTCCTTATTTAGCTTCTTTAGACCATAAACTTGTATTAAAAGATAAGATTGAAGAAGATAAAGAGGACATGGGCGAATTTGTATTTAATATGGAATATGGAGCTATATGGCATGGACAAAGTGGTGATTGCTTCTTTAATACATCTGATATGTTAAATGCTAGAGTTTTAAAGAATTGTTATTATCCATTAACAGATGACGACTATAGAAATCCGGAAGAGAAGAAAAAGAAATTAAGACAAATGCCTAAAAAGAAAGACGAAATAAGAATAATTTCGGTCGATGTAGCCACAGCAAAAGCTAACAAATCAAATAAAAATGATAACTCTATTTTTACTTTATGGAGATTACTTCCTAGTGGAAATAATATTATTAGAGAAGTTGTTTATATGGAATCACATAATGGTATGAAATTTGAAAAACAAGCCACTAGAATTAAGAGATTATATACAGAATTTAAAGCTGATAAAATCATTATAGATGGTGGTGGATTAGGTATAGCGGTAATACAAGAGATGGAAAAATCATCTTATGACGAAGGTATCGATGAACATTACGAACCTTTTGGTATTTATGATATGAGTACACAATCAAAAGATTTTGAACCTTTAAAGAATGGTATAAATTGTATATATGTGATTAAAGGGAATCAAAAAATAAATAATGATTGTGCCGTATATCTTAAAAATGCTTTTGGTAGTAAAAAAATAAGATTATTAATAGAAGAAAATGAAAAAAGAGGAGACTTTAGTAAAGACTTAAAATATCATCAAGACGCTGAATATCATGCTAATAAAATAGCACCATTTATTCAAACATCTAATTTTATATTTGAATCAATAAACTTAGATTATGAAACTATGGGGAATGGTGATATAGTTCTTAAAGAAAAAGGAAGAAATCGTAAGGATAGATATTCTTCTATTACTTATGGTAATTATTTAGCAGAATTGATAGAAAGAGATATAAGAAAGAAAAATAGGAATAAGAAAAAGAGACATATTTTCTTAGCTAATTAAAAAAGGTGGTGAGATATTTGAGCGAAGAGAAAGACAATAAAAAGAATAATTTGAAATTTGCGCAACAAGCTTCTATGGTTGATATAAGTAACATAGATAAAATATCTAGCAATAGAAAAAGAAGTAAGGTGGATACTGACACTATAGCTAGTGCTTTAGAAAATCCTTATTCTAATGTTACTACACTACAACAGCAAGCCGAGTTAATGAGGGTTATTAATGGTAATTTAAAAGAAATAATAAATTATAAATCGAATTTGTTAACTTACGACCATTATTTAGTTCCATTAGATGTTAGTAAGTTTATGACTAAAGGACAAGATAATTTTTTTAAATCTTATAGAAAAGCGTGTTCAGAATTAGAAAAATATAATTTAAAAACTCTTTGTCCATGGATTCTAGAAAGTGAATTTAGAAAAGGAGAAATATATCTATATAAACAGGAAACAAGTGATAGCATTACATTCGTTTCTTTGCCAGAAGATTTATGTAAAGTCACTTATACTGAATCTTTTATGTTAGGTTATAGCATAAAACTTAGTGGTATTAATACTAAACAATTAGGATATTACCCAACAGACATTCAAGATTTATATGCAAGCTATAAAGCAGGTACATTAAAGAATGATGAAAATTTCGTAGATAACTATTATAAATTACCACTTGAAAACGCAATAGCTTTTCTTCCAGAAGTAATAGAAAGTAAAGGTATTCCATATTATTCTGGATTGCTTTTAGATTTAAGTAGGATAAAAGATTTAGCAGATGCTAGCATGGAAAATATTGAGGCTAATAATTTTAAATTAATTCATCAACTATTGCCTACAGATGATGACGGTGATTTAAGTATAGAGCCAGAAACAGCAACGTTTTATCATAGAGCATTAGTTAAAAATGTCAGAGATGGTATAGGTGTTGTAAGTTCACCTTATCCAATAGATTCCGTTTCATTACAAACTAATAAGGTTTCTGATTATGAGGAAATAAACAATTTAACTAAAAATGTATACGATACAGCTGGTATAGATAGTAATTTATTTAATGGTGACAATAGAAGTAGTACACAATCTGTAATTTATGGAACGATTGTTGACAGTTTAGCACCATTAAATTTATTGGATAGAATTAAAATTTGGTTAAATTATGCTTTTAGTAAAAATTCATCATTAAAGAACTTTCAATTGTGTTTTTGTGATACAACCAAATTTAATAAAGAGGAAAGAATCCAATCTAGTTGCAATAGATTAACTACATGGGCAAGCAAATTGGAATATTTAGGATTATGTGGATATTCTCCGTTAGAAGCGTTGAATATATTACAAATAGAATCAATACTAGATTTTAGCAATTTAATGACTCCATTAGCTAATAGTCATAGTCAAGTTATTGATAATGATAAAGGTGGAAGACCAAAGGCTAGTGAACAATCTGGTGACCCAAATAGAGCGCCGGTGGCAGACAATGCAGGAGATTATTAAAAAATATGGGAGGAAGATATATGAATTATAAAAATCCATTATATATATGTTACGATGCTAAACAAAAGAAATTTTTAATAAATGAAGGACTTAAATATTATGTTTGCGGTTTAAATCCTAATAATCATAAAACATTTTGGGTATTTATGAGGGATGAAGATTTAGATTCAGCATTAAATAAATGGAATAAAAAATAATTAATAAAATATTAGGAGGAATATATATGTATTTTAATGAAAAACATAAAGAAAAAGTTGAAAATCGTGGAGATGGTTATGTCTATGTAGGAAGTTATCATAAAAATGAAGTAACTATGGATGGGAAAAATAAAAAATATAGTAATACTTATGTAAGGGTTAAATGTCCTTATTGTAAAAAGGACTATGATGTTATATTTGGTCATTTTAATCGTGGTAGTAAATGTCCTAATTGTTGTCATAGTTATGAGAATAGTTTTGCTTATTATATTGAAAAAGAATTAAATGAAAAATTAGAGGATTATTGGGACTTTGAAGAAAATGAAAGAAGAGGTATAAATCCTTACTGTATAACTTGTAAAAGTCATAATAAAATCATTTTAATATGTGATAAAACTGATTATCATGGTAATTATACTACAACTCCTGCTCATTTTTTAGAAGGTAAAAGATGCCCTTATTGTTCACATACAAATGGTAAAATACATCCAAAAGATAGTTTTGGAGCTTTATATCCTGAAAAAGCCAAATATTGGTCTCCTAATAACAAGAAATCACCTTTTAAAGTAACACCTAGAACTAATATAAAATATAAGTTTATATGTGAAGAATGTGGTAATGAATTTGAGAGGGATTTAGCAAATTTAAATCAAGTTGATACAGGTGTGTTTTGTAGAGAATGTAATTCTTCTCAATTAGAAATAAAAACTAAGAATGTATTAGTTAAATATAATATCAAATATGAAATGCAAGTGAAATATGACGATTTATTAGGACTAGGAAAAAGAAATCTTTCTTATGACTTTTACTTACCAAGTTATAACCTATTGATAGAGTGTCAAGGCGTACAACACGAATCATGGCAAAAAACTTGGATTACCAAAGAGGATTTTGAAAAACAATTAGAACATGATAGGAGAAAAAGAGAATATGCACAAAAACATAACATTAGATTATTAGAAATTTGGTATTATAACATAGATAATATCGAAGATATATTAATAAAAGAATTAAATTTAGGATAGGTGATATAATGGATTATAATATTTTATCAACAAATCCTTATAGCGATTATATGTGTAAAGGAATACAATTATCTAATGTACAAGCTTTACATAAACAAGGATATAAAGGAAAAGGACAAAGAGTTTGTATTATTGATACAGGTTCACATTCTCATTCATTTATAGTTAATAATATTGTAGCAGGTAAAAATTTTACAAATGAAGGAACTTCAGAAGATTATACTGATAAAAATAATCATGGTAGTTTCTGTATAGGTGAGGTAATACAAATAGCACCAGAGTGTGAAGTAGTAGTTGCTAAAGCACTAAACTCTAAAAGTGAAGGTGATATGAAAAGTATTATAAATGCTTTTAAATATGCCTTAGAACAAAATGTTCATGTAATATCTATGAGTTTAGGGAGTACTGAAAATGATGAAGAATTGCACAATTTAGTAAAAGAAGCAACTAAACGTGGTATTTTAGTTTGTACTTCAGCAGGAAATAATGGTGATGGAAATGCAGATACAGATGAATATGGATATCCTGCTAGTTATCAAGAATGTGTAAATGCAGGTGCAGTAAATCAAGATTTATCTATTGCAAAATATAGCAATTCAAATGAATGGGTAGATATAGTAGCTTGTGGAACAAATATCGTTTCATGTTATTTTAATAATAAATGGTGTTTATCAAGTGGAACTTCAATGGCTTGCCCTATAGTTGCAGGAACAGCATTATTATTAAGAGAAAAATTTATAAATAAATATGGTAGAATTCCTTCGGAAGAAGAATTATATGCAAGACTTATAAAGCATACTAAAGACTTAGGTATAAGTTCAAAACTTCAAGGCGAAGGATTTTTATATATAAATGAGTAGGTGATATATTATGAATAAATTCATATATGCATTTAATGAAGAAGATAAACATGAACTTTTAAATCGAGGATTAGTGTTTTTATCTGAAGGTATTATAGACAATAAAACTGTTTATATTTTTCTTAATAGTACTAAAGTTAAATTCAGTAATGAAGATAAAAGAAAATTCATGTTTTCTAATAAATTATTTTTCTAAGAAGAAAGGGGGTGTGAATTAGAATTGGGAAATAAACATTTAAAATTATATAGTGAAATGGAAGTTTTTAAATCTTCAAGTGATAGTAGATTTGTTCCCTGTAGAATACTTGCATGCCACGACCAAGATAATTTAAATGGTTCTTGGTTTGATTCAGAAACACAAATGAAATGTGCTGAAAAAAGTATTAGAGGTATACCCTTATTAGCTCATGTTTATAAAAATGAAGATGACGAATGGGTTTTAGGTGGACATGATACTAAAGTGGAGGCTACTGATACTCCAGATGGTTACGACTATCAATTGATATATCTTGAAAAAGCTTATGGATTTGTTCCAGAAGATACTATAATTACACAAGTAGAAAAAGACGGTAAGAAATATTTATCTTGCACAGCATTAATATGGAGGGAGTATTCCCAACAATTACTTGATATATTAGATTCTAACGATGGTGCATTAGAAGTATCTATGGAAATAAATGTTGACGATTTCAGCTTTAGAGAAGATGGATTCTTTGAAATAACTGATTTTACTTTTTTAGGTATAACAATGCTTGGTGTAGGTGTTCAACCTGCTATGGCAGGAGCTAACTTATCTCTGTTCACTTGTGGAGATGTTAAAACTGAATTAGAAGAAATGAAGAAAATTTATTCTTTAGAAAAGGGAGGTGAAACAATGGACAAAGAGTTTGAAAATCAAGAAGTTCAAGAAACTGAAGAATTTGAAAATCAAGAGGAAACTCAACAAGAAGATTTCACTCCAGATGAAGAAGAACAAAAAGAAGAATGTTCTCAAGATAATTCTGAAGAAAAGAAAGAAGATTGTTCAGAAGAGGAAGAAGATAAAGATAAGGAAAATCATTCTGTTGAAGATAACACAGAAGATGAAAAATATACACAATTAAAAACTGCTTTTGACCAATTAAAAGTTGAATATGAAGAATTAAAAACTCAATTAGAAAACATGAGTGATTATGAAGAATTAAAACAATTTAAAGCTGATAGCGATGCTAAACAATTTAAATTAGAAATTGATTCTATAACTGAAAAATATTCTTTAGATACAGAAGATGCTAAAGCACTTCAAGACACAGTATTAAAACATGAAATATCTAAAGAAGAATATGAAGGGAAATTAGCTATAATGTGGGCTAAACAAGTTAAAGAAGCTCAATCATTTAGTAAAACTAAAACTGGAAAGGCTAATTCAATAGGTATAATAAATCCAAATGAAGAATTTATAGATTCTAATGCACCTTACGGTGGTAGATTAGAAAAATGGAGAACTAAAAAATAATAAAACAGGAGGTAAAATTTATGTATCAAATATTAACTTATGTAGAAGATAATTTTGCTAAATCAGCAATATGCTCTACTGAATTAAAAAATGGTGAAGTAGTATTAGTAAAAGGACTAGCTGATTCAACTCTAGCTAAAATAGATGATATAGGAGTTGAAGGTGAATGTTATGAAGTGACAAACTTAGAAGATGACGCTAATAAAATATTAGCTATGGTAGCATCTGACGGTCATAGATATGAAAAAGAAACATCTTATAATTTTGGTGATTATGCAAACACACCAGCTGGAGAAGCAGTGAGAATTTATTTCTTACACAAAGGTATGGTTGTTGATATAGAAAAAACACTTATAGATGGAACTGTTGCTAAAGGAGACCAATTAACTGTTAAAGCTGGTTCACATAATCTTAAAAAATACACTGCTCCAGTTGCTAGTGAAGCAGGTACTGGTGAAGCAGGTGCTAAAAGAATAGTAGGGGAAGTTATAGGCACTTCACAATTAATGGGTAAAGATATGGTGCAAATATTATTCTATTAAGAATAAAATAATTAATAAAATGGAGGTTAAAAGAATGATAGATAACGATGTTAGACAAATGGTAATAGACTTACATAACGGTGTGTGTTCTTATTCAAGAAAAGAAGCTTCAGATGTTATAAGAAATATGATATTTGAAAAAGTAGAACCACTTCCAGAAAAAAAATCTAATTATAGAAGATGGTTAAAAAGAAATGGTAATACAGTATTTGAATTATTAGAAGAATTAATAACTGTAACTCATAACGAAATAACTGTTGAATCTTTTGGGGATTTAGTAGATGTTGACACTTTTGATATAGGAGATAAAAAAGAATTTTTAATTCAAAATGACGAATTGTTCAAAGTTGCTATAATGGCTACTGGTGTCAAAACAGTTCATAGACAAAGAATCTATGATAAAAAGGTAGATACTAAAGCTTTCAGATTAGGCGTTAAAATCTATGCTGAAATGTTTGATTTCTTAAAAGGAAATATAGACTGGACTTTATTTGTAGATAGAGTATCTAAATCTTTTGATAAAAAAGTATGTACTTTAGTTACAAAAACTATATTTGGAGCTTATGATGCTTCTGGAAATCCAAATTTATGTAAAGCATCTAATGACGGTGCTTTATCAACTACTTTAAAAGAAATGATAGCTAAAGTTGCAGATTCTACAGGTCAAGAAGTTCAAATACTAGGAACTAAAACTGCATTAGCTCATGTAAAATCAGATGCGACTTTTGTATCAGATGCTGAAAAAGACGATAGAAGAAATTATGGATATACTCAAGTATTTGAAGGTACTCCTTTAGTTCCATTACCAAATTATTATGATAAAACTACTGGTGCTTTTGAAGTTGATGACGATATGTTATTAATAGTTCCGGTTAACGTAGAATAAATACTACAACAGCCCGTATATCGAGCAATCGGTATAGGACACAACTTGAATTGCAGGTAATGGGTAAAGCTCTACACCAAAGCGGATAGTGAAAACTAAGACGTAACGGTACGAAAGTAGAAAAAACGTAGAGATGGTGCATGGTTAAATCCTAAACACTAGATGATTAAATTCATTACAATCCCTGTTCATGCAGGTAAGCGTCCCTGTTTTAATATTAATTATTTTGTTTAAAAGGTTAAAATAATAGGTAATTTTATCAATAGTTATGTTAATACAATAATATGAAGGAGGTGGTAATATGCCAAAGAAATTAACTTATGAGGAAGTTAAAGAATATATTGAATCGCAAGGTTATAAATTGATATCTAAAGAATACATAAAAAGCGATGTTAAACTTGAAATGATATGTCCTAATGGTCATCAATGTTATATATCATGGGATAATTTTAAATACGGAAGAAGATGTAAAGAATGTAAATATGAAAAACTTTCTAAAGAGTATAAATTTTCTTATGATTATGTAAATAATTATGTCCAATCGCTTGGATTTGAATTGTTATCTGATAAATATGAAAATAATCAAACCCTTTTAAAAATAAAATGTGATAAAGGACATGAATTTGAACGACAATTTAATAATTTAAAACATAACCATGAATGTCCTGTTTGCAAAGAAAATAAAAATAAGAAAAAGAAAAGTGAAGAAATGATAAAAGAAATACAAGAATATTTAAATAAATTTGGTTACAAATTGATATCAACTGAATATGTAAATCATGGTGAAAAATTAGATATGATTTGTAATGAAGGACATAAATGTTCTATCTCATGGGGAAATTTTAAGTCTGGAAGAAGATGTAAAGTTTGTAATGATATAGAAAAATCCAAAAGAAATCGTAAAGATTATAATGAAGTTAAATCTTATATAGAATCTTTCGGTTATGAATTGATAAGTAAAGAATATTTTAATCAAGATGGTTTACTTACTATTAAGTGTCCCGAAAATCACGTTTTTAAAATGACGTATAAAATGTTTAAGCGTGGTAGCAGATGCCCAATATGTAATAAGTCAAAGGGAGAAAAAAGGATAAGTGATTATTTGGATGAAAAACATATTAAATATGAATATAATAAAGGTTATTTTGATGATTTGATTGGGTATAGTGGAAGATTGTTAAGACCAGACTTTATTTTACCAGACTGTAAAATTTGGATAGAATATGATGGAGAGTTTCATTATAATAAAATTTATGAGAATGATAGTTATGATATAATGAAAATACATGATAAAATCAAAGATACATATGCAAAGGAACATGATTGGAAATTAATAAGAATCCCATATTGGGAATTTGATAATATAGAAACCATTTTAAACAAAGAATTAAAAATAATTAATAAATAGAACGAGATGAAACTTCAACGACTATTCCGAGAGGAAGTACACTCAAGCGAGTGGAAGTGGGTTGCCCCTATATTTATAGGGTGAAGAAATAGTCTATTCTTTAGTGAAAGCTAAAGCAGTTCATAAGAGAACGGTATAAAAATAGCGAATTTATACGAATAAAAAGTGGAGAATCACTTGTAAAACTTGGATATGAAGGTGATGTTGAATTGTACGAAGATACAGAAGGAGATAGACAAGACTATCAAATAGAAATGGAAATGAATCGTATGTTACACTTAGGAGTTGCTATAGCTTCTACATACGCAATGATAAAAATAACTGCATAATAATTAATATTTAAATAATATAGCACTACTTTAATTAGTAGTGCTTAATTCTACAAGAAGGGAGAATAAAAATGGAAAAAATAAAGAAAACTACTAAAACGAAGACTGTAGATAAAACGGAAGAAATCAAAAAAAAAGTAGAAACAAAAAAAACTAAAAGACAGATAAATATGGAATTAAGAAAAAAACAAGACGAAATATATATTGAAATTTGCAATATGTCTTTTATGAGTGTAATATACATGAATAAAAATGAAGAAACTTATTTTGATTTATATCCAAATGAATATGCTGAATTACCACTATCGGAATTATATGAAGTTGCAACTAAAAATAAATCATATTTTAAAGATTATATGTTGGCAATAACAGATGTTTTATCTGATGAATATACAATAGATAATATAATTGATTATTTAGGTATAACAAGTATATATAATAGTGAAGAAAATCAATTTGCTATGCAAATAGATTCAATATTAAATCTTTCAGATGATGTTTTTGAAAGAGAAATTGAAGGAAGAAGTAATAAATTTATAAGAACTTTAGCTTGTAAAGCTATATTATTAACTAAATCTGAAGAATCTGACTATGAGTTATCAAGAAAAAAAGAACGTGTTTTATGCAGAAAATTAGGAAGAGAACAATTAATAGATATTGATGAATAGAGGTGATTAAATGACACCTGTCACAGAAATTTATGATTTATTTTTAAAACATTTAGGTAAAGATGATTTATTAGAAATAGATGAATCCGTCCTTGAAGATTTGTTAGAATCCTACTTATATGTTTCAATATCTAATTTTGAACAATGCAAACAAGATTTAACTATAGAGGACGGCTATTTTAAATCTGAATTAAATTGGAAAGAAAAACAAATATTAGCTAAAGGTATGTTGATTCCTTTTGTGGATACAAAAATACTTAATAGAGACGCTTTAACTATTCATATAACAGATAGTGAGTATTCTATTAAGTCCCCTGCAACCTTATTAAATAACCTTTTAAAAACTAGAGAAATGTATGTTAAAGAGTTAAGAAAGTTAAAAATAGGTTATGCCACAAGAGGAGTTGACATAAATGAGTAATTACTTTGAAAAATATAGAAAAAGAAATCTAAAAGATTTTAATACAATAGAGGAAAAAGAAAGAAATGATATGATTAACGACTTTGAGTTTTACTTAACTAAAGAGGCTCGAAGTGCTTATGAAGTCCAATATACGAGACCAGATGAATTAATAAATAAAGAAACTAATCTTCATGAAAGAATGGTTATAAAAGATATTGCTGACAATGATAAATCAGCATTTGATGAAAAATATTTAGTTTGTAGATTAGGTTGCCCAGTAGATGTTGGTAGTTATATATATTGGAATAAATCATATTATATATTAGAATTTGAAGAAGTAATCACTACAATGACTCATAAAAAGTATACATTAAAACGATGTAATGAATGGTTTAATATTGGATATAAAGGTGAAATTTATAGAACACCAGTTAATATTACTAACTTAACAATGTATTCTAAAGGTATTCACGATTATAAATATATTTCTAACCTAGATGCAAAAAGAACGGTTTTAGTAGGTTCTAATCCGATAACTTCTAGTTTGAAAGTCGGTGCAAGACTTATGGGAAAAGATAGACAAGCCTATAAAATAACTCATAAAAATGATTTTGAGTATACTAGAAGAGAAACTCCTGGTGATGGATTAATTAAATGGTTATTACTTGAAACTACTCAATTAGTAGAAGATGATGATGATAATTTAGTTGCTTACAATCCTTTTTATGATTCGTCTATTAAATCTGGAGAAATAGAAGGAAATGATAAAATACATATAGGTGAAGATTTAATCTATAAAATCCAATATGATGAAGAAGTGAATTTTGAATTAGACTTTGATTATGGTTTTTGTAAAATTACTAATGCAAATAATAAAGAATGTACTATATCTGTAGATTTAGATTTTGATATTATTGGAGAAGTTATTACTTTAATAGCAAAAAATAAGAATGGTGAAACTATAGATATTAAAAATATAACAATAAGAGGATTGGGGGCATCTTAAAATGGGCAAGTTAATAACATTTCCAGATAGATATATAAATAAAGTGGGAACTCTTTTAATGCTTGATGATACAATTAATAAAATGTTGTATTATACAAACACCACTGAAGATGATATTTTATCTCTACCTAAAGTAAAAGAGCCTATAAAGAACCTTAATGATAAAAAAATATTTATAGACCGTAGAGTTAATAAACTCTTTGACGCTATATTTGAATCTGATTGTTATATATTTTTAAATATGTATAAAGATGAACCAGCTTCTTTAAATAATGGTAAAACCTCTTCATTTATAAGTTCTTTTAGATTAGATATAGGTGTAGTTTGTCACAATAGTTGTTCCAATACATTAAATGGTTCAAGAGATGTTATCATTTACAAAAGAATAAATGAAATTCTTAGAGAAGATGAAAGATTAGAGGCTATTGGGAAACCAATTATAGGAACTACATCACAAAATTATTCAATACCAATTGATTATAACACTTATATAACAAGTGTTACAGTGAGATATTTCAATGAAATGTAAATTCACTAAAGAATTATTATCTGGTAAAGATATTGATTTAAAAGAATTTAATTTGGGCATTATTAAACAACCCAAGGTTCAAACCTTTATAGAGGTGGTAGATAGTATAGAATTTATAAAACCTTTTTATATGGTTCGATATTGGAATAATAATGGTGCTTTTGAAGAAGTGGAAATGCCTTTTAATATATATTATACCTTATCTCAAAAGAATAAATCTTTATTAGTAGATTTAATATTATATCTTATGATTTTATATGATACGAAAGATATAAAATTAAAAAATTGTGGAGATAAAGGATATAGTATATTTATTAAATCTCAAGATAATATTGAATCTTTTATAGACGATAGTAATTTTAATATATTGTCTAAAATTGTTTTAGAAATAATGTATTATGATGAACCTAAAAAAGAAATCAAGCAAAAGATTGAAGGTTCGGCTGAAGATATAGCATTATTTGAAAAGTATGAAAAAGAATACAAAGAAAAACAAATAAAAAGAAATGCTATATATTTTGAAGAAATAGTAAGACAAGTAATACATACGAGAAAAACTACGTATGAAGAAATAAAAAAATGGACTGCTTGGCAATTACAAGACACTTATAAATCAATGAAAGCAATGGAAGATTGCGAATTGGCTTGGAAACTTGCTATTGCAGGAGCATATAAAGGTAAAGAAATTCCTCCTTGGTATATGGGTACAAGACTAATGAGGGATGAATAAATAATTAATAAAATGGAGGTAATGTGAAATGGCACAAGAAACTTTATTCGTAATAGAAGGTGCTATGCAAGGGAAACTTCATCCAAACGGTGAAACTGGAACAGATAAAGACGTAGCATTAGATTATGTAAATGCATTTAATTTAGGTCAATCAGAAGATACTTTAAATGCTAGAGCTGATGGTAAAAATAAAATAACATTAAAAGCAAATAAAGCTATGACTTTCACAGCAGAAATGGAAGTTATGAATTTCGATATGTTCTTAGTTACTTTAGGAGCTACAAAAGATGCAGAAGGTAAAATACATATAGGTGATTCTCCATCTACTACTTATACTTATACAGGAAAAATGAAATTAAAATTCCCAGACGGTACAAGAAAAATATTAAATGCAACAATACCTAACTGTACTCCACAAATAACTGAAGATTTTGGTACAAGTTCATTAGATTTACAAACTTATTCTGTAACTTTTGATGTAGGTACTGATGACAAAGGCGATTTTATGACATTTGAAGAAGATAAAACAAGTGTGTAAAAATAATTAATAAATTTTAACTTATGGGGGCAGAAATGTCCCCATATTTTTTTATATACTTTTGTAAGAGTATTTGGATTAATGGTTTTACGAAAGTATATAAATTATATGGGGGCAATAAACACCTCCAATAAAATATACAAAAGGAGGATAATTAAATGGGCGATAAAGTGAAAGTCAGAGAAGGGAATGATGGTTACTCTTATCCATACACTTCCCCAGATTTAGTTATAGATAAAAACGGAAAATCAAATACAAAGAAATTTAAAGAAATTGATTCGCAATTTAAAGATATTGCGAATAAAAAAATATATATAACTCCAGAAGATTTTGGTGCAAAAGGTGATGGAATAACAGATGATACAGTAGCATTACAAAATGCTATCAATGAAGCTCAGTCCCAAAATATACCAATAAGAAGTAAGCATAAAACTTATTTAATTTCAGCTTCTATTACTATAACAAATAAAATTGATTTAGATTTTTCTAATTCAATTTTAACCTCTAACACTAATATAAATAACATTATAGATGTAGCATCAGGGCAAAATCATTATAGTCAAATAAAAAACCTAACAATAGACTGTAATAATATAGAAAATTTAAACGGATTTAATATTAGTCATGCCGAAAAATTAGAAATAAATCATTTGATAGTAAAAAATTGTACTAAATCATGTTATAAAATAGATAGTGGATATGAAGTTTTTATGTCTAATTCCCATTTGAATGGTGTTGGAGAAAATTCTATAGGATTAAATATAAATACAAGTGATTGCAATTATACAGATATCATATTAATAGATTGTTTTACAGGTATATTTTCTAACAATACAAATAATTATTATACTAGAATACATGGATGGATAAAGGAGAATACACTGTTAAATTCAACTTTTATAAATATAAACAATGGGAATATATTTATAAAAGATTGTTATTCGGATACTTATTATAAAACTATGTATGTAAACAACCCCGCAAATATAGTGATTAATGGTCTAAATGTATATTATTTTGATTCAGACAAAGTTAATAATGAATACAAAATAAATAACCCATATGTTTTTTATTTTAATGAAACCACTTGTAATTCCTCCAATAGTGAATTTATAACATTAAATAATTCGATTATAAAGGGGTCAGATAATTTTAATCTTAATTTATCCAATTTGGACGAATTAAGATGTAAAGGTTTTTATAACAATATATATGCAAAATGTAAGAACATAAAATTTTATAAAAAAGGAAATTTATCTATAGATGATATTTCTAATATAAAAGCACTTGATGAAAAAATTATTAATATGGATAATAAAATTAAAATTAATATAGTATTACAAATTACATTGGATAATATAATTCATGACCAAAATATTACATTAGGAGTTTTACCTAGTGGATTTAGACCAATTGAAAGTATATATACCTATGCTATTTTAAGTAAGAATAGATATAAATTTACTGAAGCATATCCATTATATGTTTATATAAGTTCTTCTGGAAGTATACTTGTAAATATTCCTTCTAATATTACTGGTACAGGATATGTATTCTTAGATTTTTCTTTTTAGTACGCAATTTAAAAATATTGTGTACTTAGTATCGAAATGAAATTGTAAGAGTGGTGTTAATTTACCACTCTTTTTATATAAAAATTAATAAAGGAGGATGATTAAATGATTAATATAGATAAAGATTATTTAATTACCGTAGATTTAAAAAATACAAAAGTTAAATCCGACAAAACTATATTTTTCTATAACACAGATTTAAATATTTGTAATATTTTTATAAAATTAATTTGTACTGATGAAGATAAAACCATACCAGATGATTTAATCGTTGAATTTGCAGTATTAAAACCAGAAACAGATGAATTTAAACCTTTAGACGCAACATTAATATCTAAAGAAGATTTATTGTATCAAGTTGATTTAACTACAGATTATTTTGATATAGTTGGTAAATATTCATGTGAAATAAGAGTTTCGGGAACAATAGAAAATGAATTAAAATGTTTTACATCTGAAGAATTTGATTATGTAGTTAAACCTAATATAACTGCTAAATTAAATAAAAAAATAAAAAATGATAAAAATCTTCCTATATTAGAAAAATTAATAAAAGATGTTAAAGAAATAACCGACGGAATAAATACAAATGAAATTCAGATGAAACGAGATGAAAATTTAGTTGGTGATAACAAAACTATAGTAGGTGCGATAAATCAGTTAAGAGAAGATGTTAATTCTGGAATCGGTGGAGGAACTGTAGAATTAAAAGATTATCAAAAGAAAAATGATGAATTTTTAAATACCGATGAAAAAACAATTACTGGTGGGATAAATGAAGTAAATAATAAAATAAAGAAAGTACAAGAAAGTCAAATTGAACTTGATAAAGACGATGTTTCATTTAATGGTGTAGATGATATTTCACATGATGAATTAAATACTACAAATAAAACTATAATTGGTGCTATAAATGAAGTTGATTCGCAATTTAAAGATATTGCGAACAACCAACCAACTGATTTGTCATTAGATAGTGCTACTAATTTACTTCAACTTGTAAATTCAAAGGGTAGTAAATTAGGCAACGGAATAACACTTCCTATATCAAGTGGTGGGGGTACAAG